CAATTTGAAACTTTTTCTTCTTAAGAGACTTTTTATTACCATTTTTATATTCCATTACTGCTCATCATATACTTTTTTTCCTACTTTTCATACATTACTCTACTTTTTTACTACTACTACTTTTTTTAAGTTTTAAAATATTTGGTATCTATTTAATTTTATCTGAATTACTCAAAGTAAGTATGAAGTGGAGACTTAGGAATTTCTGACCAATTACACATATTAGTATTATTATCCCTGCAACAATAACTATTGCGGCGATCACACGTATTCTTCTCAGAAGGGTTCTTAATAGTTAGCTTCTCAACTTTGTCAAGCATAGTAAGGCCACATTCAATAAGCTCAAGAAAGTGTTCACGGTAATATACATCATTTAGTTTTGAGGCATCCACAATTACACGTGGCATTGCAGGCAAAGAGAATTGAATTTTCTGGTAACCATCCTCATCTAGACTAAGGTTCTTAAGAAGCAAATACACATAATCGCAAACATTATCGCGGGTCATTTGATATGCCTTGTGCTTAAGAGGATCGCCATTGTCTTTGAATGTAACCTCAAACACACTATCATCTAGATTCTTTACAATATGCACAAGATCATCAAGGGTAGTGGTGGTGGAATCCTTAACCAGGTGAATACGGATAAAAGTATCAGAGTAAGCCATTATAACAGTATGCTAACATATACTGCTGTGATGGAATCAATTTTTATAACACTATTTATTGTCTGAATGAGAATCTACTATTATCTTTTATCTCCTGAACCTCTTGGGTCACTTTTTTCAAAACATCAGGTAAAGTCCTTAGTGAATCAAGTCTTAATGGTTGAATTCTATTTTTAAAAACTAGTTCATCTAAACTGGGACGAACAGGAATAAATGTCTTTGCGCGGATTTCTGCTTTAAATGAATTGTATGCCGATGGCGGATCTTGAGGAACATTCCTAGAATTCCTATCAAGCCTTGAAGCATAATTTACATTATAAGCCCCTGCAGTATTTGCAGATGCTGTCTGAACTGCTAGTTTTTGTGGAGTAACTAAATTATGTGCAGTTCTATTTAATAGATACATTTCACTTCTTAATTTCTCAGTTACCTCTTTTGCCCTTGCTGTTGCTGCATTGATTGCCCAAAGTTTCTCCTGAATACTAGAAATATCTGTAATTGTTGAAGTAATACTATAAGCATTATTTAGTAGAAGCAATATTGAATTTGCATCTGCTGCAGAGTTTATAGTTTTTAATTCTTTTTGAATAATATATGCTAGGTTTCCAAGTATTGTATTTGAAGCCCGTTTTGATATTGCCACTCCAGAGTGGGCAGACGTATTATTAGTTACTTTTGTAACTGTTGATAACATTGTTGTAATAAATGATAAAGATTCTAATGCACTAGTTAGAATAATTGGTTCTGGTGTTATAGTATTTGTATATGCAGTATTAAGATCTATTATAGAATTTGACACAAATCTAGCATTACTGGCCGAAATATCCGCATTAGTTGCTAATATTCTTGCTTGAACTGGAGAAATTGCTGCTGCTGCTGCTGCGGCTGCAACTACTGCAGCTTCTGCTGCTATAGCCGCATCGGTTGTGGTAGTTGCTGCTGCTACCACTAACGCTCCAGCAGCCCTTGCATTTGCCGCCGCCGCTGCTGCTGCTGCTTCTACACCATCTGTTGCAATAGTATATGCCGAATATGGATTATTATTAGGTATTGCAATTATTTGCCTGTAACCAATCATTGTTGATGCGGCCTTTATAAGATTATTTTGAACTGCGTCTCTAAAAAACATATTTAAATCATTTGATCGTGCAATAGAATCAAGGGTGTTAGCGTAGTTTGTTACTGAAGTAATTGTTGGAGTAATATCACCTGAACCTCCATTTATCTTTGAAATAAGAAAATTTAAAAATGTAACAGCTTTAGATGCAACTTGTATTGCACATGTAAGGGTAATACTTGGAATATGTTGTGTGACAAGTGTTTCTTTGCCTGATATTTCTGACAATGGAAATGATATAGCTTGAGCAACGGTTCTTGAGAATGTATTAATTGCTGCAAGTAGTTTTAAATTCGCGGTAACGGATGAAGACTTCACTATTGCATTATTTATAAGGCTTTGCGTATTTGTTATATATGCCTGAACATTTCCAGAAGCATCATTTACTCCATCTTGAGCCCTATCCTCAAAACGCCCAACCATTGTTGATATTGTAGAAGGAACTTCCATATGTAATGGATTTATATATGGATACGTATTTCCTAATTGCATTACTGTGCTAAGTGTGCTTATTCTATCAAGCCGAATCTGCGATGCCTCTGTAGTTAGAAATGCAGAATAAGATGCATCTCTACATGCCTTTTCAATTGCATATGCGTTTGTATATTCTGTATTAACAAGAGTTGCTATATTTTGATTAGCATAATTTATCTCATTTGCCCCATTAATATAGACAGTTGCGGCAGAAACTGTTGTGGCTGATGTTGGTAGAAGGGTTCCAGAGTTCTCTAGTTCTATATTTCGTATAGCATAATTTGCATCTTGCCTTGAAGTTATATCTGCTTGATTTGCAGTAAAGCGTAACTGTGCATTTATTAACTCTTGGGAATCATTATAATATGGACCCAGTTGTGCCAATAATCCTGTAGGATATGTATTTGTTATATCTAGAGATACTGCACTACCAACTTGATTTCCTGCAAATGAGGTATTCATCTATCTTACAATTATAAAATATAATTGTGAGCTATAAGAATAAATATGTCGGAAGCTAGTATTACATTAATATGCAAACATCATACCAGCACGTCCTCCATAAATGCGCAAAATATTATATGTCTCTGCATAACAAAAAACATTATATCTATCTACAACATTATCGGTTATACTTCCAGTTTTACCATGGAAACCAAGTGATATTTGTAATCTAAGAATCTTATCTAAATTTGCTTCACCCATTGGCATAGAAAAGGGGGTCAAACCATTTTGTAATCCAAATGGAATATTATAGAAATATCTATTTAACCATGGTGCTTTTCTTTGTTCAATTGACGGAAAAAAAGAACGAAAGAGTGATACATTTTCAGTGCTGTATCGTGTAAGAGTTTCTGAATATTCTAAAGAAAGCCACCTCAATGGCTCAGAGAATCTAGTTGAAAATCCTGGACGTAAGGTTCCATAGAATCTCTCATCTAACCCAGTAGCATCTGGCCACCAGGGTGCAAATGGTGTTATAGAATTACTTAGATCTCTAGTTGCAAGAAATGGTGCATTATATCCTGGTCCCTCATATTTCTGACAGTAAAAGAATATATCTCGTGTAGGATTTGGAATAACAAGTGGTATCCTAGTATAAGGTGTATTCTGAGTATCAACCGGGTCAAAAGTGTAATGTTGAACTACTGGAACCTGAATATCTGCTATACGAAATCTATTTGCCTCTGCCTTATCTAAGTAAATATATTCAACTAATAAGTATGCATCTGTCATAGATAGTTGAGATGGCATATTTACCGATGATGGGTATGCAGAAACTGTCTGACCAGGTGCCCTTACTGGCTCTAATCCTGGTATTGCGCTGCCAGATATATCTGAATAGTAAAATTTTGAATTTAACATCGGCCATAGAGAGCCTCCTGCAGCATTCGTTTGAATTAGCTTACCATTTACATCTACCTGTCTTGACTGTGTATAGAATAGGTTAGTTATAGGATTAAAGTTAAGAGTAATACGAACCTCATCTATATTTAATGCATCAATAGGCAAGAAACATCCTGGATCACCTCTAGAGAACCAAAAAGGTAGATTAACAACCACCTGTTCGGAAGTAGTAGTATTGCCAAAGGAAGTATCTGTAAATCCATTATCTTTTCTTAAAAGCTGCCTACTAGATTCTACTGTCTTTTCTAATGGGGTCTGAAATTCATCCAGAATTTCCATAAGTTGTCCTGGAATTGTATCTGAGAGAACCCCACCTATATGTAGCTGAGCTTGATTGACTAAATTATGCCCAAGGGAATTAGTCCAACCAAAATGAGGTCCAACAAATGTGGGGGTCTGACCATTTATCTTTGTTGTTTGGGCTAATGTCTGAGGTGTCTTAATATCTGGCATCTGAACAACTAAGAATACTCTGGCGATAATCTCACCCTGCACAGGAAGGCGTGCTAGAGCAATCTTACCAAAATCTGGCTTTGTATCAAAGTCTATTCTTGCCCATGCTGTTCCAAATCTACCTGCCTTTACTATAACTGTTACTAAAGAATCAATACTTGGTTGCCCCTTCGGAGGCTGTAATCTTTCATCTTGCATTCCTGTAGATATGATTTTTAGTAAGCTCGCAACCATCTATTTCTCTTTGCCTATTTTGTTTATGTATTATTTACGGTATAAATGTCTATTAGTGTAGTTATTTCAAAATAAGTGAACATTCTTCATAGTTATTATAGGTTTTTTCCATACATTGCTTAAATTCTGTTATTTTATCTATTACAGGCTGCAGAGGCTGAAGAGGCTGTAGAGGCTGTAGAGGCTGTAGAGGCTGTAGAGGCTGAAGAGGCTGTAAATAGGGCGCTGGTTTACTATCAAAGATATTATGAGCAATTGAGCTTCCTATACCAAATCCAAACCCCTGTTTCATACTACTAAACAAACTTGGATGTTCATTAATAGCTAGCTTATTCTGCAGAATAGGTTTATGTGTATCAGGTTTGTTTGTTGATCTTGGCATATATACTATTATCATATTATTTTTAAGCGCCAGTTTGTAATATTCGACGTTCTAAAAATTAAAGCCAATTACAAGAACATATTTATGCACAGATTACTCGATGTCGCTATTAATCAATAAAGACCTTGTTACATATTCCATTGCCAAAGCGAACCCATTGAAAGGCATATACAAATACATGCACCTCCCACTCTGTATCAGATGACCCTGCTGGGGGCTTAACATTTAAGGTGAGTCTTAATGAATTCAGACGACTTGCATTTATTGTTCCAGTTGGGTCATGTTCTCCTGGATTTTTTGCAAAAGAATATCCATAGAGAAATGCGTCATATGAGGTCTTACCGGATTTATGAGCCCTTGCAATCTGAGATCTAAACCATGATTCATCCTGTTGAATAATATCCTGTCCGTTTGCCTGAATCTTTGCCGAAAGTAAAAGAGGCTCTAGAGGTGCAAACGTTGGGTGATAATCTTTTTCTAGTGTTGCACTATAATTAGTCCAGTCGTTATTCAATGTGACTGCTGCTTTACGCCTTAAGAACCAGACAATTTCTTCAACGGGGCCATTTGCTTCTAGCGGTAGTTGCACAGTTATCATGTCATTGCCAGACTTATTCACAAGATATTTTAGAGGCTCTGTAAAATCAAACTGCTGAATCTCACGAAAAGGCCGTTCAAATGGATCACGTAGTAACATCTCACGGTAAGGTCCATCAACAAAGATACCCTGGGTTAGAAGCTGAATATTTTTTAATTGAGGTTCATCTGCATATGCAGAAACCTGTGTTAATTTGTTAAATGATAAGGTATTATTAATTACTTGAAACGTCTTTCCAGTAGGCGTATCATCACAAGTCATCCTTGACCCTGATAAGACTCTAACAATCTGACTAAATTTCTTAAGAGTAACTCTGATCCGTATAGTGCCAGCACGGCATGATATTAATGGAAATGTTGCAGTTAGCTTCTCTCTTAGCATAGAAAACATAAGTGGAACTGTTACCCAACCTTCCTCAGTAAAAAAAGGATTTAGGCCATTTGCATTTTTAATATCATCTAATGACTTGAATCCAAGGGTATCTGCTAGGCCAAATTGACAATTCAAGTCAGGAAAAAGTAATGAACTTACATGAACAGAATCTCCAGTTATGCGTTCTAAAACTTGGTCATCTACTTCTAGTGTGGCCTCTTCTAGAATAGATGATCCTACAGAATTACAATATGTCCATAATTCTAGAGGCGTATAGGGAACTAATACCCCATTAATTAATTTATTTCTAGTTATACCAGTTAACCAATCTCCAAGTTGCAGTTGAATAAATAATCCACTAATCAAATCACCACAATTCATATCCCCCAATTCAAATGTAAATGTCTGACCAAATGTAGCAGGACCTTTAAATGTAAATTCTCTCATAACAGTTGATAGAGGTATTGTCCGTAGACCCTCGTCGCGAGTAAAGCGTGTAATATTTGCATTTAATGGAAAAAGAGTATTATCCTGAATATCACGTGATACTAAATCTAAAAGAGTAGTTGCAGAACCTTTCGGTTGTTTTGTTCCATATCCGTCCTTATGATTGATATCCATCTATCTATAACGCAATGTCCTATTTTTATTTGGTTCCCGTGCTTCCAAATCCACCTGAGCCACGCACGGTCTCAGGAAGAGAATCTACGTAAGCAACCTCACTAATATAGCCAAGTGCCGGTGCAATAACCTGAAATAGTCTGGTACCAGCAGTAACGCTCGTTAAATTAGAACCTACTGAAATCATAGGAGCCATTAGCTCACCGCGATAAGTCTTATCAATTATTCCACGTCCATTTGCCATAATAAAACCAGTCTTATAAATGGATGAACGAGGCTCTAGAGTAAAGTGACAGTCTTCTAGAATAGTAACCTCATCATCCATCTTAGAATACTGAACCATACGCGCCTTTACTCCTAAAGGAGTTAAAGTGGCTACTTGTGTAGGGTCTCTACTCACCACCACCTTCAAATCATATCCTGCATTATCAGGAGAAGGATGCTCAACCGTGCCTACAGGAGGATAAAAGGGCTTACCCTGCTCAGTTACCAGAAGTTCAAGACGATATGTTGCCATACATTAATCACATAAGTGATCACACTCAAATTTTTTAGTGTGCTTGGTTATTGTGTCATAAAATTGACAAAATGACTGCCTTATAATTAAGCATGGTAAGTATGATTGATGCAGATAAGTATTCGGATGCATACCCGTGGTTCATGAGGCGCAATGCTTCACCTATGCAAACTATAGAAGATGGTGCTATTATGAATATTCTCTTAACATTCTTATATTTTGGCTCTTATAGCTTAGAACTATATGTATTGTGTATTGGTACATTTATTACAATTCTAATAAACTCAATATATATGTTTTCATTAATTAGTGAGATTAATTATGAAAAGGATGTAGATGAGGATGCAATTGATGCAATAGATGAACTTTCACTGAAACAACGTGAGCATGGTGCCATGAAGTGTAGGTGCCTTACTGAAGAGGAAGAGGAGAAATTTTACATTCAACTTAATAAGGTAGTTGAAGATACTCATAGAAGAAACCAAATGAGAGCTGAATCTATTACAAGGACACCTACGTCAAGCAGTCTAGCTCAACAAGATGAAGATGATATGTATGCTGATATGCCACCATTGGTAGATATAGCAAGTATGAATCAGAATATTTTAAGACGACGAAATGTTGCTAGTATATTTGAACATAATAATATGCTAGAATCATATGATGATATGCCTGCACTTACCCCAGATGTGCCTGAGTTACGAGGCGTGTCTCACTTACCAGTCGTTAGAGAGATACTAGAATATTCTGAATCACACAAATTACATTCTACAATGGAGGATGTTGATTAATTATAATTAGCTAGTTACCAAACATTAAAGCACCCCTTTGATCTTCTATATTATAAATACCCCAACCAATTGTTACCGACCTCATGGTAACTCTTTTTTGACCCAGACGTGTAGGAAGAGTATCTGTAATATCCATCCATAGTGTCGGTTTATCTGCACTAGTAAAATTTACAGTTCCAGATGGCTTTCTCATTTCTGGAGCTTTAGAACCATATTGGGGACCAACGGTAAAAGAAATCCATGAAATTGGTATTCCAGGTGTTTTCTCCGCTTTAGTCCATGGTGATATTCGTTCCCATAAATTGTTGTCCCACGATTTTTCACGTTCCTTAGCAGCAATTAACAGCTGCATGGTATTGTAATATTCACCTGAGCCCAATGGGTTCTTCAGATTCCATAATTGATTTCTCTCAATGTTATATTCAGATTGAAAGAATATAAGAAGACTCTCAGCTGGATGTCGTCCATCTATACGTTTCGTTACATATGATGCACCTCCATTTCCAACAGCAACATAGTCAGATGGATCCAGACTCAACTTATTTTCAAATGGTCTTAAGAAGGGTATCTGAAAACTATTTTTCTTTAATAAAGCTTGTAAGTCCTGTCTAACATACCGCTGTGTCGTCTCAAGTGTAACTAAGGGTTTTCCAATCTGTTCTCTTGTTAAAGCTTGAAATCCTGTCTGATTACCACTTACATCAGTGAGGTTTAAATCAGATCTAGACCATGGTGCTGGCTTTGCGAGCTGCGACGATGACTCCACTAAATCTTCTAATCTCCTGAGCTTACATCGTATCCTGAATTTCTGACCGGGAAGAGAGACAAATGGAAACCCACCCTCATCTGGATGAGCACATCCAATAAGAGGAAGACGTAATGTAAGTTTCTTTGGATTTGCATTTCTCTGAATATCTAATGCTGAGCCTGAATGGCATCCCATTTCCTTTAGTGCGAGGGCTTCTTGGCTCAAGGAACTCTGAAGATGATACCATGCATACAAGAAATCGCCACTGAATTCCTGAAGTAAAAGTTGGTCCTGGTAGAATTGTATCTGTTCAAATAAAAATGCACCTATACCTTGAGTATATCCATAGGTCTGATTAGATGTATCTGAAATTATGTTTTTATAGTTTAATGCAGCTATGCTAGGTGGGAGCCATGTGGGTAATTCAACAACAAGTGCCGCTGCTATGAGAATATCTCCAAATATTTCCATTTCCCATTCAACAGTGCGACCGAAATCAATCATATTAAGAGGCTGTGTTTGCCTAGTCTCATCAATGGTAGCTGGCCAAGTTTTCATAGTATAAGAAAAAGGAACGTGTGCTGATTTATCATTACTCATAAAATAGACATCTTTATTTCCTCTAGCCACTAATTCTATTAATGACCCCTCTGCAGAGGTTGCTGGTCTATCCATCTATCTATGTGACCACATGTATTTTAGACTAGTGATTAACGCAAAAAATTGAACTGTAAGTCATTTTTTTAACGCTATACAATGCTGCTTGATTTAAATTCTGCATATCTTCTCAGAAATGAGAAGAGAAGAGAAAAGAGAGCCGTTAATGGAGCATGGGATTGGACTGCACAAGATAATCTTGCTTCATGTTTAGCACTTGGATTTGAAAGCTGGGCTTCTATGCTTGATCAGGGATTTAAAAGTCCAGATGAGTATATTAGTTTCCTAGAAGGAAATGTGTCACCGCCTGGTCCATGGCAACTATGCACAATAATTGCTAAGAAATATGGCCATCGTGATCCAGTAGCATACTGCCGTGGGTCTTATGAACATGGAACATATAAGGGGTTTATGCCATGTCCAATTGTATTACAGAAGTCAAAAGAACAACTAAAAAAGATAAGTGATTCTCTAGAAAATGAGATGAAGAGATTCCAGGAAACTGGTGAGGTAACACTTGGATTCAAGGATGATATCTTATATGCAAGGGTTACGGAAGTTGAATGTAAACTCAATGAATTCGTAGTTCAGCGGGCAGAAAATAATGCACTTAAGGATAAAATTCTAGTTCTAGAGAAATTTGTAAATAACCACAAGAATAGCACACGTGCTCTAGAAAATCTTCTTAATACACTGATTAAGCAAACAAGGTTACCCGTAGTTGATGAGGCTAGTCAATGTGATGAGGATGCAGATGATGTAGAAGATACAGAGGATACCGAGGATACAGAAGGGGGGAACTCAGAAAAAATAGATGAGATAGAAACTTACGATGATTCACTTAATGCCTTCTTCCTTCTTAGTGCCCTGGCTATTCTAATAGTATCCCTGCTGTATTCTATGCATAAAGACTATAATAGGTCATCTAATCAAGAACTTCTAGATAACCGTGCAGCATTTGGAACTAAGCTGTTAATCTAAGAAGTATTGAGTTTATAACAGTATTTGTCTCAGACTTAGAAAGACTTCTTGGACCAACTGTATTTGATGGAAAGGTATGGTTATTTATCTGTTCCTTAATATGAGCTAGCCTAGGCAGATATTCCCCATCAAATGACAAGAAGTAATGAGACTGCGGACTTTTTTCAATAGTATCTTTAAGATAGCATGTTCCTGCATTGACACCTACCCGTCTGAAAGCCATATGATATATCTCAGTAGACTTAACATACTTGAATCCAAATGGCTCAACCTTTTCATCTAGCTCTCTATTTTCATCCATTTTTACCCAAATCTGAAAGACACATGGGACATCATATGACACCTTATTTACCTCAAATGAGTCTTTAGGGAGTTCCTTTTCATGAATACAATGAAATTTAAGAGGAAATGCACTGTTCATACTTGGTTTCATAAATGATCTTGGTAATATGAATGCAATTACTTTAGCATTATTTGTGACAGCATGTTTGATGAAAGATTTCGCTAATGAGCCCTGGCTACCAAAGGGTGGATTTCCAAAATACACCTTTTCTCCATCAGTAATTGATAACCATTTTAAGAAATCAAGTTTCTGAATATTTGGTGCCCTTGGATCTATATCCATACCAATAGATTGAATCGTTCTCGGTATAAGATTAAGAAATGACCCATTTCCTGCAGATGGCTCTATCCACATATATTTCGATGCTTCTGGATATTTTGAAAGAATGGAATCTATACATTCCTTTGCTATAGATGTCTTAGTATAGAATTGGTCCTTGGTATTTTGTCGGAATTTGCCTGTATCTTGTTTTTGTTCAGTCATTACTATTATATGCTGGAAAAAACAATCAAATTTAATATAGCTTTTTATTTAGAGTAATTCGCTGTTAGGTGTATAAAAAATGAATTATCTATAATAATTATACTTATCACATGCCCCTAATTATTGTAGAATCTCCTGCGAAATGTTCTAAGATTCAAGGATTCTTAGGTCTTGGTTACAAAGTCATTGCATCAATGGGTCATATTCGTGGTCTCGTTCCTGATCTAGATTCTGTGGGACTAACCAAGAACTTTGAACCAACATATGAATTCTCCAAGGAGAAATCTAAAGCAATTGCTCAACTGCGCGCATGTGCAAAGGAAGCAGATTCAATTATTCTCTGTGCAGACGATGACCGTGAAGGAGAAGCTATCGCCTATAGTGTTGCAGTTCTCCTGAAACTAAATCCTCTAACTAATCCCAGGGCAGTCTTTCGTGAGATTACAAAGAATGCGGTCTGCAATGCAATTCAACGACCCAGGACAATTGATATGAATCGTGTAAATTCTCAACAGGCGCGTGCTATGCTGGATATGATGGTTGGTTTTACTATTTCACCCTTACTCTGGAAGCATGTGGGTGGAGGAACCGCCTTATCAGCTGGACGTTGCCAGACACCAGCGCTTCGCTTAGTCTGTGAGCGGGAACAATCAATTGAATCATTTAAATCTGAGTCATCGTGGCCTCTCTCTGGAACATTTACGGTTTCAGGTCAAATTACCGGTAAAAATTCTCATTGGCCTGGAACTATGATTGAGTCACTTGGAGATGAAGAATCTGCTCTAAACTACCTAGAAAATCACCATACGGACCCTAAGGGAAAAGTGAGGTCAGCCACAACTAAACCATGGACAGAGTCACCTCCACAAGCCCTCATGACTAGCACTCTACAACAGCAATCTAGTAACTTATATAACTGTAATCCAAAGAGGACAATGCAAATTGCCCAGAAATTATATGAGGCAGGTCATATTACTTATATGAGAACAGACCAGACAAATCTAGGTGAAGAAGCTATTCAATTAGCTAAAAGAACAGTGGAAGCCAGGTGGGGGAAACAATATATGGGTGAACTTAAGGCAAAGGTGCAAGCACCGCAAAAAGCTAAGGCTGCTTCTGCTAGTGCCTCTGGACAGCCGGCTACACCTGCTGCACAAGAAGCCCACGAGGCCATCAGGCCAACACATTTTGAGAATAGTCAATTACCTGAATCTGAAGACTGGTCTCATCAAGACAAGAAAATCTACCATCTTATCTGGCTAAGAGCAATTCAATCAATCATGGCTCAGGCCAAGGGAGAAGGGCGGACAATTGTCTTTGATCTAGAAGGCGATGATTCTGAACTACCTTGGGAAGCAAAGTGGAAGCGCACCCTCTTTCAAGGATGGAAGATTGCTGATGAGAAGGAAACTGAGATAATGCTTGCTGAAGATAAAGAATCCAGTGAACCTGAGGAATCAGCAGAGGCATCATGGAAACTTGCAGAAGGAATTAAGGATGGAGATGGTATAATATGGAAAACCTTGAAGGCAAAGCCCCAGGAATCCAAGCCCCAGGGACGATTTACCGAAGCCACTCTGGTGCGTGAGCTTGAAAAGAAGGGTATTGGTAGGCCATCAACGTTTGCATCCCTGATTTCCACCATTGTAGATAAGGCCTATATTGAAATTAAGGATATCCCTCAGAAAATTCAGCAATCTAAGACATATAGCTTGAACACATTGAATCAATGGCCTGCTACGGTAGAGGCATTCCAAATAAAAAAAGGTGGCGAGAAGGCTCGTATTGCACCAACCCCACTAGGGCTAACTATTCTTGATTTCACCTTGAAAAACTTCCCAGATCTATTTGCCTTTGATTTCACTGCTGCTATGGAGAATAAGTTAGATAAGATAGCAGAAGGCTCTGAGCCATGGAAGAAGGTCCTAGAAGATACATGGAAGTCATATAAGGATCGATATGAGACCCTGAAATCTAAAAGCGGGGGAACACAAGTAAATGCCAAGCGCAAGGAATTTAGCGATGGTCTAGTTGCAATTATGACAGGTAAGGGCCCCCTTCTTCTAAAGGAAGACCCTGTTGGTGATAAAGATAAGACTATATTCTATGGCTGGCCTCCTGGTAAACAATTACAAACGATTACTGAAGAGGAAGCCAAGAGCTTCATTGAAGAGAAAGGGCGACAGATGGCAGGGGATTCTATAGGTGAATATAATGGCCATCAGATTCTAAGAAAGAAAGGTCCATATGGACTCTATGCAGAATATAATGGAGTCAGGGTGAATTGTTTAGCAGATACTTCTCTAGAAGATATATTAGTGAAACTTCAGGCAAAACAGGAGAGTCCTGCTCGTGCCCTGGGACCATTCCAGATTCGCACTGGACAATATGGACCTTATCTGATGAAAACAGGCGCAACAGGAGCAAATAAAAAACCAGTCTGTGTCTCTATTCCAAAAGGCACCGACCTTGATACATTAACAGCTCAGCAAGCAGGGGAAATCTTTGAGGCAGGACTGAAAGCCAAAGCTGCAGGGGGATTTAGGAAGTTTAAAAAGAAGGGATAAATAATTAACGCCGAGCTGCGAAAGGGTTTCTGTTAAGTGCACGCCTACGCCAAATAATTCTATTATACAAATCACGGACATCATTTACAAACTTACTTATCATAGGCGTATGGTTAGGAATGATGAAATGCTCCTTCTTTCCATGTTGTTTAGTGTAACCATATAAGTGAACTAGATTACCAAGCACTTCAGTCTCAATTGACTCTATTTCCTTCTTATTAATTCCACTTACATAAGAGCAATGATGAAGTGGTGATTGCCCATAACGAGCATTCACATACCTTTGTCCATGTCGTCTACCACCAAATATTCCAGCCTTTATAGATATTTTTCCTGGAAGCCGAAGGGAGTGATTTTCAAATGCAGGAGTGGTAACATAATACGATGACATATTTAATAGGTAACAAACCTGTTTTTTAAAACAAATTCAATTTTTTCAGTAAGTATATCAGTTATTAGGGATTAAATTGATGATTAAAAATTGAATTATTTTTTACTAAATACAAACTGTATAAAATGTTTAGAATTACTTGGTATTCTCTAACTACAGGGGCAAGTGGCCATGGGGAGAAATTTACTAAGACAGAACAAGAGGCAAGGGAAATAGCAGATAAACTTAATAAAAAAATTCCATATATTAAGCATACCATAGAAAAAGAGTCCCTTACTCTTGATTTAAAGGGTCATAGATGTTCGTATGGTGATCTAACATTTGTTGCACATGCATCACCTAGTCCCAGTCCAGCTGCAACACCTATTACAATGTCTTCTCAAGAGCCTTCGGTTTCTTAGCAGCCTTCTTTGGTGCTTTCGGCGAAGGAACCGTCCCTCCTGCCGCAATGATTGCAGAATCTTTCTGCTGCTTTAGTAACTTTCTCTTACGACACCAAGCCCCGAACTCACCCGTTCCATGAGGAGGCATTGGTCCAATATCTGATTCCTGGATTGGCAACTTTTTTTCTAGTTGTTTTGCTGCATTCATAGCGAGTCTTATAGTCCAGTCATCATCTCCACGCAGGGTGCCTTCCATACAAGCCTTAGTTACTGCACAACGAGCCCAGAACTCATCATATTCTATTTTTTCTTGAGCTAATTCATCATAATACCACTTGATATCAGATTGAGGTATTTGCATCTTATGTAGAATATAATACTCACGAATAGATTCAAATGCCTCCATTGCTTTAGTTAATGGAATATCAGATCGTGGTAAAGGAGGAATCTGGAACTTAGAAACTTTTATGAGCCTACGAACAACTGGTTGAGATATCGGCAAGGCGGCAGCGGTAGGAGTAGGCAGGGGCGCAGGGTTCTTTAGCTTAATAACTCTTCTTGCGAGCATTATTATAGATGTTAAGCAATATGAAAAATTAAATGTCAATTTTTGTTACCTAAATATTATCTATATATAATATATAAGATGGATACACTTCTTGAAAATATTAGAATACTAGAAGCATTACTAGAAACAAATATTTCTGCAAAGGATGACTTAGAAATACGAGCAGAGATAAAAATATTAGAAAATGAATATAATAAACTCCAGAAACAAAATACTTGAGTAATTAGTATTAATCAAGTAAAAAATATAATCCAGACATAAATAATTGTTTTACATAGTTGCAGCTACAAGTGCCTTCTGGTCAGTATTGTGAAGCCAGCCTCGCAGCTCAGGCTCAGAGTAATGCAGCTGCTTAGAAGCAAAGGTGACCCAGCGACTAGTTGCCTTAGAACGACGCTCTGCAATAGGAATGGAAGGATTCTCATCAGTTACCTCGGAAAGAAATGCATGATACCAGGTTGCCCAAAGTGTCATGCACTTAGAATAAGAAGGACCAGAACTAGTGGTAGCGCTTAGAGCAAGAGACGAATTGCGCAAGTTAACTAGTGCGCGTGCAGCAGAATCAAGTGTAAAAGGCTTAATACTAGAATTCTGACTACGAGTAGAAACCATAGTGATATGCTTTATCAATCTAAATGACTACATTCAATTTTTGAAGGTAGTTTGGGAAATATTGAATGATCTTTTCCTAATATTAGTTCAATCCAATAAACAACAGTAGAATAACACGTTACGCGTATAAGATTTTCACCATTTGCTATTTTAGCTTCTAAACCATTAAACATTAAATGACACTTGGATAATTCCTTATTTGGCAAACATGCCTTGTGTGCTTCTCTGAGACTTGTATAATACATGTATTCTATTGAACTAGACGTAATATCTTGTTTAATAACACGGTATTGAGGTAACATATATATTTTAAGAAGACAAAGTTTAGACCAGTGCTTACCGGTTAAAATTGATCACTACTGCAAGGTAAAGGGTAAGCACATACAATAATGCCAATATCAGAAAAAGATATTCTTGATACCCTGCAGCATATTCAGGATGAAATTACATCTACAATAGAGGATCTTTCCTCTATAAAAAAAGAAATGGAAGAAAAGGAATCAGAAGAATCTGAAAGAGTATTTAAATTTATCTTCAACATACAACATTCTGGATTTTCTCAACAGATTAATATTGAAGAGTGTATTAAGAAGCACTTCAGATTCTCTAAAGAGAAGGCTGAGAAGTTTCTGTTTAACTATATCGAGCAACTTCATGAACTAACCGCAAAATTCAGTGCATCATTGCCAATTATTGCACCAGTAGTTGCACCAGTAGTTGCACCAGTAGTTGCACCAGTAGAAATAACTACTAGTGTAAATACAAGCGAGGTAAAGAAGAGGGAGGGTCCTAATCCTTATTCTGAAATGACCCCAGAAGAGCCTATAATTGCAAAGGCAAGGAAATCAAAGATACGTGTAGATTTGCCTCTTGAAGGGAATAATGCAATCGCAGTGCCACCAAAGCGAACTATTAAAATAAAAAAGACATCGGATGGTATTAAGATCTGGAATTCCTTCCTAAAGGTTGTGAAAGCAGAAATTGAATCTACTGGTAGGCAAATAACATATGACGAGTTAATGAAGGAGGCTAAAATGATGAAGGAAGCGGATAAGAGTGCCTATGATCTGTTCTCATCAACATGGTCACCAGATGATGAGAGTCTACCTAGTAATTCCTGAGCCTCAATATATTCATTTGATTCCAGTAAAGACAATGAAGTCCAACCAGGATTCATGGCAGCCTTTAGTGCAACTGGATTTTTTGATTCTATAGCTCCCCTTAAAATAGACTTTTGAGAATATAACATACCAGAATAATATTCTTCCCCTTGTTTAACATGATATATTCTGCGCCGAATAGAATTTGCCAAGAGACGTAATTCCTGAGAATCACATACATCCTTAATGATATCTTCTAGAAGACTAAGGCGGTCATTATCTGTATTTCCAAGAAGATTTATCAATTCCTTCTCAGTATTATTTATAATGGGCAAATACCTACATTGGAAACTTGCTTTTAACTCTAGAAATTGTTGAAGTATTGGGCCAACACTACTCCTACAACCACCACCACTCATAGATATATAATAAGGAACAAGGACATTCTGTCGCCAATTATTCAATAATTGATTATCTCCTTCCTCCCGTGAAGTATGCTCCTCAATTCTACGTCTCCATTCACTATACTCAGTAGCAAGTGAAACAAGGGAGTGTATAGTATAAGTAACACTAGGTCCACTGTGTCCAATCTTATGCATATGATTAAAGATAGTATTCTTCATGGTATCACTGGAATCAATCGTTCTAGTATAATCACTGAGAATACCCCTTGTTTCCACGTATAACCATGCATCTATTTCTTGAGAGCATGCCAAATTTACAGCATCTATCGCATTCTGTATTAAGCTTCTATCAAGTTCATTAGTAACACATGAGATATCATAGTGTCGCTGGAAACTCATTATATACGTTTTCTACTGTAAAAAATAGTATCAATTTTTCAACAACTAATAATGACTAGTCTTTCCATTTTCAACACGCCACGACTGTTGTTTCAATGTCTCACTACGCAATAGATATTCCAGGCGATCAATACTGCCCTTAAGAAGATAAATTGCATTCATTCCCTTCATATATCGCTCAGAATATGTCAGGGGATTTGTTCTTAGAAAGTCCTTTCTTGACATACATGCACGCTCAGCAAGGATATCTACTGATGTGTCGTGGGCTAGACGTTGATGAGGTTGCTTGAAATCCGGATCTTCCTTTATAATAGCCTTAACAAAATTTTTTGGTCTAGGAGAAGGCCATAATACATGATTATATGGTGCTGGAGAATATTCAATTAATTGTTCAGGTATATTTTTTGTTACGATATCTAAGACTGGTTCTTGTTTTTCAAAAACCATTTCTGCCTTATCAGATACCTCATATGCCTGATCTTGTGACTCTTCGCAAGTGGGTGCCTTAGTTCTTAAACAATAATCAATGCTTTCTCTAATAACTATAATGGAAGCAAGAGTGCAAGCAGTAACTGTATATATAAGATTTAAGTCAAACGTATTCAACATTTATATACTGTTATATTAGTTTAAGGAAACTCAATTTTTAGTCAGCAAAAAAAATTACCGCCTGCGGGGGTCGAACCCGCGGCCTTGTGGTCTCATACATGACTACTGTAAAGTAATCCTGTTAAAAGCCACACGCTCTACCAACTGAGCTAAGACGGTTTGTGCTCCAAAGAGCTATACCCTAGGTGGGGATCGAACCCACAATCTTCAGCTAATTTCTTACTCACGTATACTGACGCTTTATAGAAGGCTGACGCGTTATCCATTGCGCTACTAGGGCACACTGGCAACACATTGCCCCTGCCACTCAATTTTTGCAGCGCGCATTTTTTTTATCTAATACTTCTGCCTGGAGAAGATTGAATTGATTAAGGCAGGTCCTCCTCAGGATTCATGATAACCTTTTCCCAGTTACCAGAATTATCCTTACGCCAAATACCTGGTAACCCTGGATATCCCAAGGAACTCTGATGTATTGAATAATTTTGTTTACGTATAACCTTAATATATGACCACCAATACTTCTGAATTTTTCTGACAGCGTAATTCTTGACTTCAATGCGGGACATACCAATTGTAGAAAGTAGAAACTTCTTCTGAGCCACCGCATACAGAAGATTTTTCTTGCTCCTATCAATAGCCTTTGTTGCACGAGTGATAGCATACTTTACAGAATGAAGGTTATCATAAAGGAGACGGTCCTGGTATCCACGCCAGCAAGCCTTAATTAAGCTGGCTGCATAAAGCTGCATTTCCTCAGGAGACCGTGTATTCTTAATGCGCTGAAACTTTCCACTAGCACGCTCTTGTGCAGCAAGCTCTGCATTAGTAGGCATCTCCTCCCAATCATCGTCCTCATCATCATCGTCATCATCATCGTCCTCATCCTCATTACGATTCTCATCATAGATACCTGCAGGGAGCTTCTCAAATTCGTTCGACTCGTGCCTACACAGAGGACAGTTCTCATGCGAACCCTGCATCTTCTGCTTATCAAACCAGGTTGTCAGGCAAGAATAGTGGAAAGGGTGTGAGCACGAAAGCTCAACCTTGCCAGTTGCAGATGTGATTTCAGAGTAACAAATAGAGCACTCCATTTGTAAGGTAAGTAAAAATATAGTTATGGCTTTTTCAATTTTTTATTGGATAATAGGCAAGTGAGTATTTGGAATACCGGATGGTCTAAGTCTACTGAAATATTCGTCGTGATAAAGGCTATACCACTTTGAATTCTTATTAATTCTCTTAAGGGTTTGAATAATACTTTCTAAAGTTAGTGAGCTTCGCATCTTGTCCCATTTTGAACCATGACACTGATAACATAGGTCATCGCAAAGAATCTCTGGGTCTTGTGGATCAACTAGAAAGCATGCATAACAGAAGTTTACTATTTGACAATACGATTGTATAGTAGGAGTCTCCATAATAATTTATGGTGAATAAAAAACGTCAATTTTTAATTCATATTTTAGAAATATGGCTTATCCTTATTCGCATCAAGTTCTTTTCCCATCTGTATAACCTGTTCGACCCTTTCAAATTGTTTTTTCTCTTGCTCATGTGCATATCGGCGCATGGCAGCTGTTGGACCAACATGCCCCCTAGGAATTGCGGTTAGATTGAAATATGCTTGCTCATAAGTAATACCCATATTTATAACGTACTCCTCCTTTGGCTTATAAGACTCAATATATACATCCATAGTGTTACATGCAGTCACTATATCATTCATGTATAATGTAGTCTGAACATCCATTGTTACATTCTTGGATGTAAAGAAATCAATCTTCCTCTTAAGATCATGGAATAGAGTTATGAGCACGTGTGAATCTGCCATTGTGGGAACAATAATCAGGTATAACAGTTCAATTTTCAATGGTAATATTTCTGTGAGACGCCCCTCTTAGAAGATTACACGCATTCTTCTTATCCCAATCCATGTATCTTTGTTGTGCATAATATGTATCTAATTGCTGATCAAGGAGATCAGCAATCCTCTTCTCTATAAGATACTTGTCATCAACTGTAAGGTGAATATCAAGAACTAGATTATCAGGAATGTTAGCTTCATACTTAACACTCTTTAGATCGACAAGCCTTTGAGTTGTCTTGAGGAGACATTCATTTGCATATTCAAGATCATACCTGGCGATTTCTGCAATACGAATATAGCGAAGAACGTCCATGTTATACTAAAAAATGTAATGTATATGTTAGTCAATTTTTTAAGTTTACACAGTGGCATGATGCTTAGAACGAAGACGCTTTCTCTCTGCCTTCTTTGCTTGCCATGCAGCAAAGCCTGCAGCCTTTGCTGCTAGCTTCTCAGGAGTAATAACCTTCTCCTCCTTGATTGGCTTTGCAGATGCAATGCGCTGCTGGACTATGATGCGAAACTGATTCTTACTTGCCTTTACAGATGATTCGCGATTATTCATTTTATCTATCCTTTGGGGTGTAACTATTAACAGGTTAAACTAGTTCAATTTTTGTTTTCGGCTAAAGCAACAGCAGCAGTCTGTATCACTTTCAGAATCATCTGGTTCATCGATTTCTGAATCAGATAAATCTGACCCATCCTCTTGAATATCGCATTCATCTGAATCAGATGCAGAAGACTCGGATGCCAAAGGCTGGGATGCCAAAGGCTCGGATGCCAAAGGCTCGGATGCCAAAGGCTCAGATAATGCCTGTGCCTCTAGAATACGTTTTTTTAGATTATCACACTCTGAAAGCAGATCTCTAAGCCTCGAAGATAGATGCTCAACTATCTTATTATAATCCATACTATACAGCAAATAAACGATGGCTGGCATTCAAATTTAATGGAAAAAAATAAAATTGAATAAAATGAACAGGGCTTTACTTGCATCCCAAATTATACAATGGACCTTTCTAACAAGAGAATTATTGTTGGTGGCTGGCCCGCTTTTGCAGAGCAGACGGGTGTAAACAAGAAGGAACCTGTGGAGAACTTTGATTGGATGCCTGAGTCTGACAAGGGCGCTTACACAGATATGCGTGAGACACTTGACAAGATTGAGGGTGCCAGGGAGTTTGTCAAGAACTTTGTGCGCGTTAATGACAAACGTTCATTTGATGGTCCGATTGGTAACGCAATTGGAAATGCATGCTCTTATAATCACAGTGGTGCCTCATTTAGCGGGCTTCTGTGGTGCTACCAGCGCGCATTAAAGGACTGGGACATGTTTGTCTTGAATGCCAAGCAGTATCAGGGGATGCGGAAGTTTAGGGAGCAACAAATTCCCATGTGGAAAGCCAATCTCCTTGTAGAAAATTGTAATGAGTGGTGGAATAAGTTCGGTAGTGCAGAGGCAAATATTCTTGAAACAAAAATCTTGACTGAGTGTGCCAGCCTCTGCCTCGCAGGTATGCAGGTTCCAGATATTCGGAAAACCCTACTGGAAATAATGAAAGACCTGAAGGCCATAGAGGTAGAAGATGCACGCAAGGAGGCAGAGAATAGACACCATTCTCTCATGGAGTCAGTAGAGTGGCTCTACAAGAATCCAAAGCGATGGTTTGACGGGCCCCAGGGTTGCTCTCTCTCGCCTGGTCACCCTAGTAATATCACAAAAAGGGTGATGGCAGAGATGGAGGCGAAGTTTCCTGGCTACACTAATCACATTGCGAGGGTCTTGGCTGCTATGCAGTCTTCAAATATGCCAACTAACTGTGAGATCTTGTTCAGTGATGAAAGGCAAGAGGTAAATGTGGGCTTTTAGATTACTTTATTAGTTTATTATAAATTTTTTATTGCAAGAATCCCTTTGAAATAATAAATGATGGAAGAATAGTTGCGGATTCTACGCTTAGATATTCTTGATGTGTATGATGCACTCTAGCAAGATTCGATAGGATTAATGAGCCATCTGACTGAATATAGACTTCTACACCTCTAAGAAAGAAATCATACTTGGCCAGAATAATAATGCATTCTTTTATAGCCTTAATATAATTCGCCTTTGCTTCCGTAGAAAGAGCTGACCAAATATCCTCATGCCACAATGGTCTAGATCTATCAAATTCTTCTACAATATACTCTTCACTAAGATGTATCTTCGGTAGTCTAAGATACCTATTGGGGTGGACGAACTCAAGGATTTCACTAATTCTTACATGATTTGCTTTTAAATTCTCCATAAAAAGAAAACGAAAAGAGAAGATGTCAATTTTTGTAGTCTTAGTTATTAAAAGCATGCATCTTTACGCCACCCATCAATACCTGTAATGAAGGCATCTACAGTGAGGCCTAGTTTATCTAGGTGGACAGAAGTGCTGCCCTGTGTTACAGCAGCATCTATATTCTCTTCTTTGTCATCAAAGAACAACATGTTACTGAAAGAAATTCCACTAACCGCCTTGAGAGCAGCAAAGTGCCGGTCCTTGCCCTTACCAATGCCATTATTACTGTAGGCATGGAAATAGTGTGGAGAAGGCATGGTATCCCAAAGGTTCTTCGCTGCAGTTATTCCCTTAGAATCACAGGGTAATGTGCGCAAGAGATCCTCCAAAGATTCAGCACAAGAATTTCTGGAGAGAAATGCGACGGGAATCCCAGCATCCGCTATAGCACCAAAGATGCCAGGGACATCTGGAAACGAATTAGCAGAGCGCCAGTGACAGTCATGCACACCACTCCACGCCAGATGGGAGAATGGTGCCATACGCTCCTTGTCACAGTCATATGGATAAAGTGTCCAGTCACAGTCAAATACCAAGAGGATATCACTTGGACCATCCTGGAGGCATGATAAGGCACGCGCATACGGAGTCATAGGGCGTGGAGTCGCTATTATCTCTTCTTGCAATACAGTCGTTTCCGTCATATTGATTATATTAAAGGGGGTAAAAAAATAGTTATATAAGGTTTATTCAATTTTTTATTGGTTTAATGGCTACTATCATTGTGTTAGATCAACGTGCATTTCAAACCGGCATCTTTGCCCAAGTGCGTTGTCCTGTAGGGCGAATATTTTCAGAAAGTCCAACTTCTTTAATTCTTATCCAAGCAAACTGAGGGGTAGTTGCGTGAAGACGCAGGGTGCCATCATTACAACTATGTTCTTGATGTGCTGTTCCATATTCAAACCCATCACTCTCAACAACCCCCCTCATGACGATTTTCCCTTTCAATACAAATGAGGCAATATCACCCTTCTTAGGGCAAGAAATCATACGACAATTCCCCTTAGACTGTGCTAGACGTCGCACTTCTGGGTGAATGGCAAAGTCTTCTTCATACTTATCCTGTTTCCAAAGATGATGATTTAGCATCACACGCCACGATCTAGGCATCTTGACAGTATTTATTGGTGGTTGTTTGCATTTCGTAATACTGTTCAATTTTTATTTTACTTAAGTGTCGATTTGAAATGCCCAGCGATCTAATATACTCATTTCATTCCAGAATCCACGCGGGCCTTGTAACAGGTTCCGCAAGCACATGTATCGACATTGTGCTTATATTGGTATGGGCTCTGTGTAGCCACAGGCACAGACGAAGTCACAGGTGAAATCACAGACGAGGTCACAGGTGAACTCACAGGTGAACTCACAGAAACCCTTGCCTTATGCCTGAGATTAATACCTTCTTGCCCAGACATGTTCTTATTATAGTTCGGGGGTAAGATACAAAAATGTGTATATTTATTCAATTTTAGTTTACGAATTAATCTCCAATATCTCTAATAGTATCTCATTGTGTAGTAACCATTTACACCAGCATATTCTCCAAATAAGATTGTATTCACCTCAGTAGGACTCTTCTTTAAGAAGTGATCAACTGAACAATTGAGGCTATGAGCAAGGTAACGGATACAATTGTCATGTGTAAGCCTGAGCAGTGTATTTCCAGCACTCTGCCAATTCCTCTTGAACTCAGGAGTCCATATACTTCCCCTCCATTCTAAGAATTTACTACGTTTTTTCTGAACAAAGACCTTTGCTAAAGGAGATGGCCAGAGGTGATGGTTGTAATAAGGGCTGCGGGGGGGCGTAAGGGATATTGGAGACTCTTCATAAGAATCTGCATCTGAGAATGGTTGTGCATCTGGCAAGGGCTCAACCTGTGTTTCAGGTATGATTTCAACATATGTGTCAAGGTCAAGGGGCGTTAGCGCATCATAATTTGCAATGTCGCTAACCTCTGGTTGTGAAAGGGGGCTTGGTGGCAGAGGAATTGTGGTAATCACCATTTTCTCTTCCAAAGAGTTATCAACTTGCCCTTGTTCTGCCATTGACATTGCCATTATGTCATTCCAAAAAGGGAGCATCGTCAGGTAATCGTATGTCTTGCCCTCGCCATCGGCAATTACCTCTCGGATTGTCTTAGTTTCCTTAATACCATCCTTACCTATGACATACACGTTTGAATTAAGTGTGACAGGCATTTTATAATGAGGGTAGTTTTAAAATCAAAAAATATTTATTCAATTTTTGTCGGCTTATTATAGTCGTTCCATTACACCTTAGTCACCCGTGAAGATAGAGCCATTTTTACGGAAAGAGTTCCAGCAGTAGCCATCCCACTCGGCACACTTCATACAGGTAGTGCAACGGCGATTCCAATCAACTACCTTGCAGTCAGCACAGCACAGCCACCAGTAAGCACCCGTTTTCTGCTTTTGCTCAAAACACCAGAGAATACGCTGTCTTTCAGAATCTGCTGCAGCAGCCATTCCCTCTGAGCTAGCATCATATGCATTCTGAGCCTTGCGCTGCTCCCTCTCCTTTTTCTTAATAAGGCTATATGCTGTATCTGAATCTTTTTGAAGGGTGTCGCGCAGGAGATTATTGTCAAGGAAGACGGGTATGGCCCATGAAGAAGTAGATGACTGCCACTTTCCGCCAATCACCTTAATCACGTCCTTCACATAGAATGTCTTGCCACCAACAAGAAGATGGTCATCAGTTGTCTTGAAGGTTAACATAGTGATTAACCAAGGGTACTGGAAAAAGGTGGGTGATTATGTTCAATTTTATTTTACTTGGATTTATGCTTGTTAGATACTCTACCATGTGCCTCGCTGAATGCGCTGTTTTCTTGTGAAGTTGCTTGACTCATATTGCTCTTGAACTGCACGTCTCTGTGACTCGAGCGCCTCACGCTGATATAGAGGAAGTGTGGCCATCTGCTGTGGAGTGACCTGATCATAGTAGAGTGCACCACCAGATGGCATGGGTTTCGCGGCTACGCCTTCTGCCATCCCCGTGCGTGCCGCCTTGGCCATCGCAATAAGCTCTTCTGCGCCTGGGCCAGTGTACCCATTGCTGCGACTAACTGCCACAGCCTTCTTAGTCTGCTCGAGTCCTGCTGCCTCTGCAAGGTAAGAGTCATTCCTATTCCCCAGAGACTGATTGAGAGAGCCGGCTGCCACGTAATAGTTGTCAATGTGGTTTGCGCCTCCGTTGCTGTCTGCAATTATGTGGCAGACGTGCTGGTCAGCATTCAGAGGAAAGCCTGCCCGCTGGCGCATAGCACGGAACTGCGCCTTGGTCATCCAGTCCTGTGCGCGATACTCTACTGTTGTTGCTGCGGGGGAAGCAGGGACCCTGAATGTATCAGAAGGCATGAGGGGGGTGTGCTTGTGTTGCTGCGAGGACTGTGGTGCAAAGAGTTCTGCAAGCTCGGCCTGGGCTGCCAAGCGCTCCGCAGCTGCTTTCTCCTCCTTGATCTTCTGAGAAGCCCACTCCTTTGCTTGCGCCATCTCTAGCGCATACTGTGCCGATATCTCTTCCCTCTTCTTTACATCCTGTTGTGCCTTCTCTGCTGCAGCCAGGCGCTGACGCTCTACATCCTGCTTGCGCGCCTCCTCTTCCTGGCGCACTAACTTGCGCTGCCTCTCACGCTCTACACGTGTGCTCAAGGTAAATGCTTCGGGAAACTCCTCGAGGAGTTTATCGTAGCCCTTAATAATACCAGCCAGTTGCGGGAAACAGGGGCATGTATTACAATCGTAGTAAGAGAAGGCGCCAGGTAATCCTGCCTCAGAGGTAATCTCCTTGATAGAGGTATGTAAGAAGTCTGTCCATAGTGCGCAACCGCACTGCCATTGTACGCCGACAAGGTGTGCACCACGCCCGGCGTTGCGCTGGGTGCAGTGTGGTGTCTCACCCGCCACAGCAGGCTTCTTGGGGAACTCGACTACCTTGTACGTGCTGTTTCGGCTCCCAAATATAGAAGAGCTCTCGAAAATATAGTCTGGATACTTTTCCATAAAGTTTGCCTTCAGCTGCTCGAGCGACCGCGAGGGCGAGTTGCCAGACGAGGATGGCGTGCTTGCTAAGGCTTGTGAATTTGCTGCAAGCATCTGAATCCAGTGGGGTTGATTAAGGCCAGAAACGCTATAGTTAGATGCACCCATCTCTAACCCCCATGCAGCATTTCTTATGGCAAGGTGATGTGGTGATGCCATTGTATATTAATTGGAAGTGGGGTACTGGAAAAAAGGTGGGCGGACTTGCTTCAATTTTATTTTACTTGGAGTTGGGCTTCTGTGCATTGGCAGAAGTAGAGCCATTGGCAAAGCCTGCCCGCTTCTCTGCGAGAGCTTCTGCCATACGCTCCTCCTTGATCTTCTGAGAAGCCCACTCTTGAGCCTGAAGATGCTGAAGAGTTTCAATGGTAAGACATAAAAAAAGAGGGTTGTCTTTTTTGTTTTGTTGTTTTGTTTTGTTTGTCTTTCTTTGTCTTTGTTTCTCTTTTAGCACGAGTTACCAATCTCAGCATCACACCCACCCGCTGCATCCTTGGCTGCCTTTGCCTCCTTGGCTGCCTTTGCCAGCATCAGCGGCCAGGCCTTCATCTTGGCCCTCTGCTCCTCAGACATGAAAGACATGACTCTCTTTGGCTTGTCTGCCTTTACAGCACCACCCTCTGCAGCAGCTTCTGCAACTGCAACTGCAACTACAGGGGCACTCTTTCCCTTACCGCTCTTGGTCAAAGAGGTGGCGAAGAGCACATTCAGGTCTAGCTTCTCGGCGTGGCTCAGGGCGTCAATAAGTATCATGATCTGCTCAATGGAGGACATTTTGTATACTGCTTGTTTGTTTGGGACTGGAAAAAAGGTGGGCGGACTTGCTTCAATTTTTTTTACTTGGAGTTGGGCTTCTGTGCCTTGGCAGAAGTAGAGCCATTGGCAAAGCCTGCCCGCTTCTCTGCGAGAGCTTCTGCCATACGCACATGCTTCTGGGAGAAGCCGCCGTTACGTTCATAAGTCTCCTTCGCCTTATCACTCTTCTTGTTTCTGCCAATCTTGATATTATCCATGGTTGCTTTGTAAAGGGTGATATCTAAGAGTGGGTAAGGAATTTCAATTTTATTCAGCGAAAAAGCTTCTCCCTAGAACCCTTCTTCTTTTTTAGTATTTCTAGGCTGCATCAATATCAACCTCAGGAATGCTATCATCGTCATCCATGGCAGCCAAATCTGCAAAAGCAGAAGTAGGTGCCTGCCTAATTGCCTTTGACTCTGCCACAAGGCGCTCAAGGTCTCTGGCCCAGTAATCAATTTCTTGTGGCAGTGTCAAGGGAGAGAATATACGAGAATGATTGTATAAGTTCATCTTATACTCTGCACAATCATCCTCAGTGAAGTCGGGGTAAGGATCTAGCGTCATCTCATCAAAGGCACCAGACTCTGCCAATATACGCTTAAGGGCGGGAGGCTCTGTGGGCCTAGGAGAACAGGGTGGTGTGATGTAGCCAGACTCATCGATAATCTTCTCCATTGGAATAGCGTCGACGAGGCCTTGCAATGCATAACTGTTGAATGAACCATCGAGAATCTGCATAATAGTAGTATCCAGCTTTATCTTCGTATTATATCCATTAAGCGCCACTTCCCAGCGCTTGTGGAGCTCTTCAGCACCACTCTGGTCCGCGTTACCAAGTGCAAGAAAGAAGAGTGTAAGGTCTGTAGGCCATTCATGCGCCACCATGGTCTCTAGATTGATGTAGAATGCAACGCGGCGGTCAAGAAGTTCCTTATCATACATAGCCTGCTCTGTATGGGCCAGGAGATTGTCCAAGTGCAGGGCGTGTTGTGGAGCCTTTGCCTTGGCTGTCTCAAAGAGCTGCATGTCAGTAGGCCAGTTCTCAATTGTGCTCTGAGATGACATTGTAGGTGCTATCAAAAAATGTCTTATTTTATTCAATTTTTATTTTTGGCATTATTAATCTCAGACGCATAGCTCATTGTATCTCATTAATCTAGCGCCTCCATATTTTCATTTTTAATCATACTAGGACTTAGGCTAGACACCTCATCTTCACGAACCACTAGCTCAGGCCTTGGTCTGATATTAAGAGGTGGCGGGGGAAAGAACACCCAAGACTCGGGAGTCGCATCATCACTTGGTAGCAGTGTGTCGCTACAGCAACATCCTGGTAAGCAGTAGCCATTGGTTTCCTCTTGACCACAAGAATCAAGGGCATATATTTTAGGAGCTATAGCGACCTCTGCAGTCCCAGCAATGGGGGGACAAGGGGGTGTAGAACAACCTTCTGGGTTCTCTGCTATCCAGAGCTCATACGCCTTATTGAAATCTCCCGCAAAAGTGCCCTCCAGTATCTGGACAATGCTGGCGTCCAGGTTTCTCTTTTCTGCAATACCCTTGTTGGCGGCAGACCTGAGGTCCTGGAGGTAGTTAATGCCCATGTAGTCTTGTCTAGAGTTAAGTTTGGCAATTGCTGTGAGAAACAGAACATTCTTGGTGGGCCACTCTCCTGCTGCGTCTACCTTATACCCAAGGACCTCTCCAATGCATTGATCCAGAAGGTCTTTCTCGCGCATGGCCTCTCTCACGCGGTTGACGAGGTCCATGAGGGCTGCGTAGTTGGGTGCTGTAGAAACAGCCTTTTGAAAGAGCTCGAGGTCACTGGGCCAACTCTTAGAGCACGTGCACATATTATCAATTGCGTTCTGAGATGCCATAGGGGGTGCTTAGTAAAACTGTTAGTTATGATTCAATTTCATAATTTATGATTATTACTCTGATTCAATTCAATTATTATCATTTGAATTGAATCAGAGCAATCAGAGGAGTTATTCCAGGGTAAATAAAATTGAATTGATGTGCTCTACAAGCTATAGCACCCCAACACAACAAATAAGCAAGAATGGTCAAGTGCTCTATCTGCAAGCAAGACGGGCATAATAAGAGCAAGTGCCCTAGTGTGCCAAGGGAGGCTCCAGCCCCCCTTAACACAGTTCAAGTAAGTGATTCCATAGCCATTATGCTGCCACAAGAGGTCCGTGAGAAACTGTCCAGGCTATCTGGCCTCTGTGGCGAGGTGGCTGGCGGCCTAGGCAAGGGTCACGTGGAAGCACACTATCAACAGGCCCTCTGCGTAGAGCTACAGGAGGCTGGGATTCGCTATGTTGCAGAAGAGGTGATGCCCATCATCTATAAGGGTCGCCCCCTGGGCGGGACCTGCAACGCACGACTCGACGTAATGCTTCATAACTTCCTACCCTTCATCTTTGAGCTGAAGTCGGTGCCTTCTAGAATTTGCGCTATCCACCAATGGCAGCTGGTGCGCTACATGACTCACAAGGACGTTCCCTTTGGCGCCGTGGTCAATTTCAATCAGTCTGAAAGTGGACCACTAGAAGTGCAGTTCATTGTGAAACAAGAGGGTATTCATTGGCTCTATGACCCTTTGAGACAGACGGGTAGGCCACTGGTTGACTTCGGCATGAGCCTCCCCGTTAGCGTAAATCTCGTTACAACCGTCAGTCACAATGGCCCAGTCTCTGCCTCAGTAGATTCTCTAACAACTGAGACAGAGGATGAGTGGTCGTGGTCAGAGGATGAGTAAATAAAGAAAAAAGAGGCCATGGGATGGAGACTGCAGGGGATGGCTCTTTTTTCTATAAGGTGACTATGGCATCTCTTCTCCAAAGTTCCAGCGCCACCAGCTCTTCTTTTCCCGCAGAATAGACCACTCGAACTCCTCACGAGACTGAGTGCCGTCGTTCACACATCCAAGGGACTGCCACCACCTGTCGCAAGCGCAGCGACGAATATCTGTGACTAACTGCTGCTCGAGATCTTCCAGAGTGATAGCACCAGGGACCCACTCCCCAATAGAGCCTGTCTTCTTAAACCAAGAGATAATGGTGTGCATTTTATAGGGTGCAACTAAACCGCTGGATCCAATACTCAATTTTGGTTCATACGGATAGTACGTGAAAAAGGGTGGCCTAGCCACCTCTTCTTCCTTTTTGTCTGTAGTTAGATGCTTTTTCGTGTTTTTGATGCTTTGTTTAGAGGTCCTCTAGTTTAACGGCCTCCTCGTCATCCCAGTTCTCCTTGACCTGTTGCTTGGCCAACCATGCCTTAGCCTCCGTGGCATTCTTGGCTGCATCTGCCGCGACGACAATGGCTGACTGCTCTGCTTCCAGGCGGGCACTCTCTGCCTCCAGCCTGAATAGCTCCATCATCTCTGCTACCGTCTGGGCTGCAGGAATGAGGGCGCCACCAGATGCTACTTTGGCGGCAGCCTTGGCCTTGTGGGCACGCCAGCGCTTGAAGCGCTCCTGCTCGTCGCCGCTAAAGAGGGTGGGGTCAGCCATGTTGCCGGCAGCAACGCCACCATCAAGCTGCTTTCCACGGCCACACTTAAGGCTAGCCACACGAGCAGCGATAGAGGCAGAAGCCTCCTGTGACTTGCGCTCAGCCTTGAGGCCACCACGGACGTCAGCAGCACCCTGTGCCCAGAAGTCCTCATCAGAGTCAGAGGCCTCAAACAGGTCATCCTCTACGACCTGCTGACCACTTGCACCGGCACTTGAGGCGAAGCCCAGGACATCTGATGACATGAACCCCTTCTTAACAAAGAGGTCTGCGGTAGCCTTGTCATCAATGAGTGCAACTATCTCCCAAGGTAGAGCCGGTCGGCTATCACCCTTGGGGCGGTCAGTGCCAGTCACGATGACCACCTGACCAACGTTTATGGCCATGCTACCCTTGGTGAAGAGACCGCGTGGAGTGCCAATAACAGTCTTGTCAGTAGCCAGCTGCACACTGAAGCCACCATTGCCTAGCCTCTTGGTCACTGCGCCAAAGGTCGCACCGTGCTTCTTGGCCCTATCAATCTCCTTACTGTTCTGAAAGAGCGCAGCGGCACCCTTCTTGATGTTCTTATTAGGAGGCATAATGCTTGAGTTGTATTATGCGGGTGCACTGTGCTTATACGGGATCCGATTCAATTTTTTCCAGCTTCTGGACCGCTCTTGAAAATTGATTTGGTTATGACTGTAGCCGGCTTGCCCAAGTGCCGCCGGCTTTCCCAAGTGCCGCCGGCTTTCCCAAGTGCCACAAGTTATAGTACGTGAAAAAGGATGGCCTAGCCACCTCTTCCCCCTTTTTGTGCGTAGATAGACAACTGCTTATCAGAGCTTTCCTTCAAGGTCTATGACCGGTCTATACCCATACTCTGCCGCCTTCCCAGGGGCGGTGGTAACTTTTGGTGCCTTCGTCACTCTGATTCGCTAGCGCTTCTCTGCGACTTTTTCATTGCTTTGTTTATCTGCGCCCGTTAGGCTTCTGGCTACCGCACACCTTCTGGCTACCGCCCACCTTCTTGCCACTGGCCAGGGCATCAAAGCGCCTGAAGTCGCGTGACACCTCCTCGCCGGCCATGCAGAAGATAAGGCGGTTGTCTGTCTTCACACGCAAAGTGCCGGCGCAGGCTGCGTCCCACTGCGGCTCATCTGGGTGCACGTAGATGCACGAGCGGTGCTGGTCATGGAGCCAGCAACCAGCCAGCTTCTCGCCACACGTGCGGACACCGGTGTCGCCAGGCTTGGCCAGGCGCGCCACCATCTTGCCGGTGCCCGCCGTGCGCCCATTGTGCCGGCGCTCCTGCTCCTCAACCATGACGATAGAGGCAGAGCAGCTGCTCTGGCCCTCTGGCACGTGGGCAGAGCAGTTGGCACAGATACGCTTGGCGAACAGGCTGGCATACTTGCAGGGGCGGGGCACGCGGAACTCTTGGCCACCGCGCCACTTCTCCTCCTTGCGCGCCACCTTGCTGGCAATGACACGGCCGGCGTCCTGCGCGTCACGCAGGGCCATGGCCTCCTTCCTTGCCGCGCGCTCCTGGGGCGTCTCTGCGGCGTAGAACTCCATGTCCTCCAGGAAGACAAGGTCGCCGAAGGAGAGGCTGTCGCGCTGTGGTGCGAGCCAGGCCACGCAGGCCGCCGCAAGGCCAGACTCCTCCCAGTCTAGCTTGCTCGCATGGCTGACAGATGCACCGGCTGCCCAGCCGGCTGGCGCCTCTGTGGGCATCAGCCAGGAGCCGTGCTGGCAGTCCCAGGGCACAGTAAAGCTGCCGTCGCCCAGCAGGTCGCCGCCATTACCCATGGAGAGGGTGTGGGGGCAGCCCTTGCGGCAGGCTCCAGCGTCATACTCAAATTCATTCTTAGGGTTCCAAGTAGCCACCACGATAGCATCATCCCATACGGAGGACATGTTACGTTTAAGAGCTTGAAGGCTTGAAAACTGATAGGCGGTATCAGTTGTGGGGGGACACATACCTATCGGGCCAGAAGCAATTCAATTTTATTTAGCACCCCTGACACCAGGCCAAAATTGATTCCAGAAGCAGGGTAGCCGATTCAATTTTTTTTCTCTGCTGCGATTTTCCTAGATGCTAAATAAAATTGAATCGGCTGCGGCCCAATTGAATAGCACCCCCCCTTTATACTTAATACTGTATAAGCTTCAAAATGACCACCATCATTGAGAACTTGCACGCAATGCGCTCCCAGATTGACGCCATGATCGCTGCTGCAGAGGCAGACGGCTCTGGCGCCACCATCATGGCTGTCCCAACCAAGAGCATCAAGGCAAAGGCACCCAAGGCAGAGAAGGCACCCCGCGCCAACGCCGGCTTCCCCACTCTGCACGGCGCTTGGACTGCCCACGTCAATGCGCTGCACGGCACCAAGTCGCCAGAGTTCCTGGCCTGGCGTGCAGAGCGTGTGGAGATGGCCAAGCGTGGCGAGCTGCTCTTCAAGCCCGAACAGGCGAAGGTTAAGAGCGGCAAGGCCAAGGCAGGCGACCCCATGAGCGAGGCAGACGCACTCGTCGCCGCCCACATCCCCTGGGTTACCCACTGGCAGGAGACGCACCCTGACGACTACGCAACCTACAAGAGCACCTGGGAGGCCGCCAACCCCAAGGAGAGCCGCGTGGCCAGCAGCAAGGCCAGCGTCGCCAGCAGCAAGGCCAGCGTTGCCTCTGACGGCGAGGACAACGCGTCCCAGGCTGGTAGCGATGCGAAGGTGGCAAAGAAGCGTGGCCCTAAGAAGGACTCTGAGCGCACGCCTGAGGAGCTGGCTATTGTCAAGGCCGCGCGCGCTGCCAACAAGGCTAAGAAGGCTGTGGCCAAGGAGGCCGAGGACGCAGAGGGCCGCAAGGACGCCAACATGGAGCCGGCCAGCCCCGTGGCTGCCAAGCCTGCTTCTGTTGGCGGTTCTGTCGTAGAGGCTGCACCTGCTGCAGAGGTGGCAGAGTTGATGGATATTTCGCTCTTGAATTTCACCCACAAGAAGATCAACTACCTGCGCCTAGGCTTTATGGTCGCTGACGGCGAGGTCGAGTGGGACGATGCAGGCGACCTCTGGCTGGCCACTGCCTATGGCGGAAGGGGCAAGTATGCCGGCATCCTGTTGGCCAACAACAAGATTGATAACTCCCCCGAGACACTTGCAAACGAGCCTCAAATTGAGTAGATAGCTATAAGGCCATGATAACACCAAGCACAAGAGATTCAATTTTACCCAAATGAACAAAGAGAGAAGGACGGCCCACAGGCCGTCTTTTTCCATGTACTAATCAATTCAATTTGGACATATAGAGCCGGCTAACCCTCTCTATTCAATTCAATTTCAGGCCTAAGAGGCCGGTTAGCCCTCTGTATTCAATTCAATTTCAGGCCTAAGAGGCCGGTTAGCCCTCTGTATTCAATTCAATTTCACCGGTAAAAGGCCCATTAGAACCGAAATTGAATTGAATACAGAGCACCTGCAAGAATAGCCTCAATTCAATTTTTAACACAATATGACCCATACGAACATCGTATGGATAAAATTGAATTGAATTTAACCAAGAAACTAAGCATCCGAGCCACAACTGTGGCAAGGACGGAGGTAGCACACTGCCATTGCGGTGTATTGGACCGGCCTGCCCCCAATTGCGGGGACAGCACGGACCAGAGGAGGCTATCACGGTATGCAGCGGGTGCTCGTAAGAGCAACGGGGCTGCACACTCAATTTCGCAGACACAAGAGACCCTCGGCCTCTGGTGCCTGTGTATGCCGGTCCCTTGGGGACATTGCTAAACCAGAGGTGATCCCGAACGCACGGGGCGACTTTGGCTAGGCTTAGGAGGGGTGGCTACATGGCCACTTACTCCCACGCCCGCGGACTTTCCGTAGGCAGTAGGACGTCACAACCGCGTGAGGGTGAATCAGTAGCAAGCCTTAGCCCGCGCAGAAGCGTGAGAAGCATAGGCTCTTGTATGACCTACCCTGCGAAAGCGGGTTATGGACTTAATAAGTCAGAGAACTAGGCGCACTCCTGTCCTGGGGAGCGTTATAGCCTCTGGCATTCCGGAGGTGACGACTGGTGCGTGCGTTGGTAGGGGCACGCATCGGGGGAATAAAGGGAACTGGCAACCCTCCCCCACAGTCTGGCTGCGTAGGCAGCAGACTCTAACTTCATCTACAGCTGCGAGTGCAGAAGAAGAGCAAGGCGACCACTCCTCGACTTATGTCAGTGACGTCGTGAAAATCAGAGGCCATGCATTCGTGCATCTTGGGTCTCTGTCCAGCTCCCTCTCTAGTAACCGGTGGCGATCAACTGCAGTGTCGTGAAGGACGGACACAACCCTCTGCGTAGCGGCGAGTAACTAGGCACGCAGAGGTTGAGTGGATAGGAGCGTAGGAGGCGCTCTGTGGACGGGCTGCGTGCAACCCAGGGAACGATAAGCGGCTGGACCCCTGTAGTGGGGAGAGCTGCGCGGACGTGGCAGATATAAGCAGGGCAGCCTAGGCTCTGCTGGGGAAGGTCATATAGCACTGTGTGCTGGTGGTCACGACGTTGGCGGGTTTCTTAACCCTTCCTTCAATGGAAGCCGCATGTGCGAGGAGGGGCACAGAGGAATGGTCCTCTTTTTTTACGTACTATTTGCACCAAAATTGACTAAAGGACCTCATCATACTAATGCACCCCCCCTTCTATAAGCAACCATGGGAAACGACCTCAGCCTGTCTGCCTGCGTTGAGATGAGCGACCTGCCCGCTGCGATCTATGCTGAGCTCACCTCAGAGGACTATACGGTCATTCGCACTAATGGCTCTGAACAAAGCGGCTGGCGCATCCCCACCACTTCCCACCGCTGCGCAAGTGGTACTGTGTGTGCTGAGTGGGCAGGGGCGCTCGTCTCGAATCACGCCCACCCGTGGCACGTCCATATGGTCTTTGACGGCGAGGACTCTCAGGAGCCGGCGAATAAGCACGCCTGCGGGTGGCGCGTATCCGACCCAGAGCGCCGAACCTTCTGGCCCACCCGCCTCAATGGCAGCAGCGCCGAGGTAACGGCGGCACGAGAGGCCTGGTGGCTCCGCCTGGATGGGCTGCTGGATAGCCTGGAAAGCTATGAGCAGAAGGGAAGTAAGGCCACCCCTGAGTCTAGTGAGTCATCTAAGATGAGGAAGAACACTGAGTTAGAGGCAGCCTATGTGAGCGATGAGCCCCAAAGGCAGGCTGTCGCCAGGACGCTATTAGAGAATCCAGAGGCAGATACAACAATGATAGTGCAAATGAGGTCACGTGAGAGCACTATGTCAAGGTGTCTAAGAAATGGAACTCTCTCCCCTATTCCACTCAGCAAGAATATTGGCGATCTTCTCATGGGACTAGAAGCCATCTCAGTGCATGACACCAACAGGGCAAGGCGCCTCTTTGACTCTGGCTGCCCGAAGGCCATAGTAATGCACATCTGCCAGCTGCTGACCAATGCTTCTCTACGTAACCTGTTGCTCACTGAGGAGGAGGCGAAGCTGTATCTAGAGCCATTAGCTGAGTCGTTAAACTAAGTAATGAGATGATATCATGAAGTAAAAAATTGAGTATAATACTATCAATAGATATACCATCCGTAACTATGTCAAATCTCGAGTCAATTCTGAACTCTCTCAAGCAGGGATTTGCCTCCCTTCGCCGCGATGGCCTCTTTATTAATGCATCCATTCTCTCTGAAGACACGCTTCTACTAGAGACAACCACCTATATCACAGACACTGATGACGGGAAGGATGTTGACTGTCTCTGTGTATACGAGGATGAGCTTGGCCTTGGTGGTTCCTGTGTCTGCGAGGACATAACGACAGGTGAATGGCTAAAGGAGGGCGCAGAGGCACAACGAGGTTGCGTAGCTTGTCCCGTGTGCCAGAGGCTAGCAAAACCAATGAAGCTACAGAAGCGCTGCTACAATCTTACTCTAAAGGTGCACGAAACGTCAGTTAGCCACTTGAGCCCCCAGCCCAATAAAAACCTCAAGGCAATGCCCATGGGTATGACTGAGAAAATCATTGATCTCACTAACGCCATGTTCCCCGTATCTAGCTAGACTCAGATGTAGGCTAAAAATTGGTCACCATGCAGATTAAATTGGAGGCATGGAAGCAGAGCTATGTATAGCATTGTATACTATATTCTGCTGCTCAGTCTGTTGCCCAGATAAGAAGCCTCTTACTTCACAAGAACCCGTAGTTACAAGGAATCCTGGAACTTCTGGAAGCCCTAAAACTTCTGGAACCCCTGGTAGTTCAATGGTAAGACCGAACAGCGTCTATGAATCACCCTTAAAGAACCAGTCATAACTTGATAAAGATGGACTCGCTCTTTAACTTCATAGAACAACAGTGTGCAAAATATAATATAGATGAAAGCCATGGAGTCAAGCACGCTAAGGGGACTATGATGAGGGCTAATGAGATACTTTTTTCACTTACTGGTATCTCAGAAGAGGAACGTAAGATGATTCTTTATGCATCAGCACTTCATGACACATGTGATAGTAAGTATACACCGGTTAATGAGGCAGCCAATGAGATAGGATTTTTTTTGCGTTCTCAACATTGGTTACCACAAGATATCAATGCTCTCATTAACATCGTAACTAGTATGAGTTACTCTAAACTTAAGAAGTCATTTCCTTCTGGACAAATTGAGTTCCCCAATCACGGGAAGTGGCAGCGTGCATATCATGTTGCACGTCATGCAGACCTGCTTGAAGGTTATATAGTAGCACGATGTGTTATGTATAACCAGCACCTTTTTCCAGAGAAAACTGACGATGAACACTGGCAAAGAGCGTCTGAACTCTTTTCCGAAAGAGTCTTTACCTATATTTCAGATGGATGGATATTTCTACCCACTGCAATTAATATAGCAACGTCTCTTGAACAAGAGGCCTTAAAGTGCCTTAAAGAGAGATCCATGAATTGGCCAGAGCCAGTAATTAACGAAATTAAAAATTGAATTTGACGTTGGTCCAAATAGTAAGCACCCCCTTGAGTAATTATCAGTATTCAAACATCACAAATGTCTACCATCCAGGCCATTATTTCCCTCGTCAAGAGTCTGAGCGATGCTGACCGTGAGACGTTGTTCGCAGCCTTTGCAATGGATGCACCGGTTCTTGGTCAGCTAGAGCCCAAGGCTGCAAAGGCAGCAAAGGAAGCAAAGGAGCCAAAGGCAGAGAAGAAGCCACGCGCGAATGCCGGTGTTGGCACTGCCTGGTCAGCCTTCACTGTGAAGATTCAACAGGAGCACAAGGCAGAGGTTGATGTTGTAAAGGCAGATGCCGCGCAAAGGCGTGCAACGGCAAAGGCGCAAGGCCTACCCGTGCCAGATGACACCAAGGGAGCCCATCTCCACTGGTGCTCTTCCTACAAGGCTGCGCATGATGCAGAGTGGCTGGCATTCAAGGCCGCCTGGGAGCTGGAGCACCCAAAGGGTGTCGCTGCCACTGCTGCCCTGGGGACTGCAGACAACTCTGACGATGCAGTGACCGTGGTGGACGACGAGGCAGCAGTGCCCAGCGTCGCTATTGAGGGGGGCGCTGCAACGGCACCTGCTTCTGTAGCAAAGGCAGAGACCAAGAAGCGTGGCCCTAAGAAGGACTCTGAGCGCACGCCTGAGGAGCTGGCTATTGTCAAGGCCAAGCGCGCGGCCAAGAAGGCTGAGAAGGCTAGTGCAAGTAACAGCGCAGAGGGCTCTCGCGCCTCCTCCCCACCCAAGGTGAAGGATGAGTAATGTGTATCTAAGAAAAAATGCAAACCAATCAAAAAAGAAAAAAAGAAAACAATCAAAAGCCATTTTTTCCATGTAAAGGGTGTAATATTGCTTAAATTAGAATGCTAAATGGATTCATAATGCACACAATATGGGCTACATTATTTCCCTGTCTACCCCATCCATCTACCTGGGCTCGTGTAAGGCCGGCTAATCACAACAAGTAAAATTGACTTGATAGTCGCGGGTTTTTTTATTACCCCCCATAATGTATCAGACTTACACTCCTAGCAGTATTCTGTCTATTGGCTTTGGCGAGACTCTTGAGCAGGTTATCGTCCTGACAGATAACAAGGTTGCAACTAAGACGTTTGCTGGCAAACCTGTCACCCGCCGCGACATCATGAGCCTTGATGACTGGACAATCATGGCTAAGTCATTGGGTGAGCAGATTCAGACTGACTATCTGCCACTGCCTCCTAACCCGCTGTTACCACGCAACCTTGCTCGGCCCGCCAGCACCTACGCAGCACCAGAGAGTGGCCGAGGTTACCTCATGGACCTCAACTACAGTGCGCAGTCTGGCTCCTCGTCAGCCATCCTGGAGTTGTCTACCCTGCTGCAAAAGTATGGGGTCTCTAGCGTCGAGGAGGCCCTAGCTATAACGGAGGTTCCTGTGGCTGCGCCTACAAGCGTAGAGCCAGAGTCCTACCCTATTGGCACCAAGCTCTCCTGGAAGCACAACGGCGACTCGAGCAGATGGTATAACCCCAACTCGCGCACCGCCATCGTGGTCAAGGACGGCATCCTACAGGTGAAGGAGAATATCGATGGCGTGACAACAATGACCCAGGCACCAGGTGCAGACTATCAGAAGGTCGCCAGAAAGTTCTTCTCTTCACTGGCAGACTGGAAGGCAACGCTACCCGCCGGCGGCACCACCACCGTGGCGGTAGCCACTGAAGACTTCTCCCTACCAAGCATCCAGCGCAAGGCCGCTAAGCCAATTGTCACAGAGACTGACATCGACTACATCGATGAGCTCAAGCGGCGCTACGAAGTGCATTCTAAGCTGCAAGAGGGCCTGACACCCGTGGAGCAGCGTTGTGACCTCATTATCCAAATGAGTGAGATGGCTAATCATATTAAGGAGATCATGCAGTCTTCTACTCTCACCAGCGTGAACACTACACCCTCTGGCGCTGTTTCGGATGCCATGCGCAAGCTCAGCTATATAAGCAAGAGGCTAGCGCGACGCGCCTACACGATGGAGAATTGCCATAGTAGAATACGCATCATGCCTGAGACGGCAAACGTAAAGCCTATCTCCTTCATTAACAACTACCGCCAACGCATCATGGCCTTTGTAGGAGGCAGGGAGGTTGAGATTACCAGTAACAAGAAGCTTGGTCTCCTCGGCGTCGCTTGGGATAGGCAGCAAGACGCAATAGGCAAGTGGTTCAAGCCTACAGTGGAGAAGACCTTTGCCCAGTTGGGTGTTGACCTTAAGGCAGACGGCTATCCCAGGCTGAAGGTCTATTACCGCTGCAAATCTATTGAGCTCTAAAGGAACTATAGGCGAAGGAACAAAGATATATTATATATAAAATCCCTTTTTTAGTGAAAAATTGACTTAAACATCATGTATAAATTAGATACAAGATGACAGACCAACAATTAGCTGAACTAGATGCCGAAATGTCACAATTGTCGCAAAAAGAACTTGAAGATGAAAGAATGTTGATGTCTTTTCAAATTCGTTTTTGGAAGCAGAAGGCTTGGCGTGCAGAACAGCAACGAGATCGCGAGATTTCTACACGTAAGGAAGCTGAAAAGTCCCTAGAGTATTATAAGACTATTCCATCTGATTTATTTGACAACCTGGTTAATAAAATAAAAGAGGAGGAATGTGTAAAGTTAAAGAATGAAGCTCTTTCTCACTTGGGATTCTATAAATGGTCTATCAAATGCAGCGAGGAAAAGAATATACTTGACATTGATACTAGAATCAAGTTTTGGACAGATGCAATATTAGTTTCTAAGGATATCAGTCTAGAATAGAGATAGTATCGATGAATTAGCGATAACTTTTTTAGTATATTAGAAATTGCAGATATATCACCATTCGCACAAGTAGAGTTTAAACATATTTATAGATTATAATGTAGAATAGTTTAATGACCGATATTCAGCAAATGCAAGGCTCGTTAGATAGAGCAATTACACGGATAGATGAACTTGAAGAAAGAATACATGAGATAATGAACGATCCGTCTGCCATACTAGAATTAAAGGAATCAAAGAGGATTCTAGCTATCCAGCAAAGAGTAAAAATTACCCTGATACAGAGCATCCAAGAACTAACACCTACAAGCAATACCTTAATAATTCCTGAAAAACTCTCTAATTCAATAATTTCAAGAGTAAGTAATTTCTTCAAGAAACTATTCAACTGAAAAAATTGAAAGCGTGTGGTAATAATACATATGCACCCCGCATTAATACTTCAGAGTATATCATGTCTTCCCTTGCTTCTAGCCTTATGACCCTACGTAACATGATTGACCAGATGATTGAGAGTAGCGGTGCATCTGTCAAGGCTGCTCCAAATGCACTCAAGCTAACAAAGTCTGGTAAACCCAGAAAGGTCTCTGACCGAAAGGGAAAGCCCACAGCCAGAGACGCCTTTCAAAAGATGATTTGCGAGGACATGAAGGCAGAGCTTGAGGCCTTTAAAGCAACCCTTGCTAAGAAGCAAGGTGCCCAGTTCTCTTTCGTCTCCAACTACAAGAAGGCGCATCCAGAAGTCTATCCGGCCTTTGAGGCAAAGTGGAAGGCGGAGCATGCCTCAGACACTGTCCCAGACACTGTCTCAGACAATGCCTCGGTTAAGACAGAGACATCAATTGTTCCAGAGACTGCATCCACAGTAAGCGAGCTGGTTGTTCAACTTGAGAAGAAGGTTGCCAAGAAGCCAGTGAAGACTGCTAAGAAGGCAATCACTACAGAGGTAGTTGCGGCTATTCAGCCTAAAGTAGAAGAGCAGCTACTCCCATTCACCTTTAATACTGTAACCTATCTACGCCCAGGTATACGGCGTGAGAATGGCAATCACCTGTGGGTCTCTGGACACCTCTGGATGACAAAGAAGGGTGATAAGGGCCATTACTATGGTGTGATCCAAGAGGATGGATCTGTAAACACGGATGGTGATGAGCCTAGCTCGTATTAACACTCCTCGTGAAAATGAATAAAAGAGAAAAACAAATAAAAACAAACAAAACTAACTCTTTTTTTGTTTTTATTATGAAATAAAATTGAATGACGTGCAGCTATATATAAACATAACATGGCAACCTCAGTGATTAAGCTTGAACCAATTCGCATGGGCAGCCTCATTTCTACATCCCAAACTGCTGCATTAGCACCAGGTCAGAAGTATATGCCTCCGAATATGCGAGCAGAGCCTCAACAAGTTAAGGTAGATCTTAGTGTTAATAATTTCCCTTGCCTCGGGACTACTCCAAAGGTTAAAACTGCCTGGGGAAAACATACTATACAGCTTACCCAGTCAATAGAACCGCCTATACCAGTTACAGTTGATCCGGTATCAAATGCATTAACTAGACAAAACATGAAAGAGAAACTAAAGGAGCAACTCCGCCAGGCAGAACTGGATGATGAGGAGAGCCAGAAGCCTAGGGAGGAGGATCCTCTAAAGATGACACGGGCGGAACTTTTGAGCGATGGTTGGGCGATTCTCTCTTTGAAGTCTGTGAAAGAAGTCATCGAGCGTCTTAATACACCTATAACCTCTCAACCATTTGAGGATTAAGATGTAAAATCATCATGGTGAAAATAAGCATACCAATATATATACCAATTTCTCTTATTTTTGATGTTCCTGCAACTGTATCTATGATCATATAAGCTAGACCCCATATAGCAATCCACCAAAGCTGCACAAGAGTTAAAATAAAAAGAACATTTAACGTATTGAGCATCTTACTAGAATAGATATATACTATTTTTGAATGACAGGCTCCCTTTTTACTTCAACCTTCCTCAAGAGAGTATCTATATTAACTGTCTTGTGAAAGCTAGTCAAATCCTTATTGGTTGTAAGGTATTTAATTCTAGAAAGAGATACCCACATGGTTTCAATTATCTCTTCTGTGTCTTCTGGTAAAAGCTGCATCCTTTCGGAAACAATAAAGACAAAATATGTTCCAGAATTAAACCGTATTTCATCATCTGGCTTAATACCCCGCATATCAATACCAGTTTCTTCCTTCAATTCTCTTATAGAAGCATCTAATGGGCTCTCGGTAGAATTTCCATGTCCCTTTGGAAAGGACCACTTCATACTCTTCCTTCCACGGACTAGTGCAACCTCGTTATAATAATTCAATAAGATTACGCCATATACAAGCGAATTTACACAATGTGTCCTTGGCACATACGACTTAAATGCTCTAGGAAATACCATTGTGTGTATTTTTGGTGCAACTAACGGCTAGCCAGGGCCATTCAACTTTTGTTTAACACATTGTTTAGCCGGTGAATAGTCGGGAGACACATTTAAAAAGCAAAAAATTGAAGCAAAGTAATGTTAAGCAAACTTCACCTAAGAAAGAGCAATGCAATCACAGCTCAAAGCAACCTGGCGTGGTGCCGTCTATGCAAGGCATCAAGTTGAAGGTATTGAATGGATGCTAAAACAAGAAAAGGATGGATTCTTGGTTAAAGGCACTGCTCATGGCGACTACACTGTGCGGGGCGGTATGCTTGGTGACGAAATGGGGCTTGGCAAGACAATTCAGTCGTTGGCCCTTATCGTGAATGGAAAGGGTGTGAATACCCTTATTATTTCACCTCTTGCTGTAAAAAAGCAGTGGATTGAGGCAGCATCAAGGTCTAGAATTAATATCTTTACTGCGGAAAAGAGTGGCTGGGTTCGTGTTGGAAAGCGCATTGTCCTGGCAAAATCCATATATATTGGCCACTACGAGAAGGTTGTCTCTACAACTAGCCTTTTCAAGCAGGTCGACTTTGACCGCATTATCCTTGACGAGGCGCACCGCATTCGCAATACTAAAACTGCAACTGGAAGGTCTGTCCTTAAGATTAATGCTACCTACAAGTGGGCTCTTACTGCAACACCTATTGTCAATAAGATGGATGACGTCGTAGCGTATCTGAAATTCATTGGGTTCAAGATTGAGTCTAATAGCTGGAGTGATAAATACAGTGGGTGGATTCCTAATATCTACCTAGCGAGAACCATGGAAGAGGGTGAGGCTCCTGCAGGTCTAACAATGCCCCCGACTCCAGTTACAGAAGTTAAATACCTGGACTTCACCAACAAAGAGGAGGAAACTGTCTACAATGGCATACTCAACAACATTGAATCACAGTGGCGTTCTGCACAGGCTATGAAGGGCATCGCCTACCAACTCCAGCGATTTGCGATTCTCTTGCGTCTTCGCCAGGTGTCTGTAAATCCCCAAATCTACATAAATGCTCGTAAGAAGGAGCCGTTCGGCTGGACTGGTCCTGAGATCAATGTGCCTAGTAGAAAGTTTGATGAGATTTCTCATCTACTTCGTGAGAGTTATAATGATAAACAGACTAACCGCTGGATAATCTTCTGTCAATTCCATGAGGAGATAAATTTACTTTCGGCATTTCTAAAAGCATTTCCCTTCATCGGTAGTATCTTACAGTATCACGGTGGATTGAGTTCATCTGAGCGCGATGCAGCAATTGAAGCCAGCAAGATTCCCTCTGGTGAGGGAAAGCAGGATGTCTTTCTCATTCAGCTACAGGCTGGTGGGACTGGCTTGAATTTACAGAATTACAATCGTATTATATTCATTAGTCCCTGGTGGACATCAGCACTCTTAGAGCAAGCTAGGGGTAGGGCTGTTCGCATTGGACAGAAAGACGTTGTCAAGATTTATTGGCTAAAACTTATAGCAGAGGAAGGTCGTATAAGTATAGACGATCTAATGATGAGTAAGGCAACAGAGAAAAAAGAGCTGGCGACGATGTTTCTAAATTTGTCTCATAATAGGATAACTCAAATCTAAAGCACAACCAGAATGGAGTCACCTAGATCAATGACATTTTCAAGTTATTCTTTTTTTATAGTTATCGCAATTTTAATTGCAGTGGGAGTAGGGTTAATCGCAAGCTCTATTTTTTCTAGAATGAATACTGTGCCTTCCGGTCTAAAACATGAGGGATTCCAAGGTCCTGCATTTGGAGTATCGGACCTTCCTTGTGGCCAAGAATCAGCCGAAGCAAGGGCTGTTTTAGAATTATTTAAAAATAAAAGTTCATCAACTGAAGAAGGTGGTCCAGATCTAAAAGAACTCAAGCAAATCTTAACAAAACTCTGTTGCATGAAACATGACTTAATGGGAGCAACTCAAGTCGTGCAGAGTATGCTATATATCCCTTACAATAATACACACGACCGTGAGAATCCTGCAGATACACTAGCCCGCTGTTTCACCAAGTCAATTTCTCCAAGGGATTTGGATATCACATTTGCCACATGGAAACAGCGTGCAATCGTGTTGATAAGTAAATTATGCACATCTTATAATTTTTCTTCTAGTGAAACTGAACAAGCAAATAATTTATTTACTGGAGTATGGACCGATGTATTTTCTATAGCAAAAAATGCATGCTCCCCACGACCCAAAAATACTGAGAATGAATCTCCTCGCGACCCCAAGGGTCGCATTCCCGAAACTGTAGAAGATCTTGGACCTTATGGTGGTTACTATTAGATAGTCTAAGTAAAGGAGAGTGATGCGATAGTATCAAGGGTAATCGTTTTTAGTTCTCCACGATAATTTAGAATCTTGTCTTTTAGTGAATTACACGTTAAGACAATCTCATCTATACACGCCTTTGAATACAAGTCTTCATAAGGATTATAATGAGTTAGTTGGTCCATCTCAACAATCTTTGCTATAAATACTCTGCGAAACTTTTCAAAGTTGGTGTAAAGTGAGAAATACTCATCCTTAAGAAAGAGTCTAAGCATCTGTATAATTCTCTGGATCCTCTTGTCACCACGATATACCCAAGGCCTATCCAAAACAGTTTCTTCCCTGTGCTCTAAAGAAAGTAATATACTACCTACCACGCTGACACAATAATTTATCTGATGTTTCATTAATGATTGTGGAGCCATCTTTTTTTGAACCCGGTCCCATACAGGAAGACACTGGTTCATATTGATCCTCGTCTCATAATCAAGATAAGGAAAGATATGATCTGAGATAGTATCTAGAGGCAGATTGTCAAGCACAGTGGGTCTCTTTCTAATAAATGTTCCTTGAGAAATTTTCTTTTTCTGTTTTGCAATGCTCAGAGAGCTCGTAGCTAGGAACCCTGCCGTTTTTGTTGAATTTACAGACATAGTAGATAAATATTATGTCGTGAATGTAAAATTCATTTTTTATATTAGATATGTTTGGTTCTGGTCCTGGAAAAAAAACAAGAAAGAATACATTTCCTTATGAGGTGGCTATTCCATCTTATAAGAGACATGAGGCAATCAATGAGAAGACACTTGCAACTCTTAAACGATACGGAATTCCTGCATCCAAGATAACAGTATTTGTAGCTAATAAGGATGAAGAGGCTCTTTATAAACAATCACTGAAACCAGGGACATATGGAAAGATTGTAGTTGGTGTCAAGGGAATGCACGATATCCGCAATTTCATTACTGGTTATTATAAAGTCGGCACCAAGATTGTTAATATAGACGATGATATCAAGGGATTCCTAGAATATGACGAGGCTAATAAACGAAAGGAACGCCCTCTAAAGAGTCTCATTGGCGTAATTAAGCGTGGATTCGCCGAATGTGAGAAAGCCAAGACAAAACTTTGGGGCGTCTACCCAGTGGCCAATGGCTACTTTATGAAACCCAAGGTGAGCACAGATATTCGTTATATAATTGGATCCTTCTGGGGATGCATCAACCCCGGTCTGAAGGGATCTGATGGAGTTAAGATCACCACTGAATACAAGGAAGACTATCAGCGCTCTATACTATATTACAAGCGATGGGGTGCTGTAGTAAGACTCAATATGTATGCACCTATCAGTGCATATTATACGGAGCCTGGAGGTATGCAGGAAGTCAAGGAACGCAAGGAACTAGAGGAGAAAGGAGCTAGATGGCTAGTGAAGACCTATCCCGAGTTTGCCGTGCTCAATGCATCAAAAAAGAGTGGATATATGGAAGTCAAGCTGAAGGATTTACGGGATTCTAAGAAGGAAGATTAATAAAATAAAATTGAATTTTCAAGTAAATGATAATTGTATTACAAAGTTTACTTGAAAATGTCTCAGCCTATTACTACACCTGGTTATCCTTCTCGCCCCGGTGGTAATATTAATGATAGCACGGTCTTCCGCTCAAGACATGATTCTGTATGGGAGTCTTACCTATGTAAGGGGATTTCTGAAGGTCTTCATAAAACACCATTGCATGGAAGTCCTGGTGCGGTTTGCAACTGGTCCGCTAGTAGAAAACATGATCCAACGAGGGCAGAAAACAAGCGAATTCTTGGTATAGTTCGCATTAGTGGAGAAAAGGGTGTGTCGAACGAAATGATTGCTGCCTATATTCAAGAATACTTTAATGAAATACCCGAAGAGACCCTGAACCGAATTCGGGAGCTTGAAAAGCAGGGGCTAATTTATGAAAATTCCTTAAGGATGCACTAAACTCAAGAATAGCATCAGGCCTAAAATCTGAAACACAGATTTAGCCGGACGTGCGAATTCAAAGAGAGGCACTACACTGAAATTCCACAGCCATAGACCAGCAAGTGAAAGAATCAAAATAGAAATGGTGAATGTTAGAATAATTGCAATTGCATCTGCATATATAGGGTCCTTTCTATGAGATTCTGCACCAGAGGGATTTGTAAAGCCTTCAACCGCTGCACGCATAACAGCACCAACCACCGAATTCATTCTATCTATGGCATCTCATTTTTCTCATACACGAGTGATTCCCTGATAATGGTATCTCTCTTCGTATCAAGAAATGCAAGTAGCTTATCTGCCTCCTCAGCAGTCTTAAAATGCTCCTTGAAATAAGTCTTCATCTCCTTGATGCCGAGGGGCGACTTGATCACACGCTTCTTGAAAAGGGCGCGCGCGTTTGATGACTTTAGATCAAGGGCTCCGATACTATGATTCTTCATAATTGGTAGAATCATCTTCTGCATTGCCTGAGCACGCTTATCATGTTCACGAATTCTGTCATTTATCTGTTTTTTCTCATCTAGTAATTTCTGCTTATCCTCCTGCAACTTTTTCCACTCAGTCAATAAAGTAGGTAGATTTCTGAAATCAGTAGACTCTAGATTATCTTCTGATGACATTCTACCATAATATAGTGAAATAGATTTAGGCCTTTAGCGCATCATAGCAAAAATTTGATTAAGCATTTTGAATAAAAAAGGGCACAATGCCACCCCAAACACCCTTGCACATAGGAACACGATTAATCGAGACTCTCTGGTATGCCTATGCAAGCAGAATTGTAGATAAGGCGGTTGAGCTCTATAAGATTGAGCCAGATAGGGCAGCTGAGCTCAAGGCGAAGTTCTTGAAGAGAGGCGAGTTCCTGGTTGTGCCATTGTCTCCCTGAATGACTTTAGAGCCCATCTGGGTGCAGGAGAATTCGGTGGTGGAGGTATATAACTCAGGGGCAGATTTTTCAAGCCAGAATTTTTTTCTCTTTCTCTTATTCTAAAGAAACAGTTTAGAATAAGACGCAAAGTAGCTGGAATTCCAATGAATAATACGATAAATACACAGAGTAATAAACCTACTGATAGCATAATATTCTGTTGAACCAAAGTGAATGTATTACAAATAATACTTGTAGTCAAGAGACCTACAGCGAGGCCTATAATGAGAATTAATGATAGCCAATAGGATGGATATTTTCTGAATTTCTTAGAGAAATGTGAATGCTCTTCATTCAGAAACTTCTGCATGTCGGTAAGGCTTAGCTTAGCTAGTTCAACGTTCAACTTTACTTTAATCAATTAGCGACTCTGTCATTTCTTCTATGATATCAACTCGTCCCTTACGAATATATGAAGTATCAAGTGAATTAATAAACTCTGGACCTCGGTTACTTGTCATTATTAATATTACATTAGAATACATGCCTCTCTGAATAGAATCTAACATATGGTTCCATCCTGATTTATCCGAGACTATTGTCGGCATATTCTTATGTTGATCAATACCTTCATGAATTTTCATAATGACCAGATCAATTTCATCAAAGACTATAATAAGCGGCTTTTGCGCAGTCGGTTCTACCTGACTTACAATACATCCTAGTGTATCCCCTGGTTGCCATGGCTTTATAGTATTACAGAAACTTGACGAGAAACGATTGGCAATTAGAACACCTATCATAGACTTACCCGTCCCTGGTTTACCGTGAATAAAGGCTACTGTATGTCTTCTTTTCATATAGTCTGCAATAATTGCATCAATCACACTTTTCTGTTGACCCATTGGTATATCTTTAGCATCCCTAGTTCTTTCTTTGAACCATACAGTGCCAAACTGTCCTGTGCGTTCAAATACTGTAATCTTAGTTTCCTCAGAATGCTGAGGTGGCTTCCATCCTTGCTCAAATAAAGACATCTCATCCTTAACTTCCTCAGTTAGAGCCTTATAGGATTCTTCGGTAGCAATAATGAATATGGAAATATCATCATCTCTTTCACCACAAATATTTAAAATATACCAGTATCCAATGGAATATCCGTAACTCTTTCCTCCATCAGTTGTATGACTTGAATACTTAATACGATTCTGTATTCTATTACATTCCTCAGTTTTCTTAATATAGTAGAGACGAATCCCAAAGATCTGAGTTATCAAGAAGATAAAGGTCCATGGAATATAATTTATGAAATTTATTACTAGTAGTGGCGCAAGAAGTGACATTTATGGTAGTTACTGTGCGAGCACAGGTATCAATTTTTATATACTTCTTACGTAAATCTACATTTTATATTCCATAAAATGATCTATTATAACATTACTCTGCTTTTTAACTTTATTCAAGTGTGACCTACATTTCTTATTAGCACACTTTTCTATTTTCTTAGATAATTTCCGCAGTTTAGATCCTTCGGGTCCATCATAGAATCCAACAATGCAGTCAAAGAATGCCATATTATTTTTCTGAGGACACTGTATATCTTGTTCTTTTGTAAATCTCTGAGATTCAACTTTTTGCTCCTTAAAATACTTTGAACACTTTCGTGTCCTACAAGTATCAAAGGCTATAAATAATCGATCCTCAATCTTTTTCTGAGCCTTAAATTTCTTGGCATTAAAGTTCTTTCTTGTTTTCTTCATCTATATATCCTAACTAAAAAAAACCCTCAGCCTTGATACCACCCCCTGTCTGCAAATATGGCACACAACTGTTCGCTTTGAGCAGTTAGTGCAAAAGGTATGACCACATGGAGCCAATGCAATTACAATTGGCTCTGTCATACAAATACAGCATAATGGATCTGATTGGGTGACAGTGCGCTGTGGAAGTAGTATATCTCTTAGGGCCGAATATTTCTGCAAGGTGAAAATATAATCCCAGTAGAGTTTCTCAAAATTACTAGATTGAAACTGCTTCTCTATATAAGAATCCATCATTTCCTGAAATCCATCAATCTCAGGATTTGGTAAAGATACAAGTTGTGAGACTTTTTCTGCTATCATATCAATTCGTATACATTCAGATTGTAGACGTTGATCTAGTCTAATAAGTTCATCGCCCGTATCCCTCATGTAATCCAATAACTGCTTACTCATATTAATCCAGCGTTGAACTGGATTTTCGCCTACTCTAGTCTTCATTAATTCTTCAATATATACATTTAAGGTATCAGTTCCATTTTGCGGAGAGTCTACAATAAAGTTCCTGAAAAACTGTGGAATTTGCCTAGCGGTATCAAAATTTGTTAATTTACCATATTTTGTTAAGAGTATATGAGCAGTTTTCAATGGTTGGTCATCGGGTAAGGGTTTTGCAAAAAATTGCAGAATCTTCTCTTCGTGATTTTGAATGATATCCTTAACTTTTCGTCTCCATTGTCTAAACTGTTGCTGCTTTTCAGCAGCCTCTGTAACATGGTAGAGGATAACATTTGATATTGCAACTTTTAAAGAAGCCTGTGGTTTTATATCATTTGTATCTGCATCCGGGAAATCAGCAGATGCATATACTACCCCTCCTTGAACTGCCCCTCCATATTCCCCTTGGTCCCTCTGTTCCATTACTTGCTTCTTAGGAAACTGAAAAAAATAGCATAGATGCAGCGTGAATCCTTATAAATCATCAAGAGTTAATTCCTTCTCCTTTTGTGCAGTTGCCTTTGCCCTATGAGAAACCTTATTCTTTTTATCAACCACAACACCTTCCCTCTTTCGCTTTTCTCGCTCAGTTTCACTTAGATTTTCCTCATCTTCTTCTTCCTCTTGCTCTTCATCTCTATCAAATATATCATCATCCTCAGCTTGAGCTGCTGCTTCAGCCACTTTCTCTGCAGCGGCCTCCTTGCCCTCGCCAACAAGTTTAGAAATTTCAGATACCGTATCAATATTTCCAAAGATATAAGGATTAATACCTTCCTTTTTTAATTCACTGTATTGATAAGGATGATATTTATCTAGTATGTCGCCACGATCTCCCCTTACACCATTAGCAAGTTCTGCCTTAGGGACTTCACAATCTCTTAAACTCACTAGGACAACATCACCAACTTCAAATCTAACTGTCTTTTTGATTGATCTACATATCTTACATACGCGTTGCTTGTTATCATCACAGTATATCTGGGCATTCAAGTCACCAAGTAGTCTTACTAGTCTACCAACCATTTGATCTGGTTGCCTAGTAATAAATTCTACTTGTTCAGAATCTGCAAACTTACTCTTTCCCTTTCCACTCTTGTAACCTTTACCTCCGCGAATATTTGGCATACTATTTACAGTGCATAATAATTGTGTCAATTTTTATATAATTGAAAAATTATATTCACAATTATAATAACAATGTGTTAATCATCATACATGGCATATAGAGCATTTGCATTTCTCTCCTCAACCTTTGCATAGTATGCCCTCTTCTTAAGACGTCTAGTAGAACGATCCTCATCAGTGATCCACTCACCCTCCTGTGGCTGATATTCCCTACAAGAGTCAGGGTAGCTTACTACCTGAGAGAAAGATTGCTGCTTAACTAGAGGCCTCCTCTCACTGCAGCAGAGGAGCTTGCAGTCTACATTCTTACCCTTGTAAATCTTCTGCTTTGCTTGGATAGTTGTATCGTAGCTTATGAGTGCTCCCACAATTGGACTACCATCTGCCCTATAAATCTGAACTGCCTTCACAGCCTCTGCTCTTGATGCATATATAGATGCAATCTCATCCTTACTCAACACGGGAATCTCCTGCTTGGGATTTGTTCTATTCTGATTATTCTTATAACTCATGGTATGTGTGTAAAAAATAAGGGCACCAGCACAATCAATTTTATACTGATGCTTTTACTTTTTTAGTCTTTACAACTCTCTTTGAAGAAGATTCCGTATATTCCACTTTTTTTCCAATGAGCTCACCGAACTCTTCCATAATTCGCTTGTCTTCCTTTTTAGAAGAGCATGGTAAATTATGACTAGAAAGTGTTGCACGAATATTCTTTCCCTTCTCGTCATTGGGAATAGTAATAACAGGGTCACCATGAATATATGGAATATGTTCATTTACGCCCGATGTAATTCTTGTTAATGTATCTATCTTATAATGACTCAGAATACTCGATGGTATGAGCTGCTCAACGAACTCCGGCTTTCTATAATGCCATGTATCTCTATCAGGACATTTTACAGTAGAATGTCCATGAACCTGGCAGATGCTGCAAAAGAGTGCAGCCCTAACAGGGCACAATGCTGGCTCATGTTGCTCTGCCTTGTATAATTTAGAACAAAAGTCACACATTGTTACCGCTAGCGGCTATAACCTTGAATCAATTTTATTTTTTTGATTTTTTAGCTTATTTATAGTAGATATGTCAGATTTAATCATAGGTCAAATGACTGGCTTGACGAACTCTCAATTCTTACAATATTCTGATGCTGCGCGTATATTTTTACGTGTGCAAGCGTTTAACCAGGCTATAAGAATTAAGCGAATTGCAGGAAATAAAACAATTTCCTATTACACCTTCGTAGATAATACAGAGAGAACCTTATATAAACAAGGGCAATTCATTTTATCTCAGAATGATCCTATTAGTGCAGCAGGAGGATTATACGATGATATAGCAGAAATATAATTTTCACATTCAAATAGTAGAATGTCTACCAATTCAAGAACATGCGGCTGCACAACTCAACAATATGATCAAATTATATTTAATTCGGTTGCATACCAGAATTCTGCCAACGTGGTCTATCAAGGAAAAAATGCCCTAGTCGCTGCGTCAACCAATGGGACTTTAGGAAAGCAGGCCACTGGCAATCCCACATTTAAGTCTAATTATGAACGCATGCAATATTTACTTGGGCAACAGAACCAGGCTTCTTGTGGTGTCCCTGGGAAAACTTTCGCCCTCGGCACTAACTAAATGCTTATCTACGAATACTTTTGGAGACATACTATGTTTCTGCAAGCGTTCCTTCGTATTTTTCTGCCAATGAACCCACCATAGACCCCAGGCCTCAATGAAATGTTTTTCCAAGTAAATAGTCTTGTCCATACCTTTATTACTAGAAAAATAGTATTCATTTTTATTATCCCGGCCCTACTTCCGTGACCTCCCTGTCATCGTAGCTCTGAAATTCTCTAACCACTGTGTCATTGCATCTGATGGTGACCATGTAGCCTTCTTCGTCGTAGAATCATATGTGCCAAGCTTAATTGGCTGAATTTCTGAATTTAATGAACTCCCATGCTGAAAAGCGAGCATGTTACCGTCCTTCAGATGAACTGGAATTCCATCAATAATCTCAACTCCATGACTTGGCATACGTATTATCTGCAATGACTCACATTCATTTTTTACCCTACTGCAAAATACCTTTGTGTAAAATTGAACTCATCGCCATGCTATTTTCATAGCACCCAAAAAAGATGTCAGCTCCTTTGCCTGTTTCACGTATTCGTAAGTCATTCAGTCCAATGAAGCTTGTAGATCTTGTGCAAGATTTTGATGAAAAGCGTATTACAATTCCCCCACACCAGCGTGAGTTTTGCTGGGATCTTGGAAAGCAACGTAAATTTATCCAGAGTATTCTGAAAGGCTATCCCATTCCATCTATTCTACTTAGCAAGGTAAGCCTTGGTGATGCAGAGCATATCCTAGAAGACGGGCGCCAACGCATCACAACGGTTTCTCACTTCCGTAGCGACAAGTTCGGAGTTGCACTAGAGAAGGATGGTCCAGAGTTTCTCTTCTCACAGCTTAATACCGATGATAGGTCTCGGATAGATCATGAGAATATTGTTGCATGGACATTCTGTAATGCTACACCCCTGGACCGCATAGAGATCTTTGACTGGCACCAGAATGGTGCTCCACTTTCCTCTGGTGAGCGCTATCATGCACAATATGCATCAGCACTCGTTGAGTTTGTTAAGAAGCAGCTTATGACACCTGGGCATGGTTATCACGACCGCGCTGCAACAATCTGGGGTGTCCGTGGCGATCCAGTGAATCCTCCAGAGGGTTATATCTCTTCAGACAAGCGTCGCAAGTGGCTTCTAAGTGCAGTTGCACTCTGCCTTGGTCTAGCATATGGTCCTGCAAATGCAAATAAGAACTATGAGAATGGGCGAGAACTCATCGTAATCCCAATCTCTGCAGCAAAGGAGGTCGCAATGAAGCGGGATCTTGAGCGCATCTTTGAGATTTATGAGGCGGTTCAGGCTCGTCTTGCCCCTCGTAAATCCAAGCAGTGGCTAAATCCGAACTGGGATCTTGGAACCTTTACAGGCTATATTCTCTATAGCCTCTCAATTGCTGCGCGCAAGGCACATATTGAAACTCAGAAGGGTCTTCCCCTAGGCCACAAGGTGGGTTTTGAGAAGAGTGGTGTCTATCAACCTGATTCTCTAAAGGATAAGCCTGCTGAGTGGACTCGTCTGAAGGATGTCTGGGTGAATTATATTGTCGGAGTGCGCCGCACAATTAATGATAACCCCAAGCAGACAATTAAAAATGTTCTGCTTGCGGGAATTCACAAGGGTATCCCTAACTGTCGTAACTGGACACTAGAGCGCTGGGAGGATGGATATAAGCGTGTATTTCATCCTGATACGGTTGTAGAGTCTGAATCGTCTGATATTGAGAATGAGGATGAATATGATTCTGATGAGGATGAGGAGAGTGAGTAAATTTCGGTATCTAAAATAGATGAACACTGCAATAAATTTCTTAGGATATAATCCTATAGAATATGTTCCAGCAATCCTGGTTACAGGTAAGATTGGACTAGTATTTTTTGCATTAGGTGCATTATTATATTCTTACGGCGCAGCAAAGCTTTCTTATACATATAATATGTCAATGAATAATGGGTCTATGGCCTACTTCTGGTGCCTGCTATGTTTCTTTTTTGCATCGATTTACTACCCATATTATGCAATCTTCTTGAATCCAGTTCTCCCTATTTCAATGGTTGGAGTTGCTGTAGGAGGGCGAAGACGTTAATTAGAAATCCTCAACCGTGCTGAAACTCATCTCGGCCTGAGTCTTTCCAACACCCGCCTTGGCATAGTTCGCATTACGCTTCTCAAAGAAGTTGTCCTTGCCCTCCAGAGAAATACGCTCCATGAAATCAAAGGGGTTTGCCACATTGAATATCTTGGGATAGCCAAGCTGCACTACCAACCTGTCTGCCACAAACTCAATATACTGGCTCATCAACACAGCATTCATCCCAATAAGCTCACATGGCAATGCCTTCGTGATGAAATTCTTCTCAATCTTCACTGCCTCCTTGATAATCTTGGTTACCTTTGTCTTTGTAAGCTTGTGCTTAATCTTGGAATACAGGAGGCAGGCAAAATCCGTGTGCATTCCCTCATCCCTCGCGATGAATTCATTGCTCGTCGTTAGGCCAGGCATGATGCCACTCTTTTTTAGCCAGAAGATTGAGCAAAAGGCACCACTGAAGAAGATTCCCTCAACCACTGCAAATGCTACCAACCTCGTTGCGAAATCGGCCTCCTTAGTATTTAGCCACTGCTTTGCCCAATCAGCCTTCTTCTGGATTGCAGGAATCGTGCTTGCCGCCTCGAGCAAGTGTTGCTTCTCAGCCCTGTCATCAACATAGGTATCAATAAGCAAGGAATACATCTCAGAATGAATCGCCTCCATGAAATTCTGGTTCGCATAGAAGTATTTAGCCTCTGGCCACTGAACCTCATTCTGGAAATTCAGGGCCAGGTTCTCCATAAGGATACCATCAGAAGCAGCAAAGAATCCTAGAACATGCTTAATAAAATGCTTAGTATTTGCATCTAGCTTCTCCCAATCCTTCGTATCCTTTGTCAGATCAACTTCCTCTGTAGTCCAGAATACTGCAACGGCCTTCTTTCCCATATCAAAGATATCTTGGTGTTGAATAGGAAACAGAACAAATCGCCCAGGATTCTCCATGAGCAGTGGCTCGTCAGTTGGCTTAGGTAACTCAGAAATTACCTCGCTCAAAGCTAACGCGGGTGGATCGGCCTTCGGGACCCTAGCCTTTCGGCCCGGAGATCCAGTAGTCTTCATGACGTCAGGATTCTTAGTTACAGATGAATCATTTATTACAGATACAATATGCTGCTCCATTCTGCTACGGGATAGTATATTTGAGGGCGAGAAAGAATCCATAGGGAGGTTTAGTGATAAATTGCGGCATTTATATGTGTGCAATTTTTATGGCGTGATAGGATAGATATGCAGGGAGGAAGAATTCTTGCTGAAGGTGTAGATGGTTGCATTTTGTCTGGTCCCATGTGGCCATGCGCAGAAGATAGTAAAGGTAACCAAGAAGTCCCCAATCCAAGTAATACGCGATATGTTTCTAAAATAGTTTCCGTTGAAGATGAAGAATCTGGTTTTTTACAAATGGCCGAGAGAATATTAGGGACTCAATTATCTGAAAAGTATCTTTCTAAGCTACAAGCTCAATGTAAACCTGCAACAAAACTGCATCCACCTAAAAAGCAATATGCAGAAAATTTAGTTAAGGGTGAACGCAATATTTTGGCAAAGACGTGGCCTACAAATGAAAATGAACAAGCATGTGGCCAACTTAAGCGAAAATTAGAAAATGGGCAGGATAATTTGAGTAAAAAGAAATTAATGATTATTACAAAATATGAAATGACAATGAGTGAATTAGCAAATAAACTTTTAAATAATACTATCCCATATAAAACTATATTAGTTAATATTGAACGTGCAATCCCTAAATTTATTATGGTTCTTCAGAAACTATATCAGAACCAGACGGAACAACTTATTCATATCGATTTACACACTGGAAATATATTTGTGAGATTAAACCCCTTTGAATTTGGTATTGCTGATTTTGGTCACTGTGTTTTCCGGCGTCAAAATGAAGATCCTTCTATGACATTTTTTGGAAAATTTCTTATCAACTATGTGTCTAACGTTCCATTTTCACCAAGGTTTAGTCAAATTCCCCTAGAAGCTCGTCTTCTCAGCTTTTGCTATATGAAAAAATTAGATAATGTAACACCATCTGCGCTAGTGAAAGCCTGGGAAAATGATGAAGAAGTAAAGGAATATATTTCAGGAACAGATATAATTAGTTCACAGCTTTCACAAATTTTATCACAACTCTTGAAACGAATCTTATTTATCGCCATGGTGGAATCAATCCAGTCTATTTCTAGAAAACTTAGAGAGAATCTAAATAGTGCTAGTGCATTGTATAATAGTTTTACTCCTACCGAAAAAAAGGTTGTTGAATTTATTTTAACCCGTTATTCAATTATTTCTCCAATAAATACTATAAATGAAGAACTAATGCATATATACCCGAATGAACAATTAATGACACAGAATGGAAAAGGCTCGAATAATTTAATTAAGTTTATACTAAAAGGAATTGCAGCTCCGTATTTTCAAGATGGATCGTCACTGGATAGAGCATTAAGTTCGGTGCAATCAGCGGACCTCGGAATACTGTGGGCAGACATTGTTGCAGGTAAATCTTCTTGATTAGTAACAGTAGGGTCCCTTGCGGTTACCGTAGGGTCCCTTGCGGTTACCGTAGGGTCCCTTGTGGTTACCGTAGGGTCCCTTGTGGTTACCGTAGAATCCATCACAAAAACACGCTCTAGGAATGTCTTAACCTTCGGATGAACCATGAATGCCCTAGCTGTCAAATCCCAAATATACAGGCAATCTAAGGATCTCACCCGTGATAATGCGACATATGCCTGGCCATATTCAAATGTATTATCACCAATATCAATTAAAGCACAATCCAGAGTGGCTCCTTGAGCCTTGTGGATTGTGATTGCATATGCCAGCCTTAGAGGAATCTGTTGTCTCTGCAATCCCTCAACATCCTCAGATTCCCATACATGCGGCTCAATAATGAGAACTTCCCCATTACGAAATTTTACCATCGGATACCCGCTAGGACCATCACAGAATTTCTCCACAATACCACGAGAACCATTAACTAAACCAAAATCCATGTATTTGTTACTTAGCAACATGACTTGAGCACCCTTCCTCAAAGAAAGTTCTGGAACATATGCGCCATTTTTATCCATCTTCTCAATTGCATAATCGGTTACTTGTTGAACCGTATGAGCCGTCAAGTAAGCCTGGGTCTTAATTGTCCTTGCAACGAAAACCTTGTCTTCACCCTCACACTTATTTAATTGTGTCATGTTAATTTGATCTACATCCGCACGCTTAGTAAAGAGGAGAGTTGGCTTGATTTCTAACTTCTTCCATGCCGTTGTTCTCCTGGAATCCAGAATATCGAGGGACTCCTTCGTTAAGATACCTGATCTAGCTTCATCCAGGATTTTTAAGAATACTGGGTCAGTTTGTCTATGCACTGTTCTCAAGACTACTGAATCATGAATATGCGCATTCCATGCCTTGGATTCAAAGACAAAGAAACAGTCCTTGGAGTCCTTGTTTACTGGGGGTAGCTGGAACATATCCCCCACCAGAATAAGCTGCAGGCCTCCAAAGGGTAGGGTGGACCTGCGCATTCCCTTACCAATAGTATCGAGCTTATCAAGCAGCTCTGGCATCATCATGCTAACCTCATCTATAATGAGTGCATCCGCAGCTAGCCAGTTCTTCTTAGCCTTGAAGGCTTTTCGCAGCTTCATCAAGATAACCTCAGCAGATTCCTTTCCTAGACCTATACCTGCCCAGGAATGAAGCGTTTTAGCACCCTTTCCTATGAGTAACGCTGCGCAGCCAGTCATGGCAGTGAGAGCTACATCTTTACCATCACTATTCAAGGCTTTCACTATATTTTGAATAACATATGATTTTCCTGTGCCACCTGCACCCGTTAGAAAGAATGATTTCCCTGATTTCGCTAAATCAACTGCTCTTTGCTGATCTTCATCCATTTGTGCCTTTGATGGTTTTAGACAAATAAGCAATTTTTATGGTGCTATCAACAGATTACAACTATAAAGCGATTTATATTATTTACGTATATTTATACAAAAACTAACACACCCATCAAGTGCTTTTCCTATAATCATCTGATTATATGTTAAACAAAATTCATCTACTGCTTTCTTTATTCCAAAATGGTAGACAGTTTTAGCCTTTGCCATATTCATTTCATAATCATGACCCATAATATACCCACCATTCTTTATTTTTTTATATGCATTTAGTAAATCCTGTTTAACACCATTGTATGAATGATCACCATCGATATATATAATATCATAAGTATTATCTTCTTGTCCTCTTAAAAAATCTACTGAATTTCCTTTATGTAATTTAATATTAGGCATATCTTTATATTTCTCTAATAATTCTACATAACTCTTTCCTACGTCATACCAAACTACATTGTTTCCATCAGCATCACCACTACAGGTATTCCCTTCAAATAAATCAACTGCATCAACTGACCCTATTCTACAATTTTTTACTAAATAGTCTAAGAAATCTCCCTTAAATACACCTATTTCTAAAAGTACTGGATTAGATATCTTATTACAATAATATGATAACATTTCGGTGCGTGTTTCAAAAATACATAACTCACTATAATTTTCATCTTGCTTTATCCAATAGTGTTCTGTATAATCAGTTTTTATTAATGGAGAAATAATACTATGTTTAGATCTGAATTCATCAGTTGCTCGTTTTGCACCTATCCAATGACCATAATCATCTATTATTATTATTCCGCCTGGAACAACTTTATTATATAACTTTTCTAGACATACCATGGTTGATTCATACCAATCACCATCTAGCCGAAGAACACCAATTTCTCCAATGTTTTCTATATTTTCTGGAACATTTAATGTGTCTTTGAAAAATCCTTTTATTAGATTCACATTTTTCATATCAATGTTTAATGTTTTAAAAGTATTATAAACATTTTCTATACCACCTGATAAATTATCACCAACTTTACCAAATCCAGATAATGGGTTACTCTTATTATAATTCCCTAAATCTTCATTGGTTATATTAGGCATACCTTCAAAGCTATCAAAACCATATATTCTATTATTTTTACCTGCTATACTTTTCATCATGGCTAAACATCCACCTTTTGCCACCCCACATTCTACAAAAGAATACGATGTATTTATAAATTTTTTACACTGGTTGTATAAGTTAATTAATCGTTCTCTAGAAACCATACTGAATCGCCTTTTTAATATATCATCTGAAAGTGAATACATTATTTTCTCCCAGAAAGAACTCATTTTATGATACTTTGAATTATATAATCCAGGTGTCCCTGGAAAATGGTAAATAATTTTCTCTTTATTAAATTCTCTAGGATTATTTTCTAAATATTTCTTCATAAATTTATTATCATATTTATCTTGAATAAATGAATTATAGACTAGAAATGGCTGATCTAAACAAAATGGGTGATCTGTATTTTTATTCATATAATTGACGATATGGCAATTTGTATCTTCAAATAATTTTCTCATTGATTCACTATTAATAAAATAAAACACACCTGCACTGAATGCAGAAGTATTTTTACTAAATATTTCAAAGTTAAAGAATTGTGATCCCCAGAATACATGACCTATATGACCCTCTTCTAATGCATACAATTTTTCAGATGAAATTTCAATGTTAAATAAAACATTGATATCTGAATTAATTAATATATCGGTATCTAAGTAAAGTATTTTATTATACTTATCAATCATGTCATATTGAAAAATTTTTAACTTACAACAAGAAGCTTCCATTAATGTATGTAAATCCATAATATAGTAATGTAAAGGTAGGTCAATATTCTCTAGTTCTTTTTGTATAAGTGGCTGGAATGCTGCAGATGTTAATATAAGAATATCTGTAGTATTCTTATTTATATTTGCTTTTACTGAAATAGAAGTAATAAGTAATTTTAGTAAATTTATATATGATTCTTGATGAAAAACACACATGTAAATAAGATTCATTATACTAAATAAAATAAATTATTAAACAATATTATGCGCGGAATGTATAATAAAATAAGTTATAAATGTTTATTATATGGCAGTATATCCAATAACCTTTTCGATCCCGGAGTCTAAACTAGTTACAGAAATTCCTGTAAAAACTAAATTTATATCTACTATTATACCCGGTGACGTTAAAACATATACATTTAATACTGAAGAGGCATATTACAATGAGTATAAGTCTTCCATATTTGCCCTTACAACAAAGAAGGGTGGTTGGGATTGTATGAGGCATTATGAAGTTTTAGCAAACGGATGTATTCCTTATTTTCCATCTATCGAATACTGCCCAAATACAATTCTAGCTCTTCTTCCTAAGAAACTTCTTATAGAAGGAAATGCCTTATATAAGAAATATAAAAATACTAAATTTGAAGATATTGATATGAATGAATGTAAAAACTTTAGTCAAAAATTACTAGACTATACGCGCCGTAATTTAACAACAATTGCAATGGCAAAATATTTTATTTATACCCTCAATATGCCTAATATTGAACGTATACTTATATTAAATGGTAAAACAAATCCAGATTACTTACGATGTAGTCTACTTCATGGTCTAAAAGAACTATTAGGAAAAAATTGTCACGATTCACCCAAGGTGCCACATATCTATAAATCAAATACTATAAACTATACAAAATTATATGGTAATGGATATTCGTATTCAAATCTACTTGATTCTTCTTTGCATGATGAAATGTCAGAAAATACATTAATAGATGATATTAAGGCAATGAAATATGATATTATTGTCTATGGTTCTTATCATAGAGGTATGCCACATTATGATCTTGTTCAAGAAATATACCCAGGTGATAAAATTATATTATTATGTGGAGAAGATACGCATAGTTGTAGATATGATAAATATTTAGAAAAGGGGCATAAATTATTTATCCGTGAAATGTAAATTATAAAATATAAAGTTCTCTGACCCGCAGTAAATAAGCAATTTTTATAGTGATTGCTTATAAAAAAATTGAATTTATTGCCATTTATGTATAATGTATACAAATGGCAGCAGTTCCTATGTCGCGTGATATGATGCGTGAGCTGAAGGCTAAGACCGATGAGAATAATAGGCTTACACTCGTTGAGCGTTATGTTAAAATCATGTATGAATCTGCAATTAATACTGCTAGAACTTCTATAAATACCCAATGGAGGGCTGAATTTCATAATGGACAGGGTGGTCAGTTGCTTGATGGTAGGTTTATCATTACAAATATTGATGATATTCTTAGAAGACTTCAAGACCTTTTCCCAGATTGCTCTGTAGATTTCAAGTCTCTTACTATGGCAAGGGGACCAGATGGTCAGATGCACGATATTTCTACTCTAGACGAGAAGGCTCTAATGTTTATCGGAAACAGACAAGTAACTCAGTGTATAACTATTGATTGGTCTTAGAGTATCTTCAGATCCCGTCCTATCTCTTTTTTATACATTACTTTTAGGATCTCTATGTATTTCTCACGCAATTTAGAAATATCCTCTTCACTCGGATTCTCATTTTTTTCAACTGGAATAGGTTCTCCAATCACTGAATAAACTGGATCCTTTAAGGGATTATGTAAAATTCCTAGAAATCGTGAAACAGTTTTCCATGTGGGAATTGGAATGCATAAATCATACGGTTTCAATGTATCTTGGATCCATTCAGGTATATCAATTGCCTTAAATAACTGAGCCTCCTCCTTTGATATAATTGGAACTAGTGGCGTTCCAGTTTCTAGAGCCATCTTGAAAATTCCACGTCGTCTTAAAAGTAATGCAGTATCTTCATATATCATTTCTCTCATACCCCCTGGAGAAAGAGAGATAGATCCTTCCTTCAATGTATTCTTCATCTCATGATAATCACTCGGGATTATATTTGTCTCATGAAATATCTCAGTTGTAAAAGGAAACCACTGTAAATTACTAAAAGCTACTGTCTTAGAAAGTTTAATAGGTATCGGGGAATCGGTAAAAGGCGAAGCCGTATGAAAATAGAAACTCGTTGGAAAAACTCCATGGGGGTGCCACATGAAAATATAATGACCTTCTTCTTGCAGGGCTTCAATATTACCAATCATCTTAAATGATTCATTGATATTGTGTTCTATTCTTGAAATTTCTGTAGGCATAGAAGCACGGAATATCCTATTAATAAAAGTAAATAAGGGCATAATACGAATCATTCCAAGTGAAATGCAAATTATAATTAGAGCTGCTGAAAAAAGACCTGCGCATGCAGCAGTAAATCCAATTCCTAATAAAACTCCTAACCAGATAGTAATATATGAATATGGATATATTAAATCTATCATCCTAGTCATTCATTAAAAAAGAATATTAGTAGATGAACGCAAACTTTTTGCTTGTAGCGTAGCACTTGTAGCGTAGCACTTAGCGCTTAGGACCAAACTGCTGTTTATACAGCTTGCTCTTCAACTTCTTGGGCTTTGGCGGAATCGGAGTGTTAGCTATTAATTCAATGGCTTGTCCATTAATTAGTAAATCATGATGAGAATTATACCAATCAATATAATTTGGGTTATTAATAATATTTATAACATAACCATCTCCCCATAATCGCTCTGTTGGCTTAGGCTTAGGCTTAGGATACTCATATTTTACACTATAAGTAAGGTTCTCAGTTATTAATACCCTCCATGCATCACGGCCAAACTTTGAATTATAAGCATAATAACACGGTGTTGCACCTGAATCATCCTCATTATTATACCAAATCCCCCGTTTAAGAAGCTCCCTAACCATCTTCGGACAGTTATTCTCACAGGCGATACTAATAAGCCCTCTGCCTGCAGTATCAGGAATGCTAAGCATTGTCTTAATAAGCTCAGGGTGCCCTGCTTTCTTTGCCATGCCCTCTAGCTCATCGATTCGTGCAAGCCATCTCTCCTCGGGCCTATAGAGCTTGAGTCCATCATTCTTAAGAACAATATGGTGCTTCTCACCCCCTGGTAAGAGAGTTGTGTGCTCAGCAAGAATCTGGAGCCTAGTCTTCTGCTTTTTACCATAGGTCTGCTGAATTAAGAAGGGGAACCAGATACGCTCATCAGTAAATGTCGCCTTGCAAGAAACGACTGCAGGACCAATATCCTTGGCAAAACCATTGTATGCTAGAAGATATAATATATCTTCTAGCATTGCTTGATACTTTTAATATGGCTGAAAAAATATTCAATTTTACTTTAGTGATTAAGGCTAAAAAAATTCTCAAAATACTCATTTGTGTTTACGCGTAGATTTCTTCTTATGAATATTACGCTTGGTATACTTGCGTTGTCCACCTGATTTAGAAGGTCGTAATTTATCTCCTAATTTTTTTGCTACGGTTTCTTCTCCATGTTGAAATGGCAAAATCCAAAATTCGCTAAGTCGTGATGGTATTAAATATGGGTCTTTTAAAATTATATCATAGTATGCAGATTTATTAATATAATAACGTGTATGTGAGTGTGACCAATCATGAGCAACAGAATGTGGTATTTGTAAAATATGGTATGCGGTTTCTACTATGCGACTGGGGCTTTGGATGGGTTGTTTTAAAGATATTTTTTTTAAATTTTTTAAATTTTCCTTATTTGCCCCTAATGGAAATTGTAAAATACAATCAAAGTCATATGGATCAATAGAAGAAGATTTAGCTGCTGCTGTAGCAGCTGTAGCAGCTGTTGTAGCTGGTGCTGCTTGTGCAGCTGTTACTCCAGTAAATGGAAGCACGCCCCTGACCGTGTTAGCTGCTTTTCTTGTAGTTTGATCTACAGATAATTGTAATCCTTCTAAACCCTTTGCAATACCTGCAATACCGGTATTTGACGACATCTATTTAATCCAATTAATTTATGCAAAGAATCTCGGAAGCCTTCCTAAAACCTGCCAAACAGGTATAGATTCATTAGGACTTAATTCTAATATATCAGCCTCATCTTGTGTTAGTTTAACAAGATGTCCTCGGGCTAACCGCTTCTCTTTCTTTGCAGATTCTAGTAAAGTCCTGTGGATTTGCCATAAGGAACACTTTCGTGAAACCATGTGTTTCTTTGCCCACTTATACGCACGCTCATGCAAGGAATATTCCTCTGTCCATAAATCTAGATCAGGATGTTCAACTAGACTAGAAATTTTCAAGGCATTTGCGTATATTTTCTTGCTTTCATGTGTCAATGTCTCAATAAATGAGCGAATATTTGACATCGAATCAGTTAAATCATTATCTGATTCGGTATCAGACATTTATTAGTCCTATTAGATTCCAAGAAGCAATTTTTAGAGCTAAAATGCACTACCTTTAGCCTTCATTCCATCCTTGTGCCCATTTACTAATGGGATGATGCAAGTCAGTTCGTGTCCACCAAATCGGTTTTGCCGGATCAAGAGACTCTATAGCGAAAATCCAGTGTGGTGGCACTAATAGGACTGTTGACGGCCTTAGTATAATTTCAATATTCTGAACCTGAGTCCATAAGGGATGATGAGCTACTGTGGCCTCAGACCACTTCAATCCCTTCCACCCAGGGGGCAACTTTGATTTCTGAGCATTATGAAGTAAAATACATCGCGCTTCACCTTCTGTGCAAGTTATAGCCGTCGCCCAACCATATGTCTGCCTGAGGCCATCTGGGCCAATATGTGCCTCTGTTCGCGTAGAAAATAACCATGGATTCATATCAAACCATCTGAGTATGGTATCAGATTCAATCTGAGAAATCCCCAAAATCTCAGACCATGTGAGTTCTAAGGACAAAGGGACCGCCGCTAAGGCTGTAGGTGCATCCTCGTATTGTTGCCAAATTGGCTGTGCATTCCAAAAACGTGTTTGCTTCAAGCCTCCTGATCTCCATATACCCGCGACCTTAACTTCAGATACAACCACTGGTTTCTTTTCTTCCCAAATAGTCTGAAGACTAATAGCAATCTGAGACTCCTTTATTTGAGAAAGACTATATTGACTTGATGACTGTGAATAATGCCAGACAATTATACAAAATATGATTAAAAGAATAACAATCCATTCAATCATCTTCTTAACGCTACCTCGTATATTAGGCGTGTTCTCTAAGCCGCATTATGAGGGACATAGGTTAAGCCCCCCGAGTTAGCAGCCCCAAGCCCTACAGCCATCAGGCTCTAACTTCTTTGCAGTGATTCCACCTAAATTGTCATCACAACGTCTAGAGTCTCTCCAAATATTCTGCCGGGGAGGCTCGGTTGGACCTACATAGCGATCCTGTTTGGTTGCATTATTAAAGAGTCTAGGTGACCTTAACCAATTCTTCTCATCTGCCTGGGTTCTGCAATTATATGTTCCAGCCCTCAGGAGTGCTTGTGGCATAGAGATTTCCTCTACAAACCTGGAGGTAGGTTTATCAGATTTAGGCACTAGCATTCTATCAACATACATATCACTATTCCTTGGGGGCTGGTATTGGTCATCATCACACGTTCCTAGACGCCGATCCATACGTCTTAATAAACTTTCCTTATCGATTGCCCTCAAGTATCTATCAGGCGGATAGACCTCTCCACCTTGAGGAAATACAACATCATCTGAAACCTCTGGTGCATTCTGGCCTGCTGCACTAGTTCTATATTCTAGGCACACCTTAGTATATGGTCGGAAGTCTAGAGGAAGTGGAACTAGAGTCTGAGGAACAGTTCTAGAATAAATTTTTGTAGGATCCCAGTGGGATTTTAGGCATACTGGAGGAAAGAATGGCTGTGTAGAAGAACCTTGAATAGGATAGGATTCAGTTGCACTACCTTTTTCATAAGGAGTTCCCTTTGGATTAATTGGTGAAGTAACCGAAGACATATCTGACATAGTTTAGAATTTACTATGGAATATTTACAGCTTCTACAATCTGAACAGAGCCAGACCATTCGCAATCAGCATTATTCAAGAGAACTCCTGCAGAATTATACCATGAGAAAGTCAATTTATCTATTTTTCCAACTGGGGGGTTAAATGTGACAGGGCTATGGACAAAAGTAGTTGCAAATGAACCAAACGTATTTAACATAAGCTTTGAATTATATACTCCAGTTTGAGCAGTTGTATCACGGGTTTTTGAGAAATTTTCTGGTTTACTTATATCCATACGATTCATATTGAATTCCTCATTTAATTGTAAATATATATAATCATCAAGAATCTTGAAAAATGATGTGCCCCGCTGCACTGTATTAACAGTAGTATCTTGTAATGCAAATCCTAAATTATAACCAAGGCCATATTGTTCTGAACCAATGTTTGCTTGTGAAACACATGATGAGAATGGTATACTAAATTCTATAGGATCTGTTATTCTATTACGTGATGCTAAATACGATGGTAAAATACTGGACAAATCTGTTGTAATTAAGTCATATAATGCAGCATTACTCTGACCAACTACAGTGCTTATAATTAAGTTATTACTTGAATTTGTAAGATTAATTGCATTAAATTTACTTAAAAAATCACCAAAACTTACAGTTGAAATATTAGATCCATAGAATCCTGGGATACCCACAGAACCATACACACTATTTGTGCTAAATACCGAATTAAACAAAGATAACGATGCCCTATAATCTGGATTTACATTTGTCAGGTTTGCAATTTTTTGTTGCTCATTTGATAAATCAAGAAGTGTTATATATCCATAATCATAACGCTGTGGTAAATAAAAGCGAACAAGGCTTTGAAATGATTCTGTTGGAGAATATCCGCGAATTGCAAGATAATTAAAAGAATCTGGATTAGCCGATGTATCAGATGGGTCAAGATTTATATTAGATATATACGAATCAAAATTATAACCAGAAAATGAATCTGAATAAGAGAAATTGCGCGCCTTTTCCATTGCAAATTTACCATCAATATCAGTTACTAATGATGAAAAACTCTTATATAAAAACATCTCTGTATGTTGATATGAAGGATATGTTTCAGTATCACCTGTTTGAATTATAGGATTTGCTAAAGAACCAGTCTTAGTCAAACTAATTTTATGTGTAGGATAGAAGACTTGATTCGCAAAGGATGTAATAATGGTTAAATCATAAGGAGATGTAAGTCGCGCTCCGTAAAATGATTCTAGATTATTAGTTGCAGGAAAATGCCATATATTAGTAAATTTAGATACAAAGAAATCGCTATATGGCATATCATTTCCTGTATTATACTCTGTTAAGATGAATTTAGGACTTGCAAAATTTATATTAGATAAGGAAAATGCTACAGGATTAATTACAGATGAGTTTATATTTTCATATAAGACATTACCCCCGTTATTCTTAGTTAAATAATAATTTCCATTATAATCAAAAATAGCCTTTCCTACTTCTATATTTGATATACCAGATGTTAAATTAAATGTATTATAATAATTACTTGAACCTGAAGAGTATTCGAGCAAAGGAGTAAATGACACTGAATCAAATTTAAAAGAGGTTACCACATTAACTATTGTAGTATCATATTCAGATACAAGTGTTCCTATAACTGATGTGCTTATATATAAGCTTTTCTTTATCTTGTTCTGATTCATAGTAAGGGTAGTAGATGTAAATTGAAGGTTTGTTAAATTTATACTAGTTATATCTGAAATTATACGATTTTGAAATGAATACATGCTTATATATTGTCCTTCAAAGTCATTAATAACTTGAACTGGAATATCATAATTATTAGAACCGATTGTTGTGTAAATACTATATACACTATACTTAAATAATGGTAATCTAGCCTTCAGTGCATTCTTAAATGTATAGGGTTGCACTATGACATTTGAATCTATATATGTTTGATTTGTCAATGAACGAATAGCATATGCATCTGGAAATTGTGTAGCAGTTAACCACTGAGAACCATTTGCCAATGAATCTTCTAAAGTAGGCTTATATGCCATAATATCCTTGAATTCGTATGCCCCACTAATTAGAGATTGTTCTAAAACTAATGCATATAATGCTTGCACTGGATTACCATTTGCTGCTATGGTAGAAAGGGAAGGTATAGGTATTTGACTATTTGCAACATCAAATCCAATATAACTCGCATTAGTTATGAACGGATTTGCCCAATATCCAAATCTAGGAATACCTCCAAGAATACGATCAAGTGTTGGATTTAATGGATTCACGTGCGGATTAGCAAGATTTTCTGGATTTCTCAAGTAATCAAGAAGACAATATATTTCTGTAAATTCAATATAAGATGCATCAGTAAATAGTGTTTTTATAAAATAAATATTCTGAAACGTATTAAATATTGAATTTATTGTATTAGTTATACTAATTACAGCAGAAGTGTTCATACCATTATTGAAAAAAGTATAAATAGAATTAAATAGCTGAGTCTGACTTAGTTGTGCATAAATTGAATTAGGTAAACTAGGAAATGCAGAAGGCCTGCTAGTTATCATAGTGCTTATCTGCATTGAAGTTAATAAAGTATTGCCAACTAGAGATAAATATGATCTATACCATACCCAATTATATCCAGAGTATCCAGACAATTGAATTGAATCCGTATAAGGTATAAATGAAACTGCTCGTTCATTTGTAATATATTCTAGAGGTGCCTGGAATACGGTTAACTTTGATCCGTCAATAAATGATGGGGATATATCTTCTGTTGGAATAAAAGGTATCGTAACGTCTGTAATATATGAAAATACTACTAAACCATGAGAACCATTACCTGAATTTACATTAGGATTACCACCTTGTCCATAATAAATTTCAGGATGAATAAATACCTTTGAATCAGATAAATATCCTTGTTGTGATATACCTGGGCTAATAAAATTAGTAGAAGTATTATCTACTCCTGGACTTGCCGTCCCATAATCTAAAATAGTAAATGCAGTATTATCTGGATAAATATATCCAGCACCACCCCCTCCTGCACCACCACCAATTAATGTTCCTGAGGAGTCTGTCACAACTCCTCCACCTCCACCACCATAATATCCACCACCTCCACCACCTGCAGAAATAATAGTGTTATTAATATTTCCTATTAATTCATTTGCCACTAAAACAGCTGGACTTCCTCCTTTCAAATAACTACCTGTATCTGCAAGATTACCTGCATTACCACCAACAGTTACTGTTCCACCTCCTCCATCGAACGAGGAATATGGAATAGATGACCGTGACATTAAAGAAGGTATACCTGCAGAATATCCAGATGGCGTATCTTGTATAATTCCCACATTGATAATCTGTATTTCATTAATTACAGGTATACCATATGTATTTTTATATAACTCAATATATATTTGCCTGGATTGTAATAAAGGAACTATATCAAACTCAAAGATTGAATAGATTAAATATGGTTTAAAATTTATTGATGTATTATTGAAATATATTGTAGTTGATTTTGTAGAATCAGTATATATACCAATTCCAGTAATTAAATTATCTTGATTTGGAGGATATAACCCGTTAAAAATTCTAATGTGATTTATGCGATCAATTTGAGAAGAAAATGATATATTTATTTTTAAAGAGTCGCCCTGAATAAATGATGCAGGTTTCCAATAAGTAGCTAGATTACCGTCAATTGCATTTGCAACTGTAGTATTCAATCTGAAAGGAGCACGATTATTAATATCAGTAATAGATGACGGTAATTTTTGACTTATTTCCATATTTGGGTCATATAATCCATTGAGTCCTGCAATTTGTAAACTATTAGGCGTATCCTTAGTAAAAAGTATATATAATGTGGAAGTATTTGTTAAAGTATATATTAAGAAAATTTTATAAAGATTATATGTTATACCATTGTTAGTGACAGTAGAATCAATTATTATCGTTGAATTAGTATAGATAACTGAAGAACCGCTTGCGTCAAGGCTTATTGTGATTCCAGTAGGCTGAACATTATTGTCAGTAGGAGTATAGAATTCAATGTAATTTAATAATGGAACCGGTGAAGGAAATCTAAATATGAACGGGTAATTTATAACATCAACCGTAGAAAGTTCTGAAGGATGAAATATAGTCTGTAAATTAGTATCAAGTAATGGTGATATATCTGTTGTGATAGGTAAGGCCGTATCATACACGCGAAATTCATATATTTTTGGCTCATAATTGATATTCGTTGTTTTCTGTATTTCTATGTATAATGTAGTCATATTGGGTATGATTGTAATTGGACCATATCCAGAAGAATTTGCACCATATGACCCTGCATCGGGATCAAAGCCCCCTGATAAACTATATGACCAATCAATTCCATTAGAACTTGTTACAATAGAAGCCTGATTTGCAGCTAGACCAGTTCCTGATAACGAAACTCCTACACTTATAAATCTTGATCCAGAAAACTGAACATCGTTTCTCTGTAAATTACCCTGAATAGAAAGATTACTACTAAGCCATAATAAACCATCAAAACTATATTTAATAAAAGATGTATTATCGGTTGATTTGCCGCATGCTACAAATGTATTATTTCCATATGTTACACTTAACCCTGAAAAATTAGTTACATTCGTTGTATTCCAATTTATTCCATCTAAGCTATATATAAGACCCGAAACTAATGGATCACCTACATTTCCATTATTCTGTGAAATAATATAATATCCTGCACCATATGTAATATCATTAATTAAAGAAGTAGTAAATGCTTGAATTGACGTCCAATTTACACCATTTAAACTTTTCTTTAGAATAGAACCTCCTATAGCCCAGAAATATCCATTCAAAAATCGTATTCTAGTTATAGATCTTGTAAAAATAGTCCCTAGGAAAATCCATGCTAATCCGTCTCTAGATAAATACATAGAACCTGCATCAGTGCCTGCAAGTAATACAGAATTTCCATAGGCCAATGTATTAATTGGAGAATTAAAATAATTATTAATTCTTGATAATGACCAATTAAACCCATCTGGACTATACATAATACCAACTCCAGAAGCATACCATTTATTAAAAATAGAAATGTATTGAATCGATTTAACAGAAGGCAATGGTGTATTTTTTATTGGTATCCAATTTATATAATCTATACTATACTGAATATTCTTATTAACAGAATTAATTCCTCCAACTATCCACGCATTCGATTGAATTGGTGTATTTGATAGCTGTGCAGTTGGAAGCATGTCATATACTTGTTGTAAATACTGACCATTGTCTATAATACTATAATCTACTGGTTGTATTGATGTATTAGAAAAAAGAACTTGTTGTTTATTCAAGTCATTATAGATAGTAATGCCAGTTGGTAAATTAAGCGTGTTGAACTGAGGTGGCCCATAAAAGCGAAATTTAGATAGAGATGTGATGGGATTAGAAAAATTTAATAAGATACCATATGTATTAGGCGTTTGGAAATAGTTTAGAGGATTTAATTTACTAGGTATGTTAGGTTCCCAGAATGTAAGGAAATTATTGTCAATTAAATTATTCACATTTGAGCCAGCAATAACTGTAGTATTAAAAACATCAATAACAGATAATACTGGTAGGCGATTAAAAAATACACCATTAAATTCTATAGAAGAAAAATAATAATTACTTGCTGAAAGTGCATTATTTACTATACCGAATCCACCTGGTCCTCCTAGGTCAAGTGTTCCAGCACCTCCACCTCCTCCTACAATTAATAAGGGAGTAGCAGTTAAAACATTTGAACCAGAAAATATTCCTGAAAATCCACCACCTTGCACAGTAATACTATTAGAATCTACATATTTTCCAGTGAGGGTAGTTCCACCACCGCCATAACGCAATTGTTCGTATAATTGCAGAGAACCAACCACATCTTCTAATACAAAATTATCAAGGTTTCCTCCCTTTCCAACGACAATATGTAAGGTAGAAATACCTTCAGGTGAATCTGCAGTTTTAATATTTAAGAGAGCCTGCGGATTAATACTTACCTTAACATATGCACCAGCACCACCAGTAGACGTTGATAAAGAAGATAAAGAACCACCTCCACCTCCCCACATCCATAATGTTAAATTGCTCATAGATGCATTTAATTCAAGTGAGTGTATTGTAATATTACTATCATCTCCTGGCATTTGTGTAAATGTGAATATCGGATTTATTATTCGCTTACCTTGAACTGAATAATTTTGGAGAGGTGTTGCTGGATTCGTCATATAATTAATACATGACACATTACCACTATTAAGATTTATAGCAGTGCTGAGAGAACTTGCGTAATTTGCAGTAGTAAAACTAGTGCTTGCATTAGAACATATATTAGATGTTGAATTAACAATATATAATGTATCTGAAAATTCTGAAAAATATGTAGTTAACCCCACAATGGGTGTATTATAAAATGAAGCAGCAAAATTATAGAGGGCCCCCGTTTCTTCAATTAGTAATGAATTTTTTCTAAAACCAATAGAGGGTGTTGTAATAGGAATAGATTGTTCATATTGTGATTGACTTTGAGAATACGCTGCCTGTGGACCATATATTGATCTTGAAGGATTATTGTTTGAAATTGGCACTACATAACCAGACTGAGGGGCAGATCCAGGGGGGTTTATTGCAGTTTGATTCTGTAAAAACGTTGATTGAAAAGAAGGTATTTGTTCTAATGGATATGGTAATACACTTCCTGAAAGCACACTGTATGTTAAGATTGCACCATGTGCATCAAATGGAACCATATAAAAAAGAGAATCATAACTTAATAAATCACTTGCTCCAGGTGTATTCCCCATAATAGTCTTGTTATTAGAAAGAAATGAGCTATCGTTAATATATTGATACCAGGTGCCATAAGAAAACCCAGTAGCTATCGTATTTGGACCGTATGTAATTGCATTATCAAATTTAAGCACCGATGTTGCAGAGGATAATGTCAAAACTGTATTTACTAATGCTAAACCACTGAATACTCCTATATACTTAATTTGTAAATTAGGATCATTTGAACTAGGAACATTATCGATTAATGGATACAGACATGATTTAAATGCAAATGTATCAACATTGTATGCACCATCCTTTGGTAAGAATCCTATAGCATTAATACCTCTACCGAATACAATATTATTGTTTGTATCTTTTTGAAATGTCTGTAAAACATCACTTAGAGAACGTGTAGGTAATATACCAAGGTTAGATAAGCTATAAATCGCGTCATCATATTGTAGTGGAATAGAGTAACCTTCATACCATTGAACTATTTTTAATTGTGCTGTGGAAATTTCAGAAAATGAATAAACATTATTTTTTTGAGGATATAATACAATATTAGAAGAATTAGTTCCAAAATATGATTGCGAAAGTGTATTATATGGTGTAATTGCTTTGAATGTAAAATTATTCAGAGGATCTATTCTAAAAGTTGCAGTTGGATCTACGCTTTGCAGGGTTTTATTATATGCAATGTAATCTGTTAGATCATCAGATACACCATTTGTATCATACCCAATTGGTATTCCTTTAATTACTAGATTCTTATTAAATGTAGAATTGTTTGGATCTATATTCATTAATGTAGATGTTATTGGTAACCTTTGAAAATCTGGGTTGTAATTTATTACATAGTCATATGTAGAAAGATTTGTTGAGAGAAATGGATTTGCATTTGGATTAAATTTTACATAATCTCTAGATAAGGGTGTATATGATGAATCATTGTAGTAAACGAATGGCTTAATAGTAGTGTTTAATGCAGAAGTATTATTACTTCTTAAAATAGTATAATACGTATGACCACTAAATGTGCTTAATTTTAATGTTAAATCAGATGCACCTTGTATATTGCTTATATTAGCAATATAGTGTAATGGATTTTCAGAACGCTGATTACCAAGGTCTGCCATGAATGCACCGCGATCATGATAAACAAATGCAGTAAAATAATCTGTAAACATAGTGCTTATATTTAATTGATTTTGAATAATTGAAACAAATGATAAAGTTATATTATTTACACAAGGTATTTCTGTTAAACCTGGTGGAGATTGAGCAGTGAATTCAAAATAGTAGTAATTATTTATTGCATCCATAGTAATTATGCTGGCATTTTGAAAGGATGAGGTAAAAGAATCTCCGAAGTTAGCCTGTAAAATTGTAGGATTATAATTTGTTATATCCATATTATTATTAGTAATATCATATATATAAGAATATGATATGTCAAAATAATTCTGGGGAACATTCTGTTTATTAAGATCTAATACTCCTTTGTAGAGTCCCAGTTTATTAAAATCAGAGTAACGATAGTAGTAGGGTAGAGGTAATGTCTCAACCTGAAGAGTCTGTCTAACTGGAGACTTAAATTTTATAATAGTATACTGCGCTGGAAGAATATTTACTAATATATCAAGTGTATGTGTGGTCTTATTGATATTTAAATAATATGTATTAGGATCAATTGCTAGACTACCAAACTGAAAATTTTTACCAGCAACATTGTAGGGTATTAATGATTCGGATGAATTGATATTTGAAAGGCCAGTAGTAATATAACCATTTGCAGAAACAAGATTAGGCCAATATCCAGGAGAATCTGTATAAGTAATCTTAGAAGAACTAATTGCAGCTTGTCCCGAATTTAAATATGCAAGATCATAATTTGAACGAATGCCTACTGCATTTATACCATTCTGGAAAAATATACTATTTTCTAGGTTATTAAAGAAGTCTGGAGAATATGTTGCATATGAAATACCTAATAATGTGGCTAACTGTATCTGTAAAAAATTAAACATATCTGCGTAAATAACCGTAGCTTTACTCACTGTAGTTTGTAAAATAGAATATGTAGTAGCTGTCAATCCAAGATTATTAAATATACCAGATAATGTTGCAGAAGATGTATTGTTTATTAAGTTAACTAATGACGTATTTAATGTGATTGTGGTAAAATTCACATGTAAAGAATTTGTATCGTATGATACCTGATACCTATTTACTAGACTATACCTGAATGTGTGATTTAATCTATATATATCCAGTAGTGCTATATTATTATTAATTAAATAAAGAGCAGCTTGGTCATTAATACCACTCATGTTGAAAATAACATGTGATTCTACTGGTAAATTATCCGAAGCTGAATAGTTGGGGGGTGCAGAAAAATTTAGATATGGTCTGGCAGTTATATCATTTAAATCCAATAATAGTTCATATAATACTGGGTAGTAATATGCAACCTTTAGTTGATCTAGAGTGTAACTACTTAATCCAGCATATCTAGATCCCCAATAATAAGATACAATTGTTGCCATTGTTGGGTTAGTAATATACTTAGAATTAAGGGAGTCATAATATGTATCACCTGGTTGATTGAAATTTATACTTAAATCACCACTAACTGTAAATTTATTATTAAAATCTAGAAATCCATTAGGAAAATCATAGAATAGAGGAGTATAATTGAGTTCAGTTTGAATCTCGCTTAGCAAGTCATTTATATTATATGTTCCCTCGCGTATAGTAACAAATTTAGTTATTGGTATGTTATTAAATGTTGTAATAGATTCACGACCACGTTCAATTATAGGAAGATATATATTCGCCTTTGCTATACTAAAATAGTAAAAACTACATAAAAGTTTTACTTCAGTTAACTGGACAGATTTTACATTTTTATAGATTCTAGGTAATCTAAGGCTAAATGTAGTCGGTTGAGGAAAGGCAATTTTATCACGATTTACACTATCAATAAGAAATAAGGTAGTAATATCAGTTGTTTTCGGTAGTTCTTCTTTTGTAGTAATTGTGCTTGGAAAATTTACCATATCTTTAGGCTTATCTTCATATCCTTCAGTAGCTGACTGCATTCCCCGTTTATTGAAGCGTAACCTTTTAGCAAAATCTATAAAATCAGGAGCAGAATCATGTGTCTCGTCTGAACTTGAATCAGATGATTCTGTTAAAGAATCTGAATAATTTAGACCCTTCTTCTCCATGTCTATGATATCTGTGTATTTGACTATAGTCAAAGATTCCGGGTTTAGACGGGAATTTTAAAGTTATGGTAATCAGATATGGCAACAAATGCAAATCCATATGTGGTAAATATAGTCCCCCTACAGGGTATTGCCACGGGAATTACAAGCTCATCAGATACAGCAGGTCAAATAATTAATCTTCAAACTAATGTGGCTAATATTCAATCAATGGTTAATTATGATTCAAAGACAATTTCAACTGACTTTATTACGAGTTTTACTCCAGGGAATACAATACAGATTACCGAAAATATTAATTTGAGCAGTGCCTCCTTATATTCAAATGGCACATCTGTGTCATTAAATTCCAGTTCAAATCTACAATTTACAAATTCATCATATATTTCTGGAACCGCAAGCACCATATCATTTGTTAATGCCGGAAATGAGATTCTTAAGATAATGCCAAATGGATCCCTACAATATACAAGCCCGCCAACAAGTCTTAGCACAGGAATAAATGTATCTGGATTCATATATGTCAGTGAAAGTGCATATGTTAAGGCACTTTATCAGACATCAGATAGATCACAAAAAACTAATATAGCACCATTTTCAACTTGCCTAGATGATATACTAAAGTTAGAACCTTGCACATTTAATTGGCTAAACTCAAACGAACCTGATATAGGATTTATCGCACAAGATGTGCAGAAAGTATGGCCCTCCTTAACTAGTGAGGGAACAAGTATAGCATATTCTCGTTTTGTGCCACTTCTCCTTGAAGGCCTCAGGGAGCTTAATGAGCGTGTAAAGATTTTAGAAGGCCTAAGAAAAACAGAATCTAGATAAATAAATGAATGAATGTGAAGAAGGTCCATCCCATAGATGTAGATCATTAAAAGTCAACCTGGAAAATCTGTCTAAAAGAAAAATTATCTTATTAGCAACTGGAACCATACATAATGATACCCTATTTGTAAATGGTCTTTATCAGAATGTTGTTATCTTGTATAAGCTAATAGATGCATTAGGATATGCACCAATTCTTTTAGTAAATGAAAAACCAGATAATATTCATAATGTTCCTCAAATTTTAAAAAAAATGAGAATGATTACTGCCGAGGAAGTATTAAGCAATTCTGTTCTAATTTATATGCAAATTGAAATAGCTATGAGCATAGATCCAAATATGCGTAGCATTCTACGTAAATTTGGAACAAAAGTGGTTAAACTTTATTTAGGAAATATATTAAATATAGATATAGAAACTCCTATTTTTTACCCAGGATTGCACTTTTCCCATCATATAGCAGGAGAATTAGATGAAATATGGGTTTCTCCACATTATAAGCAACATCATGAATATGCTGGGTTCATTAATAATTGTCGATCTGCTAAGATTGCACCCTATGTGTGGGATCCATGTATTTTAACATTAGATAAGGCACGCTCATTCAAGTGGATACCTTGTCCTCAGAATCAGGCTCAGGTAATTGTAATTCTAGAACCTAATATTTGTTTCCAGAAATCTTCTTTAATTCCATTACTCATTGTAAACAAAATCTACAAGCAAACAAGGCGCGATTTTAAAATTATACTTGGTAATTCAGAAAAAATTCATGCAAACCCATTTTTTACTAAGACTATCTTACCCAATCTGAGTCTTTATAAGGATAAAAAAATAGAATTTACTGGTCGTAGGACTATTACAAGTATTATGAATGATTATCCTTCTGCAATTGCAATTGGGCACCAATGGAACAATCAATATAATTATATGACCCTTGAATATTTGTATGCAGGGTTCCCAATTATTCATAATTCTCCAGATTGGTCTGATGCTGGATATTATTATGAGGGCTCTGATATAGACAAGGGTGCAGCAGCTTTAAAGAAGGCATTGGAATTTCATGAGTTTAGTCAGGAAACATATGCATCTGGAGCAGCTGCACTTCAGTGGAGACATAGTCCATATAACCCAGAAGTCCAACAGGCCTGGAAAGAATTGTTGGTCTAAACACGATACTCTTTTAAAAAATAAATGAAGATTGGAATAACAGTGGATATCCGACACTCTATTTTTAGTGCGGGACATCCAAATTCCTGCATTGCTATCGCTGAAGCATTTCAAGTCGGTGGCCATGATGTAGTATTCTTAAAACGAGATCAAGAGAAATCATGGTGGGATGATGTTAAGGCTCTAGAAGCTGATGCACCAAAGTGCCTCGCGATAGATACACTTACAGGTATTGACCTAGTCATAGAAGTAGCATTCTTGCTAACGCCTGTAGAAAGATTGAGGTTTGGTAGGACTGTATGGTATTGCAGAAAACCTGTCATATTTGAGGATCTCGAGGCAACCGTATTTGCATGTAGAGAAGAAGGTCGTGATTTGGAGGGGCTAAGTGAAATATGGGTCGCAGATATCTTTAATAATACCGATGATCTAACGTATTTGAAGAATCTCTATTCTATTCCAGTAAGAGTTGTCCCGTGGCTCTGGTCGCCTACAATTGTAGAGGCACATCGCAAGGAAAAGCAGAGCCCTGTATGGAAACAAGTTAAGGATTTGATTTCTAAAGAAACAGATAAGAAAACAATGTGGTCATTGCACATTACTGAGACTAATACTTCTAACACATCTTCTTGCGTAATTCCTATTGTAATCCTTAAAGAATTTATTAATTCTTCTAAAGATTGTATTGAAAAAATAAGTATTCACAATACTGATCACATTGCAGAATCAAAATATTTCAAGGAAAACATTTTAGATAACTGTAAGATTGAAGCTAAGCTAGTCGGTAGACAAAGGATCATTGACTGGACACATGAACCATATTCTATTATCCTCAGCCATTCACGGTTTGTGCCATTAAAAATGGCAAATTTAGAGGCAGCCTGGGTAGGCCTTCCCCTAATCCATAATAATACTGTGCTGAGAGATTTTGGATGTGGTCTGGAAAAGACATATTATGAGAATAATAGTATAGAAAACGCAGTAGATGCAATAGGATCTATTATTAGATCAATTGAAACAATTCCATATTTAAACTCATTGGAATCACTAACTGAACTGCGAACCAAAATTTTATATCGTTTTTCTCCAGAAGCAAGGGCGAAGGAATGGTTAGCAATGCTTACATATAAACCTTCAGTGAGCCTTATAAATGAAGATAGCAAAGTAGATGAACAGCCGTCTTCTAGTAAGAGATATACTATATTGTTCACAGATATGTGGGACCAATTTAATCCAGCCTATAACATGTTTATCCTTGCATTCAGAGAAGCATTAGAAGGCATTGAAATAAATGGTTATTCTTTGAACACCTTGCCTCAAGGCTTGAAGCATGATATTCATATATTCGGACCATTTGGTGAATTATGGAAAAGAATAGAAGGCCCTAAAGTCCATTATACTGGCGAGAATACCGATCCAGTAACAGATAAATCGGTTATACTGAATATTGGATTCAACGATATAGATAACCCATCATATTTCCGCTTACCCATATGGATGCTAGGAATAAACTGGTTTAACTCTGATTCTAGTAAGCTAGCTGAGATGAAGAATCCACTGCCTCTACCATTAGAAGCATGCACAACAGTGAAACCATCTACAAGGAGTAAGTTCTGTGCATTTATTGTCTCAAATCCTAAAAATACAATTCGTAATCAGGCATTCCATGCATTGACAAACTATAAAAAGGTAGATTCGGCTGGGAAACTTTATAATAACGTTGGTAACGGCATATTCGCGGGTCTAGGTGGTGGTGGTGGCGAGCTCAAGAAATATGAGTTTCTGAAGGACTATAAATTCTGCCTGTGCTATGAAAATGAATCTTCAGACGGCTACGTCACAGAGAAACTGCTACATGCCAAGGCAGCTGGATGTATACCCATTTACTGGGGGGCCTCAGATGTTGCTAAAGATTTTGATGAACGAGGATTCATTAATCTGACTGAGTGCCCAGAAGATCTCGTAGCAAGGGTGAAAGAAATAGATGAATCTGATGAGCTCTATACGCAAATGGTATCTATTCCAGCAATAAAGCCAGAACGTATTGCTGAACTCAAGAGTAAATTTAGTGATTTAGTTCAACGAATCCTGGGGGGTCACTTGCTAGTAACATTTGCCACTCAAAAATTCTGGCCATCACTAATAAGATGGTTAGATGCAGTTAAACTTCGGATGACTAGTATTAGCGATATCAAGGTGCGAGTATATCTAGGCCATGATGTAATACCCGAAGTATTAGAGGCAACTAAGGAGAAATATAAGTTTGTTAGCTTTATTAAGATTCCTACTGAGACCCCCCCAGGCTTTGATGATTTTTGGGCACCTCAGCATTATGCATGGAAACTATGGATATTCAAAGATATTTGTGAAGATCCTAGATTAAAAGGGAGCATGGTTCTCTATACTGATTGCGGAAGTGTACTAATTCGCTGGCCTACTGAATGGATAAAGGAGACCAGAGAAAATAAAATATGCTTCTTAGAAGATTCAAGTCAAACGAATCAGCCATGGTGTCATTCAAGCTTTTGCTCGAGGCTACAAGTAACAGATACCGAATTACACTCAAATCAGATATGGGCTGGAGGAATTGCATTTATGCATTATAATACGGGAGTTACGGATTTTTTTGCAGAAGCATATAGGCTCGCTTGTATCCGCGATGTAATTGTTGGTGAAAAGTGGATTGTTGGATCAGATAATAATGTTTCAGGGCACCGTCATGACCAGAGTATATTAAGTATTCTAAGTTTAAGAAAAAGGATGAAACGTTTTCCTTTAGAAAAGGTATACAATCATGACTCTGCTAGGTCAACCTATTTTGGAGGACAATCTATTTACGTTCACCGTGGCGAGTATAAGTCGCATATACCCTATATGTCAGGTATAGATGAAGTATATATTATTAATTTGGATAGACGTCCAGATCGTAGATCATCATTTATAGAAAATCATCCATATTTCAAGGGTAAAGTAAAGAGACATATGGCATGCGATGGTTTATCATTGACGCTTACACCAGCTCTTGCTAAGCTATTCAAGCCAAATGATTTCTTCTGGAAGAAGGCTGTAATGGGCTGTGCAATTAGTCATTTGAAGTTATGGACAATGCTTCAAACAGATTCTCAAGAAATGAAAACATATCTAATTATGGAAGATGATGCGAGAATGAATCCTGAATGGACAAATGCATGGGCGAAGGTGCAAGGGAACCTTCCAGTGGGCTGGGAGTGCATATATCTCGGCGGCGTCCTTCCACCAAATAAACAGGGATTTGAATTAGTAAAGGAACCTGTAATAGATGGTCTCTGTAGAATAAAACCAAATACATTGTTTGGACAGGCAGAAGCCACGAGACAATTTCATTTCTGCACATATGCCTATATTTTGTCTAGGGCTGGAGCAAAAAAACTATTAGATACCATTGTAGAACATAATGGTATATGGACTAGCGCAGATCATGTTCTCTTTAATTCTCTAGATAAGATGAATGTTTATTGCCTTGATCCCCTAGTAGCTGGCGCATCTCAAGATGATGATCCAGCCTACATTAACTCAGATTTCAATGACTTTAGTCGAAAGGACAAGTTTGATAGTGACCTATGGAACAATGATGAGCGCTTTTCTTCAGATGAGGTCGCAGCATGTTTAAGTTTAGCCCTACCTTTACAATTAGCACCCCCCCTTCAGGAAATCTATGAACCCATTCAAAAAGCACAAGTCAGATTTCTTTCCCTAGATACTTGTAATCTAACAGATTCTACAATATATGAGGGTGAGTGGCTACAAGAGCTATTTGGGCAAACTAAATTTAGCCTTCAGTCAATTTCTTCAGATACACCCCTTGACCCTAATGATCAGCTAATCCTCTTTATGCAAAGGCCTCATTGGTCTAAGCAACTCGAGTGGGCTAAGAATCTCTTAAAACAAGGCCTAACATTCAAGATAATCCATTGCTCTGATGAATTTATGCAGGACCCAGTAGAAATCTATTCGCTACCTGGTGTAGAGGGTATTATACGATTTTATAAGAGGTCTAGCAATTTACCAAATACTCTAACTATACCCCTAGGATACCATTGGAGTTCTAAGGCAATAAAAGAAACCGCCATAGAAAATCGCCTTTATACATGGTCTTTTACAGGAACTGACTGGAAACAGCGGTCTACGCAACTAGAGCCTCTTCTTGCAATTGAGTGCAACTTTGTAAAATTCTTTCCAGACTGGAATGACCCAGGGCAATTAAATAAGGACCAGTATTTAGAATTGCTTCAGAATACAATATTTATTCCATGTCCAGAAGGCAATAACGTGGAAACCTACCGTCTCTATGAGGCCCTAGAATGCGGATGCATTCCAGTATTCACAATGCTACCTGCAGTCTTAGAAGATTCTGGTATCCCTTTTTTAAAGACAGAGACATGGGGCCAGGTGGCAGATTTAATAAGATATTTTTTAGAAAATCCAGAACAATTAAATACATATCGTGATACTATATTAGAATCATGGAAAACATATAAGGCTAAATTAAAGTTATCAATTAAAAAATGGCTATTATTATAAAAAAATTGATGATGGCTGGCTTTCATGTAGTAGCAACTAATCATGAGACAAAGTGAGCGCTGGCTCTTGGATCAAATTCTTAGTAATCCAAGAACAGTCAATCTGAAATATGCACATTTTGCCAGTATACATGTGGCGGTCTTGATGAAACGTGGACGAATAATAGCAGAAGCTACGAATGGATTTGGCTCTAGAAGTAGAGGCTCTGGATATTGTGCAAGCAGCATCCATGCAGAGCGAAATGTGGTGAAAGAAATTGGGAATATTCATGAACTAAAAGGTGCTGAGATGTATGTGGTGCGTATTTCAAGAAATAAGGATTTAGAATGTGAGGACCCGTTCGTTGGATCAAAACCTTGTTCTCAATGTCGCGTCTTTCTTGAAAAATGTATGAAAGAGTATGGACTAAAAAATGTATATTATACTCCTCCTGTTATACTTGATTAAATACGTTCCGCATACTATTATGATAAGGATTTGCTTGAACTTGAGCTGCAACCATCTTTCTTATTTTTTCATTTTTATAAGCATTATAATAATGAATAGAATACGATAAATTTATAATGAATATCACTAAAATTGCAGTAATAATACCATAAAATGCATTATCTGTTACAGTAGAAAGAATTGTTGGATCCTGAATAGAACTCTGAGGGAAGCTAGCACTCTTACTAAAAGTAGGACTTATAGTAAAGCTAACAGTAGGGCATTGTGCAAGACTAGGACACTGTGCAAAACTAGGGATTAGGCTAAGACTAGGGCTAGAGCTAAAGCTAGGACCTTGGGTAAAGCTAGGGCTTAGGGGAAAGCTAGGACCTTGGGTAAAGCTAGGGCTTAGGGTAAAGCTAGCGCTCTGGGAAAAGGTTGAACTTGAACTCTGGCTAATACTATTGCTTAGCATCTGGGTAGGAGTAACACTAAAACTAGGAAATTTAGTATATGTGGGTAGTTGGGTAGAAATAGACGTAGACGTAGACGTATTCATTTCAGAAGCTTTGATACATATATTAAGTATGTAACACTTTTCAATTTTATACAGTCAAGTAAAAATTGAACATTAAATTTCCCATAGATACAGCAATGGAAGCAATCCCTTGTTGTATTTGTGGCGAAGCCGGTCATCGTGTAGGAAGATGCGATGAGCTCTGGCAAAATAAAGTCCCTCCACCTCAAAGAGGCGAGCACGGCGATGACGAGGAAGATCATCTAAATATAACTATTTCTGGAAATGTAGTAGCGCAGGATTTGAGCCAGACAAGTGGATCCAAGGCAGGACATTGAAAGCCCCGTTCAGTAATTAAGATATAAATCCAGTCAGATGGATTTTTATTCATATTCATCATTTGTGCAAGACGATCAGTTGTTAGACGAAGAGACATTTTTAAAAAATCCAGGTGTTCATCTATTAAACTGTCCCTAACACTTTTTTGCCATAATAAGAAAACAAGAATCATAAATATATCACGGCCAACTTTTGGACATGCATCAAATGGAGGAAGAATACCATCACCAGATTGAATCCACGGTATTTTACCAGGTCCTAAACAAGAGAACCCATAGTCTACAAGTATAGCCGTATGGGAAGGAGCGATATGTATATCATATTCACCGCGCCATTTTAAATTCCGTGCCTTAAATGAATCTAGTTTCACCAGGATATTATCCGGTTTAAGATCCCTATGATTGAATCCAATCGTCCTTTCTAAGACAATACATGATAAAGCGATTTGAGCAATGATATTAATAAGCACATGGCCATTTTCTTTAGATTTTTTAGACCAGGTTGGCAATGACCGCAAATAAGTATCAAGAAGTGGGGCAGAGTATATGGGTTCCATTGAAAACCATGTTGATCCAGAAAATGAAAAAATATCAATTACTTTCGGACAATGTTCTCCTAGACCATTTTCTGAGAGTGACTTGTTAACTAACCATTGAATGACTGCTTCTTGTTTTGCATGTTTTTGAGAAACTGGTTTCTTTACTAGTAAATCCACAGAAGAGTCACGTATAAATCGCTTTACCCATACAAGCTTACCAAGAGTATTATCAGCAACAGTTTCTTCAAGAATCATTTTACATCGTTCTTTACCAGAACTATCTTTTAGTGAACCAGTTTCATCCAGGATGGAAGATTTAGACCTAGGAATAGTAGAAAGAGTTTCTAGAGAACCCTTCCAATCTAATCCTATTTCATTTGAATTAAACATTTTTTAAAAAGTTTCTATCTAACTATTACATGGATTAACTGAATTCCGCATGTATATATTGTTTTTTCTCTGAACCTGCAGAACCATCAATCCAGTGTGCGGCAATTTCATTTGGGTGTTCATCATTAAAACCAGAGCCAAACATCTCTTTCCAACCCGGAGGCTCTTCCCATGTCCATTGTGTCATCTTCAAATCCCAGAAGCCCCTTTTACAATATCGTAAATCTGGTTTAGTTTGATTAGTAAAAATGGATAAAGTAATATATCTATCTTTCCAAACCATATATGGTGAGCCTAGAGTATCAGGATTTATACGTCTTCTTGACCGCCACTTCAAAGGTATAGAGAGTAATTCTTTCTCAGTTGCATTACGAAACTGCCAGGCTTTTTCGTAAAAAGTCCACCATTTTTCTCTAAATTGTTTCTGAGATAAATGCACAAGCTCATGCTGCATAGTCTTATCATTCGGCTCCCAGAGCAAAAAAACTGGCATTGCTATTCCAGTCTTACCACGAGTATGAGGAAGACCTGAATCTGAAGAGTGATTCAAGTATACCAGATTAATTGGCCCATTTAATGGAAACTGGAAATCTACTTGATCCGTTTTGGCAATTGCCTCAGGTGTCTGAAGATAAGGATTTCCTCGTGCCTTCATATTTAATTCACCTGCAATAGATTTTTTAATGCCAGAATAATAAAAATCCTCTTGTTCCCATCTGGAAAGCACTGCTGACGCAGATTTTGGATCTATAGTCTGTATTTCAATCATCTTACTTCTTCCTAGGTTTTCTCTTTGCCTCATCAACGAGCATTTTATCCATAAAGAGTTGTTGAGCCCTTGTAACCATTGCAGACTTTGGTTTTGCCTTTGAAGAGATTGAAGTAGCCACGGGTGCCCTGACAATGACATCGGATAGACCCCAAGCCTTCATTAGAGTATTAGTGGCCTTGGCCTTGGCAGGCTTGAATAGATAATCACGAGCATAGAGCTCCCTCTCAGCTGCCTGCATATCTGGGTCGGAATTCCATCCCTGGGGTGGTGGTCTTACTCCAGGAAGTTGGTCAACCAGGATACTGAATAGCTGACCAACTGGATTCTCTAGCTGATGTTCAATATAGTATTCAGGATCAGGCTTGAGGCCATTTGCCTTCATGAAACCCGGAGTTTCAATGCGGTCACCCTGTGTCCCCCTGAATCCTGCCGGCGGCTTGAAATAGATGAAGGATAATCGGTCCCCTGAGGCCGGCGCATTACCAGGATCTCTGGCTGTAATACGGTCAGCCAAAATCTTATGGGCCGGCGGAGTTGCAGCCTTATATTCAGACCTGAGGCTCTTTGTAAGCATGAGCTGATTCAAACTTACCTTGTTATCCATGAGCTCATTTACCCACTTCTTCACAAAGGCAGCAGCTGCTGCTACGTCCTTGTTCGTTAGAAGAATTTTGATTGCCCCACCATAAATAGTCTTTACAATAGCCGCGTAATCACGACGCTTTGTTGCAATCCCCATAGATTTCTGGCAATAGTCGTCTGCATTCTCCTCATACATGTTACCAACATAACGCTTCTTGCTGAAGATAATGAAAGGATAAAATGCCTTATCAAACTCAAAGTCATGTGGCTTCTTCAGGGCCTTTGTAATGAACTCACCCGCTTCAGTAGTAATGTCAATAGTGGCCTGAATCGCCTCTCGGCCTTCAAGGCGCTCACCTGTGTTTGGATTTCTCGGGTTTATCTCAACAAAGAGTGAATCCGTGTCTCCGTAAACAACAAACGCCGAGCAGCGTGGGTCTTTTGCTTCTGGACCATAGAACTTCTCAATTGCCGCCTTGGCAAACATGATTTGCTTTCTGCCATATGCTGTGACAGAGGCTGCTAGATTCTGCAGCCTCACTTTGAAAACTCCAGAGCCTAATTGACCATAGAGAGAATTTGCTGTCAGCTTGTAAGCCAGTTGCTCTGCATCTAGCAAGGCCTTCCTGAATGGATCTGATTCCTTCTTAATTTCTGCACGCTTTGCTGCCCTCGCTGCCAAGAGACCCTGCACAATTCGTGGTAGAACTGCTTTCCTCGTGCCAGGATATTGTGCATATCTGCAAACCCTAGTGCCCATCTTCAGCTTCTTAGGATTCTTTCGGAAATCCTGAGGATCAGGCTTCCAGATATCAAAGGAAATATCAATCCACCTACAACCCATTGCCTCACCTGCTTTCTCATACTTAGCAACATCACCATACGATACCATTTTGACCTCCTGTCCATCTAGTCCATAATCCTTTGACCAGAGTAAGGAGTCATAGCTGATATTCTCAGACTCAATGGTTGATGGATACAGGGAAGCAAAGTCACATACACCAATAGGCGACTTAGTATAGAATCCAGGCGTAGGGTCTAGAACAATTGCACCCTCATAGGAATCCTGGGCTTCTGTAAGCTGGTCCTCAGGAGCCACATAATTGAATGGAGGAGAGGTCTGAGTCACGATCGTCATGTTCGCCGTATTACAGAACTTGAAGATAAGGGACTCAATCTTCACTCCCTGGCCTCTTGTGAAAATCATCGTCACAGGAACAGAGCAGACATTGGCCATACACATAGCATTATTGAAGGTCTCCAGCTTATTATAGAGGTCCATAGTCAAGTCACAATCCTGAATACAGTATGCTGCAATGGTTGCCCTGTCCTTTGACGTGCCCCTGTGAAGCCTGAAGATATCTGCAGGACTCACATCATCCTTTACGATAACCCACTTTACTGCCATGTCAGTATCAAGTTCCGCATCAGCACCTGCAGGTTGCACTCTGATAAATCCATCGCCCACATCCACAATAGGGAGCTTATCGGTGAGCTCATCGCCTGTTTCATCCAAGAGGACAATGGCACGACCAACTCGTGCATTACCTGTGCCACTCGTCTTAATTTGCCAAGAGCCATCCTCATTATGCGTTACTGCCTTTAGTTTTCCAGACATGAAGTATTTCGTGACCTCATCCAGCTTGTAAGAAGGTAGCTGGTATCCACGCTTCACCACGTGGAATAAATCAATCTGTAGACGCCCCTGAAGGGAAAGAGTATGCAAGAAGTTATCACCCATGGCAGAAGAAGCCAAACGCTTCTCCTGAAGGGAAACACGACCACCATGACCAAAGAGCCTGCTCATTTTTTGTAGATTCTCATCATTTATTATTTTAAGAACCTCAGCACGATGCCACAAGTATCGCTCATCAAAACCAAATATATTATAGCCTACCCAGACATCTGGATTTGTTTCAATGAGCCACTCAAACCAGGCAAGAAGCATTTCCTTTTCCGTCAAATAATGCTTTACCTCTGCGCCGTCAATATCATCACAAGTATCAAGAACAAAGATAGTCTTTTGAATTGAGCCATCGGAATCCTTGAGGACACAGCCAATTTGGATAATAGGGTCACCTGTTCCTCGGTCAGGCTTGGCTACAGGAAAGTCGCCTGATTTGGAATAACACTCCAAGTCCCAAAAGAGTGTCTTAAATGCTGCAGCTGGCTTCGGTGGCTTGGGCTCAGGACTTACTAAGTCCCATTGACATGTAATCACACGAATACCGGTCTCCTCATCATTGGTATCATTCTCAGGGTCCACGGTAACCCAACCACAGGGTGCAACATCCCTGAGGTGGAAGAACCTTAGAAGGGGGTCAAGACCTGACTCATACACGGGGAGTGGCTGGGAATTCTTACTCAAGGTAAATATAGGCTCCTGATGGTCATTAAGTAAGAGATTCTTCACTACTCGGAAATCTTTCATGTTTGCAACGGAAATCTTGAAGAATGTAAAATCTTCATCGGCAGTGAATCCATAGAGTTCCTTTCGCTTCACGCGCTCAACTGACATAGAAGCAGGGGCTTCTTGGCCAAGCTGGCTACGAAACTGCATAATGTCAAGGGATGGTGGGACTTTCAAATAGAGAAATGGCCGGAAGCCTTCCACATCACACCGTAAGCTCTCCCCGTCGGCAGTCATTCCGAAGAGATGAATTGTCATCATACATTGTTTCTTATTTGTATTAAGTTTAGCACATGAAATATCAGGATCCGTATTATCATCCCAGCTATACTGGATCTCTTGTTCGTCTTCAGTCTCTCGCGTGACCTCAATATATTGGTCACGTGAGAGGGCATCTAGGATATGAAATATTACAGACATCTTTTGTAATTTACAATGGAAAAACAAGTAAAGCAATTTTTAGCCTGGTTGTTAGTGATTTTTCCGAGTAGAAGACCTTAGCTTTAACATTGATTTTAATGAGGCAGTTTTATCATGAATAGCCTTGAGCATACCACCTTGAATTGATTTAGGAGTTGTTACAGCAGTTGGAAGAGTCTTTGTCTGAGAAGAAACTAAATCAGAACCAACATCTGGTGGATTAGAAGTTAGAATTTGCCTTGATGAAGAGTTACCCATTTTCTTATTAGTGGAATTCATTTTCATTGTAGAAACAGTTCTAGGGATATTAGAATTTCCTTCCATATTATTCAATGCCTCAAATGGAGATCTTGCTAGGCTTTTCTTTGTTACATTTGCCCTACGGGGGCTATTACTACGAATCAGTGAACTTATAGTGTTATCCGTGGAAGAGGTTCTAGAAGGAACCATAGAACGAGACGAAGAAGTATCCATAGAAGGGGTTAACGAGGTGCCAAGGGAAGATGCTAAGGGGGTGCCCAAGGAAGGGGCCAAGGAAGGGGCCAAGGAAGGGGCCAAGGAAGTGAGTAAAGAGGGTTTCACAGTAGGGTTAATAACAAGATTAGACAAAGCCTCTCTATCCTCAGAAAGTGTGCTATTACGGGGCATTGCATTTGTAGGTTTACCCTCTTCATCTTCAAATGTTGCAGGCTTCTTATCCTTGCCTACAAGCATTAGAGTTGGATAGAACTTACGGGGCACATTCGCTAAGCTAGTCTTTCCTATCATTTCAGAATCAACAGATGCCAGATTCACAGACTTATTTTTTAACTTTGTAAGATGTCCCCATACCTCATCATTAAATCTATGGCAGGCTCCACACCATTTTGCATTTATGTAAACAAGCGTTAAAGGTCCCTTAGAAAGGATTTTTTCAAATGCCTTTACGGCCCCATGAGACCGGACATTCAATACTTTTCCACTCCGCTGTTTCTTCGTTACTCTTCCTTTTTGAGACACCATCTATTTATAGCCAACAAAGTTTTATAGGGAGAAGATAGTAATGGAGTTAACCATGCCAAAGTGGCTAAATATAAAAGTAATGTCTATTTTCGGACTTTGTATACTTGCTGCCCTTATAGCATCTGCAATTATTAATAAACCTCATGCTAATCAAGGTTTTGAGGATTCAAAGAACGTAGTTCTAGATACTTCTAAGAATACAATGTTTCCCTACACAACCGAGCCAATAAATGACCTGGATCAATATGAATTAGAAGCAGTATTTCAAAATGAAGGTGACCGAGAATTAAAGAAGCAGCAAATAAATAAACTTACACGGCAATACCCCCTTGACTGGACGAATTACCCTCCAAATTCCAGTAAATTCCAGTCAGAACAAGCTAAGTATATTGAAGGATTTTCGTCAGATTCATCTGCTGCAGATTTAAATAAACCATATAAAAATATCGGAGACGGGAATTTAACACCTCCCGACACGGCTGCAATTGAACGAGAGGAGAGGCAAATTCTGGCAACATATGAACCAAGAAAGTCTGGAGATATGAAATCATATGATGTTTATGATGCACAAAAGCTACTAGAGCAAATTTATAAACCAAAAGGATTGGTGCCAAGTGTAAATAAACGCGATGACAATGTATTTGAAGTAGTGAATACAAGAAGTCTAAAAGACAAAGTAGAATATGAAGATGATCTTCCAGACGCTCCTACTACCTCTGGCCATGGCCTTGGTCCAGGAGAGGCAACGATTGAAGTTCCACCAACCGCTGTTGAAATCGCCGCAGGTCGTGACCCCTTTTATGAACCAACAACGAGCACCCGCTCATCGCGCACAGACTACATGCGTTGGACCCCTGGCCTAGAGCGCATGTTTGCACCCACCTATCCTACAACTGATTGGGTTGGTAAAGCTACGTAGCTAGGCTGGTGACAAATAAAGACAAATACAGATTTAATAAATAATACTTAAGTCTACTAGGCTTATGTATTATAGATTCATAGTTAGAATATTATAAAAAGATAATTATATAACACTTAATTAATATCTAAGCAACCCAAATAAAAAGAATACGATCATTCTCCCATCCAGTTGAATAACGAAAGATATGTTCAGGTTGAACAAGCAATGCTTTTGAAACCTTATGTGAAACTAGACTCAAAGCTTCTTCAAACCTTGATGCTGGAATTTCACGAAAAATATCTTCAATAATCAATAGACCACCTGGATTTACATATTCAATTGCATCTGCAATAAATAATAATTGATGATCTAATCTGTGTGAAGCGTCTTCAAGTAATATATCAAATTTATTTCCACCAATACACTCTTTCTGTAGAACTGCAGCAAGGCCAATTGAAGCATCTATTAGGTGACCCGTTACACCAGGAATATCCTGGATTTTTTCAATAGAAGTATCAACAATATCAAATCCATGAATATATGCATTAGGAAAATAATCTCTCCACATGCGTATAGAGGCACCATTTAGAACACCAATTTCACCAAATTTAAGCTTATTATTAAATTTATAAGGGGTAAGAAATGTATCATAGACTGCAGTATATGGATGACGATGTGTGAATATATTAAATGGTGATTTATCCGTCATATACTTCATAGCAAGATAACAAAGAGGTGTATACACATTTGTAGTATCTATAATCATCTCCTGTAGATAATTCTTAGTATTACGAAAAATACCACGCTCGACTGCATTAATTATAGCTGGCGTAGTATCTGTATATGCGGCAATTTTACAAGTATTTACTGTATTACTTGCAATGCTATCTTTAGTTGCATATATAAGGGTGTGCTCTTTGCCTGCGGAGTCATAGAATGTGTAATTTGTATTTTCTTTTGCATTTTTAAGTATTGACCAGAATTCTGGATGAACAAGAAGATTATCCTGGAATTTATAAAAAAATACACCTTCCATTTCATTTGAAATAACGGTATTTATTGCGAATTTTTCATAATCATCAGTATTAGAGAAACTAATAAGGGGATGAATATTCATTTGTTGAACATTTTCAGAGTTTGCAAAATTAAAGAAAATATGATGCACATAATTTAATAGTATGCTTCTATAGACGCCAAAATTTAATTTTGACGATGATGTAACATCAGTAAACAAAAAAACCTTATTTATTTTATCTGATAATACCTTAGTATGAAATTCTGATGGAACTATTCCACCATGTTCTTCAAGAGGAGATGACATTGTATATGATAATAGAATTTATGGTTTAAATACTATTATATATATACTATATGCCCATTTGGTTAGACTACCGTGAAAGAGGTCTACAAGCCTTACCCCTAGGAAAAACCTTACAACTTATAACTCCTCCTGTCGGCGATATATGGATCGGTGAATTAGATGGATCTGGTAACTTACTGGAAGGCGGTGTTATCTTAGAGCGCAAGAGTCTATCTGACCTAGAAGCAAGTGTCATAGACGGGCGTTATGAAGAGCAACGTGGTCGTCTTCTAGCCTATGCAAATGAACACAAGGTTGCAATCGGTTACGTAATTGAAGGGGAAACTGCAGAATTCCAGGGTCGGCGCTTCACTGGTAATTCTGTGCTAAAAATAATCGCCAGAATCCAATTTCACCATCGTATTCCTGTATTCCAGACGAAGTCGCTCGAGGCGACGCTAGCCTTAGCAGCTCTGATTGAAGCCGAATGGCTAAAGGATAAGGCGCACTATTCGTGGCAATCAAGTGCAGGGAATTTAGCTACTCCAGTTGCGGCATCTTATACTAAGTCAAATTCAAGGGACTCTCCAGATTCCTTTTTATTAGGGGTTCTAACCCAATGTCGCGGGGTCAGTGAAGCTCTTGGGCGCCTGATATTAGAGAAAGCCAAGACCCTAGAAGGTCTTATGGCTCTAGGAGAACCTGATATTGCCGCAATATCAGATTCAACTGGTAAACGTAAGGTGGGTAAGGCAGTAGCTGCAAGGCTTCATGGACTTCTTCATAGTCTTGCAGCGAATCCTTCAGTGTCATCATAATCATTAAGGTCATTATCATAATAGGATATCTCAGAAGGACGTTCCATATAACGACCATATATCCTAGAATCCCTGTATGCTGCTCTCTTCCTTGCTAAATCTATCAATTCCTGGGCAGAAAAACGATTGTTTTTTAATTTGCTATATGCTTCCTCAGATGTATCATCATCGTCGTAATCATAACTAAAATTTCGTTCATTTATTAAATTGTCATAATCAACTTCAATCGTATCATATGGTTTATCTCCGTCACTTTCAGATATTGATTTAATATTATTATCTCTATATTGCGAATCTAGGAATGAACTGTCTGCACCTGGATGTGTTATATATGAATTAGTTTTAGAATCAGTTGCCCAATCTGAATATACGGTAGTTGCTGGATTTTTTAATACATCAGTCTTCACTGTATCTTTATCAATGCTACCTTGGGTGAAATTAGGCTTTGCATCATATGCTCCTGCAGAATGGCATTCGGTTTTACCATTCTCTAAGGTGGTGCAAACAAGGCATTGTTTAGCAGTAGAATCAAATGTTGTTCCATTAGGACAATCCGCCTGGCTTGTAGGATTTACTTGTCCAACTGAATCGTGACAACAAGGCCTACCACTTACTTTACTGTGACCAAACCCGGAGCATGTTGGATCACATGGTGTTCTACCAGCAAGAGGATCGCTATCAAACCCATCAATAATGTAAAAAAATCTATACAAAAGAACTAATACACCTATTGCAAATAATGTGAATATACAATATTTCCACATACTACTTATATCTTCCATAATTCATCTAGAACATTTCCCAAAGAATCTTTCGCATCGGAAAATCTAACTGACTGCCTCGGCTTTGCATAAGGTGACGGGCGCTCCATTGTTTCTACAAATCCGGCCGGTGGTGTGTAATCAGCTGCACGCAGAGCAGGCCCAGCATTCGGCGTAGAAGTCGCAGCTTGTTGTAATGAAACCTGTGATGCCCCACGCCTCTTCTCAGGTCCTGCCATTTTTGGTGGCATCATGGATTGAACAATTGGATTTTTCTCCATTAAATATTGGCGTTCATGATGAGCCCAGGAAATCCAGAGTAAATTAGGATATGTATATCTAACATCATAGCCTTGTGTGCGTAGCTGAAATACAATATATACAATGCAATCTTTCAAATCAAGACCAGGAAGACCTAGAACAAATGCTGGAACATTAAAATACACAAATGTAGGTTGATTTGGAGCTGTAGCAGAATGAGCCACTTTCTGCAATGCTTGTTCAAGAATTTGGTTATACGCACGTTGCCGGGCCTGGTCTTTTTTTAGCCTTACGTCAAAAAGTGTATTAGCAGGCAGTTGGGGAACCCCTGACATTTCTATAGATGTATTAGCCTTTGAGGATACATAAACTCCGCTAATGAATTACTAAGAAACTATCTAAAAACTTAGTCAGAGTATAAAGTAATGAAAAAAATACCACCAAGATTTTTAGTAATAAGTGGTGGTGGTATTAAAGTTATATCAATTGTAGGAACATTAAAGGCATTAGAAGGTCAAGGGGTTTTGAAAAATATAAAAGAGATTTCAGGTGTAAGTGCAGGTGCGTGGCTAGCATTTATGCTTTCTGCAGGCTTATCAATTGAAACAATTGAGGCACTTGTTCTTGGATTTGAATTTAGCGTTATACGTAATTTAAAACCAGAAACATTTATAGGATTCCCTGAAACATTTGGCTTGGATGATGGAACAAATTTAATAAAATTTGTAGAATCTATTTTCAAGGTTGCTATAAAAATAGATCCTTCAGTGACATTTCGTGAATTTAATGAGCTGAAGAGATCGAATATACAATTCCGTTGTTGGGCAACTGATCTTAAAGAAGAGACAACATGTGAATTTTCTTTTAAAAAAACTCCAGATGTGAAAATTCTAGATGCCCTTCGTGCATCAATGGCTCTACCTCTTTATTTTACACCTGTCACACATCCTATATCTGGAAACCTTCTTACAGACGGAGGAATACAAGGAAACCTACCACTTCACTTATTATCAGAAAGTGAGCGTAGAAATTGCCTAGGTATTGGATTTGAATATAGTGATTCTTCAAAAAATAATCCATCAGATTTAATGGGATTCGTATCATCATTGTTTGCATGCTTAATACATTCGCGTCACGAGAATGTATTAAAAAAGTTAGAGTCATCAATTATAAGAATTCCAATACATGATACAGTATCATGGGATTTTGAGATTAGCCGGGAACAACGAACTAAATTATTAAAGAATGGGTATGATTCTGGATTAAAATGGCTTTCAAATAAATTACCAAAACCAATAATTATTAGACGGCATTCTGTCCAATGAATTTCTTGATTGCATCAACCGAACGATCACCTTGATATTCAACAAACTTTCCATCAACGGTTGACAGGATAAAAGTAGGAAATCCCTTTACATTTCGTGCTTCTAGTTCAGGAGCAGCTGATGAATCACCTTGTTCTAGCATACGAATCTTAGTCTTTTTTCCATTTAATTCAATCTGACCAGCCGCCGCAAAATTCTTGTAATCAGGTAAAATGGATTCACAGTGAGGACATCCATTCATATAATACATTGTAAAGACATTGGATTTCTGACCTAAATCGGAAAATGCATCCAAACGAACTCCACCAACTGATACTACAGTTGATATATAGGCGAGGATCGCTATTACAATACCCACAATAAGGATTAGTCGCATGTTAGCCATTTATCTAAAAGAGTAAAAGAAAACCTAAACATAAAGCGTTCAATTTATCTAGATGAGTTGGGTTTCAGGATTACGTTCCAATATTATTTATACTATTGCAAAGAGACCTCTAGATCCAAGGTGGTCTCAGCAGGATCTACAGATATTTCTTGGCCATTGTGCAAATGGACAAGCCCTAGGATGGGAAGAATCTCGGGCAGTTAATACAGCAGAGGCACTTGTTATTAGAACAAAAAATCACGGAATTTATTGGTCTAATAGTGAATTAAATAAAGATATGGATAAATTACTGAGTATCACGTGGAAACAACATGAGGCCCAGTAAGACAAAAAAGAAAAGAACAGTGTGAAAAAAGAATCCCATTGGTGTAGGGCATCCGCCGTTTGCAATTGCAAACATGGAGCCAAAGAGTGATTGTGTTAATTTAAATGTTTCTGGGCATCCTATTAAGAAAAATACAAGGGCACTGTAAAGCGAATATTTTGCCTTAAGGCCAAGAGATAAATAGCCGGATGACATTCAACTAATACTAATAGGTAAAAATGTTTTCAAATGATATCTAATAAGTAATTTATCAAGATGTGATGGAATGAACTTAGGAATATTTATTGTGTCATTATCACTAATATTAACTTTATTACAAGTGTTTTTTATGCACTTGTAATATCGGTATTCTCGATTAGTTGGTGTTTCCTTTTCAGATTGTCCAGGCAAGCCTGAAGCTATATCAAAATATGAAGACATTCTTATTACAGTATTATAGTATTCTGATTAGGTGGGCGCGAATTAAATTGGGAATATACATATAGTCTATATTACGCATAGCATCACGATAAAAAGGGAGAATTCTATTTATCATATCATCATTGCCATTATAAAGTGCATCAATTACTTCTGGTCTCATTAAAGCAATATATCCATCTGCTTCTTCTAAGGCATCTGTATCTACAGATTCATCAATAAAATTATATAAGGGTTCTAATAATTGAAGTAATGGAGACTTTTCGGGCGATGGTAGAACTTGTTTAATTTCATCTTCTAAATTATTATATTCTTTAATAAGATCTTCCCATGCAAATTGTTCGGCTAATAAAGAAAAAAATCCTTGTTCATCAAGGTGTTTCTTAAAACCACCTCCCCTCCCAGGATATTTTTTTCCCTTTATTCCAAGGGCACTATAACCTTTTGTTACTGGATCATAGATATTACTACTTCCTTCTTCTGGAATAAGGTTCCATGCTGAAGACTTCCCTTTATATTGTTGTGTTGTTTGTGATGGAGGGATTCCTACTGCAGTGCTTCCAGTAGGTGCTGCAGTGCTTCCAGTAGGTGCTGCAGTGCTTCCAGTAGGTGCTGCAGTGCTTCCAGTAGGTGCTGCAGTGCTTCCAGTCGCTTCATCACCTGATATTTTTTTCTGGCCACGAAGTGGCGGTAAACCTTTTTCTATTCGTTGAGCCTTTGCCTCTTCAGCAGCCTTTTGGTATACTGTAGCCATTGTATCTTCAGCAGCCTTTACACCTTCAACAGGCTTTACACCTTCAGCACCTTCAGCAGCCTTTACACCTTCAACAGGCTTTACACCTTCAGCACCTTCAGCAGCCTTTACACCTTCAACAGGCTTTACACCTTCAGCAGCTTCAGCAGCCTTTACACCTTCAGCAGCTTCAGCAGCCTTTACACCTTCAGCAGCTTCAGCAGCCTTTACACCTTCATCGACCTTTGTATCTTTAGCTGTTACTGATTCTGTAACTGATATATCCTCGCCTTCCAATAATGTATTATCCGATGTATATATTTTTGGAAATAATTTCTTTAAAATATTATATAATAATTTTACACTATGACCAGTTCCACTAATACCATCTTTATTAGGAATTTCATCTATACTTTTAATTTTAGAGACTTCATTTTGTAAATCATCAATATAATGTTTACCATTCAAGTCCTTAAATTCTCTAACAAGTGTATCTATTTCAAGGGGATCACTATTAGGATTTTTTGCATGTTTGAGTAAAAGATGAAAAAACTTAGGCAGAATAGAAAAATATAAATCATTTAATTTGTTATTTTTATCGTGGGCATCAATATCACTATCGGTTATAAAATTTATTGGATTTCCTTCTCTCAATAATTTCAGATAACGTTCAATTTGTTCACGTAAATTTATTTTTACATTATATGTATCTGGTCCTTGGTCGCGCCCTTTGACTGGTCCTGGCGATGTAGTTTCAATGAGTTTATTAGTAAATTCCAGGTAATTAGTAAATGCACGTATTAATGTGTCTCTGTCGTCTTTTAGCTTTGGAATTTTATAGACTCCCTTTTTTGGTTCGGAAATAGTTGCGCTGTTAAAAACTGGATTCGATGTTCGCCAGTATTTTAACATTGCCTTTTTAATAGTTTCATCAGATGTAAACCGTTTAATAAATTCATCAATTCCACGAATGGTTAATGCACCAATTACACTTGTAGAATCGTGTATGTCAAGATTATATACATTTGATGTATTATAATCCTCTGGAGTATAACCGAAACTGACATAATTTAATACATTATTGCTTGAATACACTGATGGTTTTGAAAAAAATGAACTAAGTGCTTGTGTAACTTGAGGGGCTTGAGGGGCTTGAGGGGCTTGAGGGGCTTGAGGGGCTTGAGGGGCTTGAGGGGCTTGAGGGGCTTGAGGAGTTGTTGCGGCTTGCTGAGGCAACGAACTAGGTAGTTCACCTTTCAATGGTATTCCAGACTGAGCAGGGAGGCTTGTTGGCATATCTCCTAATGCACGTTTAAATTTTTCGTCCCTTTCTGCCTTCTCTTGAATATTTGGTTTGGCAGCTTCAGCAGCCTTAGCAAGTGTTGTTGCTTGATGATTTAATTTTTCTGCAGATTCAAGTGCCGCTTTAGTTCCTATTTTCCTAAATTCATCAGCTAATCCTTTACTTTTTTCAGAATATTCCTTATCTATTTTGGCATGCCTTTCAGCCGAAGCAAGTGCCTGTGTAGTAGCAACTACTGACGATTTATCAATATTTTTTTTCACATTATCAATTTGCCCATGAACTTCTTCGGCCTTTTTCGTTAACATTTCTTTAACTTCTGGCTTAGTAGCTTTTTGAGCATTTTGTCGCAAGGCTTTTTCATTTTCAGCTGCTAACCGTTTTTCTTCTTCAAGTGCTGCATTCAAGTTTAACGTATTTGCTTTTAAACTTTCTAAACGCTTTTTACTTTCCTGACCTGTAACCTGACTTTGAGGTTTAGTATAATCTGTTGCGGGGGCTGCACGACCTACTCTTTGTTTATAGTCACTGAATGATTCACCTGGTTTAGGAGCCTCTTTATCAGAATAAGATCGCCCTTGAGCTGCAGGATTTCTAAGATCTGAAAAATAAACTGGTTTGTCGCCTGCCTTTGTAATTGCCATCGCAACTGGAGGTGTTGATAATTCTTTTAGAAGGCTAGCTCCGTCTCCTGTTTTTATTGAACTATCACGTCTCTTTCTAGACATTCTATCTAAACCCGACTCACATTTCTATTGTAGATGGCAGACGCTACTATTAAAACCTTCAACCCCTGGAATCTTAAGAATAAAGACATAACGACGCAAGATGTTGAAAGCATCATGCATCGTTATGGAAACCCTGGTTTCAAAGTAAGAGATCTAAAATGGTTTGCACAAGCATGTGTTCACAAGTCATATGTGGATAGACCGGAAGTCTGGGCAGAACAAACCGACGAACAAATGATTGTCGCCGAAAAACCAGCTGGGTGCCTATCCCTGAAATCAAAAGATAATGAAGAGCTAGAATTTGCAGGTGATTCTGTGCTATCAGCAATTGTCGGGAAGTATTTAAAAATGCGATATCCTGGAGAAGGTGAGGGATTCTTAACAAGTCTCAGAACTCAAATTGTTAATAATAATATGCTTGGTGAACTTGCCAAGAAAATGGGATATGCTCCACATCTAATCCTAAGTCGTCATGTTGAAGAAGTCTGTGATGGCCGCAATAATTTGAGAATTCTAGGGTCAATGTTGGAAGCATGGATTGATGCAATTATGGAGCACGAGGGTAATGAGGGTGCAGCATATGATGTGGCTCGTAAGTTTTTCACTACAATAATGGAAAAGCACATTAATTTTTCCAAACTTATTGCCGAGGATACTAACTTCAAGGATCAACTCCTCCGTTATTTTCAATCACAATTCCACCAGCCTCCACGCTATAAGGAAGTTCGGGTGGACGGTCCACCTCATGACCGTATCTTTACCATGGGAGTCCTAGATCCACAAGGAAATGTTATAGCAACTAGCAAAGCAAGAAATAAGAAAGTCGCTGAACAAGAAGCAAGTCGTCTTGCGTTAGAGAAATACATGAAGAAAACATAGAACAAATATTAGATGGCATCACATGGTTTGCCGAAATTCAAGGCATTTACAAAGACAAAGGTAGTTTTGGCACTGGAAAAATCTCCTTTACCAATTGAACAAAATACAGATTTAACTGCCCTTGTTAAGACTCCATTCCGTGATGCAGCAGGTGCAACTGCAGCTAGCTCGGCCGAAGATCAAACCCAAGTAGCAGCAGGTCCAGAAATGTTTAAGAAAAAACGTGATAAGAAATCCACTGTTGCTAGAGCTGGACCAGCAGCAGATTCAGAAGCCAGTGGATTTATAGGTCTATTGAAACCTGCTAAGAAAACAGGTGCCCCGGGCCCTAAAAAACCATATTCCCGTCTAAATGTCATGTCACGAGAAGACCAGCAGGCAGAAGTTGTTAAGCTGGGTCCAGAGCTTCAGGAAAAGGCGAAGGTTCTTCTTGATATTGAGACAGCCGACCCATATCAAATAGAATCATCCGAAATATTTGCACCAATCTCCCGTCGTGGATTTGGTTCATTCCTTGTAAATCATTTTGGACCAATTTTTCCAAAGGCTGGTCAAAAAGCATTAGATGTGGCGACTTGTGCAGCCAAGGGTGAAGAGGGTGTTAAAGAAGTCAAAATCTATCATTACCAGGCATTCATTCGCGAGTATCTGAGATTTGAATCACCCTATCGTGGACTGCTAGTATACCATGGACTTGGTAGTGGTAAAACATGTTCTGCAATTGCTGCAGCAGAAGCACTCTTTGGAACTCGTGGCATGAAAATCGTAGTGATGACACCCTTCAGTTTACGTGATAATTTTATTAGTGAGATTAATTTTTGCGGGTTCAAGCATTTTCGTCTTCAGAACCACTGGACGTCCCTATCACTAAAGCCTGGATCTAGTCCTGAGCCTGCGATGGTTAGAATGTTCGCTCAAAATGTCTTTGGGATACCTGATTCTTTTTTTGCAAAGAGGGCAAAGGGCCGTGCACAACTTGAACGTATTTGGATTCCTGATTTTGAACAGGCACCTAACTTTGATGCTCTGAGTCCCGAGGAAAAGGATGAAATCAAAACCCAGTTGAAAACAACAATTGAGCACCGTATACGTTTCATTAATTATAATGGAATTACTGCACAAGACTTGAAAACAATGGTCTGCTCAACTCCTGATATTTTTGATAATGCAGTAATTGTTGTAGACGAAATCCATAACTTGATTCGCTTAATGCAAGGATGTCTAGAACCTTATTTCAGTAATCCTCCTGGTCGCCGTCGCACCTTACCATTGGAAGTTCTTACACCAGAAAGAAGAAAGCTGCCCTTATGCGGAATGACGAAAAGTTACATGCGCGGCTATCTCTTTTACCGGCTTTTCATGGATGCAAAGAATTCCAAAATCATCGGACTTTCTGGAACTCCCTTGATTAATTTTCCAGAAGAATTAGGAATCCTTGCAAATATATTACATGGAGCAATTCATAAACTGGATTTTAGAGTTGCAGTAGAAGGCGGGCGTGAAGTTAAACCATTCATTGAAGATATAATTAAAGCTAATGAAAATTTAGATACGGTTCATTTCACAGTATCCGAAGGGAGTATTGATATCACTGTAACCAGACTACCTGAACATTTCGTTAAGATTATGGATAAAGATGGTGAAATTCTTGGAATACAGCGCAGAGATCCTGGTAAACCCATTCCAACCTTAGAACAAATATGGGAAACGGTTGATGCAGCACTCAAGGCACTTAGAATTAAGGTAATTGGAAAAGGAACTAGTTCTGCGCAGGAGCTCTTACCCTGCTGGGATACCCCCTTTCGTGGAGCATTCCTACAGGAAGATGGTGTAACACTGAAAAATGTTGCAGTTTTGCAAAAACGTATTCGCGGTCTTGTTTCTTATTACAGAGGAATCCAGGGAGATGTTATGCCTAAGGTAATTAAGGATGAGATTATAGGTGTTCCTCTAACCGGTTACTCACTGAAAATTTATAACAAACTGCGCAATCAAGAAATTCAGATTGAAATGAAGAAGCCAAAGCAACAAGGAAGCGCTAGTGACGCCATCTGGGCCGAAATTAGTGAGGTTTCAAGCATGAAATCTGCATCTAATTATCGTATGAGTAGTCGTCAAGCATGTAATTTCGCCTTCCCTGAAGGTGTATCTAGACCACGACCGCATAATTTAGAGGAAAATGATGCTGAGACTGGAAATGATCGTGATGTAATAATAGATGCCGATGTTGAAGAACGCGCAGCGGGGAAAAATACGGATGAAAAAGAGGCTAGCGATGATGAAGGAATAAAAGCAGAAGCACTACAGGAAGTTGGTAAAAAGGCTGAGACAGTTGCATTGGGAACTAAGGAGGCCAAGGCTGCTTACATTGCAGCCCTGAAATCTGCAAAGGATAAACTGAGGTCAATGGGTAAGACGCACCTCATGTTAGATGGACCGCCTGAGAACAACCTACAAAAATTCTCTCCTAAATTTGCCGCTATGCTCAAGAATCTCAATAGAATAAATGGAAGTAGTCTGGTCTATTCTAATTTCTTAGAAATGGAAGGCATTGGTATCTTCGCAATTTGTATGGAAGCTAATGGATATGAGCCAATCCAGATTACTGCTGACTTGAAATTTTCTGAGAGGACAATAGTATCACTAGCAAAAGGTCCAAAAGTTCCTGAGAAACGTTATATTGAATTCACTGGTGTTGGCTCTAAGGAGCAACGTGGTGCTGCTGTAGATGTATTTAATGCACGTTTAGATAAGTTACCACCTACTTTACAAAAGGTCCTACAGGATGCTGGATGGCAGAATAATTTTGACGGTGGATTGTGCCGTGCATTCTGCATTACATCTGCTGGTGCTGAAGGCCTTTCCTTGAAGTGTGTGCGCGGTGTTCATATTATGGAGCCTTATTGGAATACAGTAAGAACCCAGCAAGTAAAAGGCCGTGCTGTGCGTATTTGCTCACATGTGGATCTACCCAAGGAAGAGCAAAATGTAGAAATTTACACGTATTGCACAATTATACCAGAGCAGGCTATTCTAGCCCAGGCAATTGACAAGACGTTGGAACACAGTGATTCTTATTCTGCTAAGGATGCAGCAGCACTAGGTGTCCCTGTTCCAGCGGCTGCAAGTCTAGATGAAGAGCTACCAGAAGGAATGTTTTTTAAGGTTGCTCAAGAACAGGGGCAAGATCTAGAGCCAGTTGCAGGAGTTGATTTATCTCCTGATGGTCCTATCCGATTCTCATCCAAGTTGGCTAATGAATATCATGGATTTTCTACATTTGCCAAGTCTCCTGTAAATGTGGGTGGCAAAATTTACCCTACACTTGAGCACTACTTTCAGGCTATGAGGTTTCCATCAGATTTAGATTGGCAGGAAACTATTCGTGTTTCTCCTACACCTGCAAAGGCCAAACAATTAGGTGCTCAGACAGATCATGTTATAGATCCAAGTTGGGATTCTAGGAAAGAATCTGTGATGTTAACTGGGCTGAGGGCTAAATTCCAGCAAAATTCTGGTCTATTAGAACAGCTAAAGGGGACGGGACAGAGATCTCTTATTGAGAATTCTACTGATGCCTACTGGGGTGAAGGGCGAACGGGGAAAGGTAAGAATAGATATGGCAAACTATTGGAGCAGGTGCGACTGGAACTAAAGGAATATGTTATTGAGGGAAGTGCAATGGCACCAGTAGTCGTTGAAAGTCATGAGGACTTTTTTGAAGAGGAACCTTTGGAAGAAGCTTCGGCTACTGTGCCTTCGGCTACTGTGCCTTCAGCTACAGGAAGCCCTTTGATTAAAGAAGAAGTTTTAGCTGAGAAAGCACCTTTAGCTGAGAAAGTAGCTTCAGCCGAGCAAGCACCTTTGGCCCAGCAATCACCTTTGGCCCAGCAATCACCTTTGGCCCAGCAATCACCTTTGGCCCAGCAATCACCTTTGGCCCAGCAATCACCTTTGG